CCCCGCACAAGGTCAGCCAGTTCAGCCACCGGTTGAGCCAGTTCAGCCACCGGTTGAGCCAGTTCAGCCACCGGTTGAGCCAGTTCAGCCACCGGTTGACCCGGTATTAGACTGTGCTGCATGCGGCGGTGGACCAGGACTGTGCTTCACGGTCAAGGGAGAAACAGGATGTATTTAATAATACGAAAGAACAATGGCCATGGCAACTGAAAACAACGCATGGGAAAACGTGTCCCCAAGTATCGAACAAACCCAAGAAAACTTTTTTAGCGAATGGGCTGGTATCGAAAGAAAATTTGGCGAAATCGGTGAGCCCGGATACTCAGAACAAACGATTACGGTTAGGAACTTTGCTGGAATTTTTGGGCACAGCAATCCAGTAGACGTGAGATTCACCTTGTATAGAGGCGAAGATGGCTTACTTCTCTGCATTCATGGTTGCTACTTGGAGAACGGAATTCAAAAACCGTTTATATATAATGTCCACCCAGATCACCAAAGACAAGGAATCGGAACCACAGTTGCCCAATACATCATTGCTCGATATGAGCAAGAGTTTGGCAAACCATTTTCCTATGTGGACAGCTGGCAGAATGTAACCTACACTTTGCCCAGCGCAAATTTCGCCAACAAATACGCCACAAACGCATTATCACAAACCACAGAAAACGAGTAAATCATGTCAGATGCACAGCAACCAATAAACCCACTTACACATCCGCAACAATTTGAATTTTTTGCTTTTGTGGTTGAAGGCGAAGTGGCTTCAATTATTCCGGTGAAAACAGATGCCGAGCTTCTTGTGGCCGCGTGGTCATCTGACCCGAAAGTCATCAAACTGACGTCTGAACAAAAAAATGTTGTCCAAAACGGAGACCTGTTGGGCGCAGATGGGTCTTTTACGAACCCAAACAATACAGGTAGTGGCTATTACACGGGAACTGGAACGATGGAGCCAACAGAACAATCATGAGTGCATGGCAGGATTACAAAAAGAAGCTTGGCACAACTCGACCATGGGATGTTTTGAATCAAAATATCCCAAGAGTTGACGACGCTAAATACGCAGACAGAATCGCCGAATGTGCCGGGTGCGACAGGCTCCTTAAACCAACGTTTCAATGCAAAGAGTGCGGTTGTTTCATGAAGCTCAAAGCTCGACTAGAGGAAGCCACTTGCCCCATCGGTAAATGGTAAAAAGGTTATGTCATGGCCAATCAGCGCAACGCGCGAATACTGTTTGATATACCCAAGATTGAATTAGAGCCACACCTAGTAACAAATATTTTGTCGGAAAGAAATTTCCAAACGCTCAAGACGGAAGTATTAAAGGTGTTAGCAACAGCCCCATACGATCCGTTGGTCGCAAGATGGAATGCTGGAATGCTTGTTCCAGACGAAGTCCAAAAAGAATTGCTCCAGAAAGTCAGGGCAATTTGCAAGAACGATGACATCCAATATGCATACAACCACCTAGTGAAGTACCAAATAAAAGATGGATGCATACCAAGTCTGTGGGAGCATGTTGACCAAAATGGTTCACATGTTTCGGTGAACATAACGATAGAAACAACCATTGACTGGAAGCTAATTGTTGAGCGACAGACATTTGATCTGAGCGAGAACTCAGCCGTCATATTCAAAGGACAGGAACACGACCATGCGCGACCGCCGTACCCCAGCTCAAACCCTGACGACTACGTGATTCAATGGTTCGCTGAATATGCAACATCAGACCACTGGATTATCACTCAAAATGAACTCCCCGTCAAAGACGGTATCGGTCGCTTTGGAAGAGACGGCGATGTCAGATTTTTCAATAGGCACAGGTATTTCCCGATACCAGATCCACCGTCTTTGGCTACAACATGCAATCACGAACATGTTCGCAATCAATACGCAAACGTACTTGGCTTTTATGAATGGCTCAACGACACAAGTGAGCAAACAAACGAGATAGAAAAAACAAACTACGAACTGGTTGAAAAAGAGCAACTGTTCCCTGGGTTGAAGGTTTACGAAATTGGCAATGCGGCCGCAGATGTTCTGTGGGGGCTGACAGTAAATTCTTGCTACAAGCAATGGTCAAGAGCGGCATATGGTGCACAAGACAAAATGGTTTCGGAAAGCATGAGATATGAAACGTTTTTCCTTTACGAAAAACACAAAACATGCCATCCAGTCGACCCAATAACCAGGCTCGCCAGCGATGTATTTAGTATTTTTGACGAGGCAGTTTCAATGTATTCAAGTGGATACCCTGCCCTAAGGAAACTGACACCAGAGGAAATAAATTCATCTACCCCACATAGGGCGACAATTATGAGATCTGCTGTTGGAAACGAATTCACAATCCATGCCGATGAGCAACCAGACAAACCAAGAATCGTTACGGCCATCATGTATCTGAATGACAGTTATACCGATCGCAACAACAGCTACACGGGCGGGGAACTTGTATTTGACCAAATTGGCATAGAAATACAGCCAAAGGCTGGACAAATAGTGATATTTCCATCAAATTATTTGTTTTCACACATAGTAAAACCTGTTGCTTCTGGGGTCAGATATGCAGTATCTAGGTTTTACTGCTACTCAGGGAATAGCTAAATAAAGAGTTCGTGATAATACTCAGGATTGCCCAAAGCCCCAGTCATGAACGTATTGAAAGAAAGACTAACTCGACCGTCGGTATTTGATTTGTAGACAGTGTGCCACAGCGATGAAGGGAAAATCAAAAGCGTTCCCTCTGTTGCTTCTGCCCTCTCTGAATCTGAATTGAAAACCGTCTGCTCCAAATTTTTGTATCTAAACGAAACATCCCCGGTTGTGACTTTCACAAAGTTGATCCCGTCACCATCGCTTGTTTTTACGTACAAAACACCGCTCAAAAGACTGTTTGGGTGATGATGCATGTGGTGGAAACCACCCATATCTGTATGGGTTAGCCATGCTTGTGTGATGTGTACAGAAACGTCTTCCGTCGCACCATACGCATAACGCATAACCGATCTGACTGCTTCTGCGCAAAAATTGGCAATATCGGCAAGTTCTTCGCGTCTAAAGATATAGGTATCAGTTGTAACTGAATTGCCCCCATTCCTTCGCGCCGTAGTGCTCAGTAGGTGGTCAAACGCTAACTGCTCCACCTCTGTGAAGTCACGTCCAAGCCTAAAAATTGATAATGGTATAGGGAATATATGTCTGATTTCGTCGGGTTGTAATAGACCACTGTCGTTCGGTGCGACATAATTAAATTTTCCCGGTATCGGCTGTGTACCAGATTTGTGTTCTTCCCAAGTAGGCACACTAAGCCTTGTCGGCCTCGGTGGCTGATCGAAGTGCGGCCATTTCGCGTTCTAGGACGGTTAGTTGTTGGCGCAACTTTTGAGTCATGGCTTTCAGGATGGCATTCTCTCTGGAGAGTGCGCCAATTTGGTTTGTCAGTTCGGCCAAAACAATATCTGCCGAAACATTTGAAAGAATGTCACTCACTTTTGCTATCCTCCAGTGTTGAAGTGTTTAATCCGGTGGTGCCACCGAGGTCATCAGAAGTGTAGTGGATATCTGGATTACCACCGAGAGCTATCACCATTTCTCGAAGTCTGTCAACTTCTTTCATTGCCTCGGCAAGAGCCATAAAAATGCTCATTTCCCCTTCGGTAAAATTAGGAATTCCGTTTTGTGTATCGCTCATACCTTGACCTTTCGTAAGTTGCCTAAGTTGTGCTTCCGACACTTGAGTGAAACCAGCACTTTGGGGTTTGCGCCGCTTGTAATTATATTTGGATTTATTGCCCACTCATGGAATCCTACACCAGTGTTCTGCTAGGTTTATGACATGGCTATGGACGAGAGGATATTCATACTGGTACCCTCCTTCAACGAGGATCACCTCAGGATCACCGTAGAGGGCGCTCTCAGGGCTGCTGATAAGCCAGAAAACTTATTCTTTGGCATATGCCAGCAGTCTACAACTGGCGAATTTGAGGATTTCAGGTCTAATCCAAATATCCGAGTCATGAACGTTTTCTGCCATGAACCGAGAGGTGCAGACCTAGCCAGAGTAGTCGCGGGGGCTCTCCACAATGATGAGCCGTACATGCTCAAACTTGACGCCCATCACCTATTTGCAGAAGGCTGGGATACAACCCTTATATCAAAACACAAAGAACTAGAAAAGGAATTCGAAAAGCCTCTCATCACCCAGTATCTGCCCAGATACATCATTCGAGATGGCGAAGTTGAAAAGCTCGATCAATCAGAGGGTTTTGTTACCACCTCTCCGTCGATGCAAATGTTTGACGATTTTCGTGCTGTAATGACCTGGATGCCGGTTTATTCGTATGGTGCACCAGCAAAGAGTCCATGGTCGGAACACCACTGTATTTCTAATCATTTCGTATTCTCTCGGTCGTCATTTTTCTGGGAATTGCTTCCAGATCCGGCCCTTATGTTTGAAGGTGATGAACCATGTTTGGCCTTACGCGCATGGACGCGTGGGTACAGGATGTTTGCAATACCGGAACAAGTATTGTGGCATAGATGCAAGTTTCCCGAACTTCCAGAACATGAGGGAGACGGCGGTATCGGACAAATGAACGGATTACTCGACGAAGGTGATTGGCGTCATGTTGATGAATACAACAACAGATTGCGCCGAATTAGTGGCAAGTTTAGAACCGAACAAATTCTTACCGGTCAAATACTTGGCTATTGGGGTTCACCGACCAAGGAGCTACTTGACGATTACTACAAGGCTGCGGGCTTTGATGTTTTGGATCTGTACAAAAAGATGAACGAGTGGCACCTGAGTAGCTATGGCTTCAAGTTTTCGGATACAACCGGAATAGTTCCCAGGCCTTAGCTGGAGATACCACCAGAGGTCAATACTGCAAACCTGATTTCAACATTGTTCAGATTGGACAATTCAATTGAGTGTGTTTCGTACTCATATGAACCAACCACTTTTATTGAGTTGGATTTGTTATCAAAGAAAACATAAACGATCATGGCCGACGATTCGTTGGCTGAGTAAAAACGAACACCCTCAAATTTCTTTCCGACTTCATCAAACATTGTTGCCGATGGTTCAAGCAAGGCTTTTGAGGAGAAGCTGTCTAGGTATTCATTCCAGTCAGCATCGGCTGAGTCGGCGCCAAGTTTGGCATCAAGATCCGCTAATTCGTCTGCTGCTGCTTGTGCAAGTTCTTCTGCTGATGTTGCTTCTTCAAACATGTACTGAGCCTATCAGGCAAATACTGTTACAGAGTTGGCCAAGCGTGGGTATCCAGCACGGTACTGGTTGAAGGTTGACTGACCCGTGTAGCCGTTTTCTGCCCAGCCGCCGTCTGACCCGTTTGCGCCAGTATTGAAGTTGTATCCCCAGCTAAACATTTCGCCGTTGTCGTATAGAACGTGGAACCCAACTGCCCAAGAGGAGTGTTGAACGATATTGAATTCAACGATTCCTTGTCCAAATCGTGGCAACAGGTTCGTGAACTCAAAACCAATCACCAAGGCGTCTGTGTTGTTGTCTGATGAACGAGCATTTCCTGAGAAAGGAATCATCGGGTATTGACCGCGATAAGTCGTTGAGTTGGCCGAAAATCCAACGAGAGCCCATCTATCTGTTGTGCCAGTGAACTGTTGCAGGCCGGCATTCCATGTTCGGCTTCTCACAATGACGCCCGTGTATCCGTTTGAGTTTGCTCCGTCGCCGCCACCATATGGATAGAAGTCGTAGATGTTGCCTTGTATTCCCGCTGGAAGCTGGGTCATCAAAACAGGAGCTGTTCTCTGGTTTGTTGTTGCATCACCGACCTGACCGAACTGGTTGTTGCCCCATGCATACAAACTTCTGTCATCTGTAAGACCGTAGACAGTTGATCTCTGATGTCCAGCAGCCTTCATGCGGATCCAGGTCCTGCCAGCAGGACGAGTTGCCTGAGCCCAAGTCAGAACGGACGCAGTTGCTGATACGTTACTGTTTCCATCTTGGCCGTCTGTTGTGAGACCAGCAGTATAAATGTGATTGTTCGTTCCACCAAACAAAATGTTCGTTGTGCAGCGGTAGACGGTTCCAGTATCGGTTGAACCGTTGTGCTGGAGCGAAATATCAACTGGAATTCTTGAGTTTGATGCCAGTGTTGCTTCGAGCGAAAGGATACGGGTCGGAACGTTTCTCTGAGTCTGGTCACCAAGACCAAGTGTTCCGCGGCCATTGTAGCCCCAGCCATAAAGCTCGTTTTGGTCGTTTGCTGCGTAGCAGGTGCCGTCCTGAATTGAAGGCGACATTGCCCACCATGTTACCTTGGCACGAACTGGACTGAACGAGGTGGTGTCATTCAAGTTTGTTCCGCCGCCAGTGACGATTCTCTGGAGGTTTGTGTCGCCAACCAAAATTGGCATAGTGAAGTTGTTCGTTGTGTTGCTGCCGAGCGTTCCGTAGTCGCCGCGACCCCACATCCACAATTCGCCTTCTCGCGTCAATACGCCCCAAGCTTGGCCTGTGCCGGTGTCAAAGTTGTTGCGATCCGTCCAGTGCTGAAGGTCAACGCAGGTTCGTCCCTGCTCGTAATCAAAGAACGGGTGTGCCTTGAAGAAGTGGTAGAAGTTGTCAGTGAAGAACATGTTCGTGTTCGTTCCGCTTTGGAACAAACGACCATGACTCGTTACGAGAGAGAAGCTTTCTCCAGTTCTTGTTCCGTACAAAATAACTTCATCTGGGCGAAGTGGGTCAAGCCACTGTGCGTACTGCATGTCGCGCAAGCGGTAGTTTGCTTCGTCAAAGCTGTATGTAGAAGTAAGAACCCAGTCACCCCAGTGGTTGATCGGCAAGTTTCCGGCGCTGTGATAACCACCAACACGCACCGACTTTCTGTCGGCCTGGATGTAAAACCCTGTGTTGTCCAAGTCAGATGTTCCGCCACGCGAATACTGGTTGACCGGCATGAAGCAGTAGTCCTGATCAAGCCATCTTGGCTTCTGGCACGGAGTACCATCTGGGTAGTTGAAATCCTGAATTCGCGAAAGACCAAAAGCCTGGTAGCGCGAGTTAGTTACATTCGTAAAACGGACGTCAGCGCGTGGACTGACGGTAATTGTTCCAGTCATTGCTGTTGGGTGGTTACCGCACACGTAGTAGAAAACACCTGCCGTTTGCGGAACCCACTCGATTGTCCCCACATCATCGCCGTTGTTGACGACACCAGCTGGGGCAACGTGTGAACCCAAAGTCCATGTTTCGCCTGGGATTGTCGAGATATAGAAAGGATGGCCAGCAGCGTTGATTGAGATGACGATTCTGTCGCCAACACGAACGCTCAAAGATGGATCACTTTGCGTACCGGTTAGATCAGTTCCAACGAACGTGTAGTTGCTGCTTCCGTCGTTTGCAACTGTATACGCAACCGTTCCGCCAGTACGAGTAAATCGCGAAACCTGAGCTGCGTTGTTGGTGTTGCCTTCTCTTGCAGAAGATGTCTCAAATGTTACGAGATCCTCTCCAACCCCTTCGTCATCTGCTACCGCAAAGCTCTGCGAAATTCCCGTTGTGTAACCAGTGTTTGGGTTTGTTACACCGTCAGCGATTCTTGTTTGCTGAAGCTGTGTAGCAGTACCACCAGTAAAGGTCTTGTTTGCGCCCTGTGATGAGGTCGTCAGATACTTTACGGTAACGCGGTTACCAGAAAGTGTTTTGTTTACTGCACCAGAACTCAACTTCAACGAAGTTGCATCGCGGTAAAGAACACCCTGAGATGTTTCTCCAAGCGCATTGTTGGCCACAAGAAGTGCAGTGTCGGCGTCGAGGGTCATCAAGGCCCACGGCGAACCTGCCGGAGTTACTGACGTATCGCTTTGTGGAGCATAACCAGTAGTAGTCGCTGTCGCTGAGTACAGCGCTTTGCGATAGGAGACAACATCACCTGAAACATAGGTCGTTGAGGACGACCATTCACCCTTATAGTTTGGTCTCAGTTTTGCGATATCAAGGATGGCCATTGCATCTCCTACTTGAATTTATAGTTCTTGTTTATTACTGGTAGCGCATTTCCATCGGATAGTGGTTGTAAGCCGGCAATGTGTAGCCAGTTGAAACACCATATGTTGCTTGGTTGTTCTGGTAACCAGAAATAAAGCTTCGTCCATCTCTGAAAATCCACTGAACCGTAAACCATGCGTTTGTCGAACCCGACTCGCCGTGTCTAAACACGATGTCTACGAGACCTTGACCGAAGTTCGGAAGACCGAACGTGATTTCTCGGCATGGAAGGTTTTGTGTCCACTGTTGGTCAACGCGACGATCTGCTCCGTATGTGCAGCCAACTCCGCCACCCCAGTAGCCAGCGAACGCATAGCGATCCTGACCGGTTGTTGCGTCATAAGCCTTGAAGAACGTGTAGAAGCTGCCGGACGACGCATCATCTGTTGTGCCGTACGCATTTGCGAACGACCAGACATAACGCATGTTGCCCTGGAAACCTGATGGCAAACCAGTAACTTCAACCGGTTGAGCACGATGCGTTGTGTCGTTGATGAATCCGAGTTGCTGGTTTCTGTTGTCACCCCAAGCGTACAGGTGGCCGCTTGTTGTGATTCCGAAAACGGAAGCCCATGAGGATCCGTTTGTGAAATGAATCTGACCCCATGTTCTTGTATCTGGGCAAACAACTTCGATCCAAACAACCTGCGTCTGTGCGGTAGTTACACCGCCAATACCCAAGTCGCCTCTTTGACCGCGGCCGCAAACATAAAGTCTTCCGGCATTTGTGAGAACCGCTGTCATGCAGTTGAACTGGTTTGTGTTGCCATCGAATGGCATGAACACTTGGCGAATTGTGTCGCCAGCAACGGTGTTCTGCATGATTGTCTCAAGCTCGGTAAGACGAGTCGGAATGTTCAGCTGTGTGACGTTGTTGCGTCCAAGGCTGTTCGAGACTGGGTTGCCCCAACCCCAAATCTGGCCGTTGTCCAACCAAGCGATTGCGACCGAGTCGGCACCTTCTGGTTTCTGTCTCCACTGGAAACCAACAACCTGTGCTGTCGTTCCCCATTGGGTCTGACCAATGTTTACCCAGGTTGTGCGGTTTACGGTGTCATTTTGGCCGAGGATTCCCTCAACGTTGTAGCCAGAACCAAACAAACGACCATCAAGTGTTCTAACGATCACAGTTTGTGATGGGTTATTCGTGTACATGTTGTTTGCATGACGGAAGTGAACGCCAGTTGCACGACGGCCAGTAGATGGACCGAAGTAGGCAGAACGCTTGAATACCGTGCTTCTTACGGTGGTGCCTTCGCCCCATTCACCAGATGCATTCAATCCAGCCCAGTACAGGTTGCCCTTTGTCGTTACGACAACTGCACCATATGACCATGCTGAGACATATGCAAAGAATTCATCTGAGTCAAGCGCAGTGTCAAACTGGCAGTAGTTGAACACAACCGAGTAACGAGTTCCTGGGTATGTCACTGTCGACATTTGATCGTCGTAGTGGTTGTTACCCATCGATCCGCCGTAGTTGTAACCGGAAACTTTCACAGCTTTACGATCTGGCGTGATGTAGTAGAAGTTGCGGTTGCCGCTTCCTGCGGCACCTTCGGCCTGGATATCAAAAGCAACATGCGACAAGTAGCGATTGAACTGCTCGCCCGGGTACCAAACGGTTGTTCCGTCTGTTACGGCAGATGTTCCAACGTATGGAATCGAGTTTGGACGGCCAGCTCTTGGTCTCCAAACTGGTGCAGTGCTCTTTCCGGTGCTTGTTAGAACAAGTCCCGGCTCTCCGTAAGAAACGCCAGTTACGCCACCAGTACCGCGAACGAGAACTTGGTTATTTGAAGCAGAGGCATTTGCCGAGGTTCCAACAACGTCAAACGATGCCGCATCAGCATCAAACAGGCCAGCAGAGGCATATGTCTTGTCGGCCTTGCACACATAGACGACATTGCCATTGAAGCCGACATCGAGAGCCTTGAACGACGCAATTGAAGCGAAGTTACCGACCCAGTTGAAGCGGACTTTTCCGAGGTTGACTGTTGCCATTTTGTTTTATCTCCTATGCCAGTTGCAATATGCCTGATGATGTAACCGACGGTGCCATCGTTGCTGGCAGCAATGCGTGCTCAACAAATGTACCACAGTCATAAACCGGGTCATCTGTACCCACATTAGCCGTCAGTTCACCAGTCGAATAATTGATTGAGAAGCCCAAAAACACTGGACCAACCTCGTGGACACCCGACGAAGTCTTGAATGTCAGGTTTTTCGTAGCCGTACTATAGCTGGCTTGACCAACTGTTGACGTTGAAAGGGCCGTTGTTGCAGCCGCTGTGTTGGCCGCGTCATTCGTAAGCACAGCTCCAAGAACGCTTCCAGTTGCAAGATTTGTGTACTTGAGACCGGTTGCAGTGGTCGAATCCGCCTGCAAGAAGGTGTTGTTATCACCAACAGTGAGTGATGTCACCGAATCAGCCGCATCTCCAACAATCAGGTCGCCCTTAGCATTGGAAATGCTTTCTGCAATCACATTTGAGCTGTTTACTTGGATTGAAGTAGCTACACTGATCGTGGCCGCTTCAAGGTTGTCCACCTCGACACTGTCAAGAACGGCATCGGCGAAGTCGACTGTTTGTGTCGGCTTTGCATCAAGGTCCTTGAAGAACTTCCAGTGACCGTCTGAAGCGTCTTTGACAAGACCTGAGTACTTGGCTCGTGCAGAAACTGTTGCGGTTCCCGAAGTTCCAGTTTCTGCAAAGTCAGCTGTATCTACAGCGAATTCAAACGTTGTCGTAGTCGGTGTTGCTGTAATAAGGTGCTGACCGTTCAGTGCCGCAAGTGAACCAGCAATTGTGACGAAGTCGCCAACCTGGAAATTGTGAGCAGCTGAAGTTGTCATTGTTGCGACGTTGGAAACAACTTCGCGCAACGACAAGTTTCTTACGATTGATTCGGCGAGCGGGAATGCTGCCTCACCAACGAATGCAAAGTCAAGAACGTTTGCAGGGTTTGGTGACGCAACATAGATCATCGGGTCGCTTACTGCGAGGTTGTTGGTTTCGAAGGTTGTTCCTTCTCCAGCAACCGTGATCTGGCCCTGAATGTTTACGTTTCCTACGATGTCGGTATTTCCGGCAACGTTCAAATTGCCTTGGATTCCAACACCACCAACGACAGTGAATGCACCAGTTGACGGACTGATTGATTCTGTGGCAATTTCTACGTGTACGTTCTGGAATGGTGTGATAACCATCTGAACTGAGTTGTCACTCAATCCACCAGCACCGAAGACAATCTTGTTTTCGGAACCATTTGAGCCAGTTGCAAGCACCAGGTTGCCGGAACCAGATGTTCCAGCAGGAGCTTCCATGAAGATGTAGCCGTCATGTCCACCAGTGATTGTGAAGTCTGGGTCATTGAATGCGGCCGACGTGATACCCATGTCGATCCAACCGGAGTCATCGGTTCCGATGTCTGCATAAGCAAGGAAGTCCGTTGATGAGTTTCCGGCTGTTCCAATGTTGCGGAATGCAATCTGCGCAAAGTCATCCGTGTCTGCTTGGAATGCAGCAATCGGGAATGTGAGTGTTTCTGCAAACGCTGCTGCGCCGTCACCAACCGCAATGAAGTCAAGACCGCTAAGGTCAAAGTTTCCTTCAACGTTCAAGTCTCCCTGAATGTTGAGGTTTCCTTGGACACCAACGCCACCCTGTACGGTGAGTGCACCAGTTGACGAGCTTGTGGACTCGGTAGCAATTTCGATGTGGACGTTCTGATCTGGGGTGATCGTCATCTGCTCGGTTCCGGTAGCAAAACCACCGGCCGCGAAAACAATCTTGTTGTCGGTTCCCTTGTCGCCTGTGGCAAATACAAGGTTTCCGGTTCCACCTTCAGTTGCAGCATCTTCTTCTGCTTCGTAGAAGATGTATGCAGTGTTGCCACCTGTCAGAGTAAATGCTGGGTCACCGAAATCTTTTCCTGTGACACCCATCGATACCCAACCGGCGGAGTCTGTTCCGTTTGATGAGTAAGCAATGATGTCTGTTGACGATGTTGGATCTTTGTGGCGGAACGCTATTTGTGCGAACGATTCTTTGTCTGTCTGGCCATCGTCATACTGAACAACGAGAGCGGCACTTGTAAGTCCGCCTGCTTCTGTCTCGGCGAAAGCAAGGGCGCCGGGACCCATTTTCTGGGTTTCGCCCTCAAGATTGACTTCATCCGTCCAAAGAGGATCGGTTCCATCTGTCGTAAGAACTTTATTTTCGTTGGTGTTTTGTGCAGGCAGATAGTCAGCACCCTGTGCGTAGACATCCCAGTTGGCAGCGTCGCCAGCAAATGTTGCTCCAGCAACATGGTCTGCTGTTGCAATATATGTTGTTACACCATCAAACGCAAGGTCTCCGATGAGGTATGTCTGAGCTGTTGCCCATGTTCCTCGCCAACGTGTTCCTGCATTGAAAAGTTCAAGGTTGCCATCATTGAGGTCATCGGCAAAATCTGCTGCTGACTCATGGCGGGCGAGAACGATGTACGTTTGACCGCCGTGACGAACGAGGTCATCAATTTCGTATTGAATTCCATCGTCCCAGTTGCCGCGATACGACAAACCAACTGCTTGTACGGCCCATGGGTTTGTTGCTGGAAGAATGTAAGCGTCATCAGGTCTTTGACCTAGTGAAACGTGCTCAAGCGCGCGATATGTGCGACTGCCGACTGTTACTGTGTCGTTGAGGAAGTACTCTTCATCTGGGTCGTATTCTCCGCGAGCGTTTGTTCCCGGAGCAAAAAGGTCCCAGTCCGCTGCTGTTTCAACATCTCCCGGAACGTCACCAGTAGTGTCTCTCTTGGCAATAAATACGTTTCCACCAAGTCGAACAACGTCGCCCTCTTGGTAGGCAGTTGTTGAGCTCCACTCACCTTCCCAGTTGAAACCTTCAAGGAATTTTTCCCATTTAGCTGGGTCATCGTCTGGTTGAACACCGACCGAATGATCAATTGCGCTATACAAAAGTCCACCGTAGTTGACGATGTCACCAACGATGTAGGTTTCTGCAGAGTTCCACTGGCCGCGGAAGTTGTAGCCCTCAAGCATGAGTGACCAGTGGCTTGTTTGGGTCGGAAGAATCGCGGCAGCATTGGTGGCGTTCTTGTAGACGTAGAGGTTACCGCCGTAGCGAACTACGTCATTGACCTTGTATGTCGTGGCAGTGCTGTACGTGCCAAGGAACTGTAGGCGAATCCTACCAAGATCAATCAACTGTGGCATTACGAAACCTCCATTACAAGATTAGACGATGTAGCCGTTTCCCAAGTGAAATCCAGATACTTTTTGGAAGAAATCCATGTTTGGTAGTCATCCACTGAAATACTTAAAGGATTGGGAATTGATATTATCTCATCATTTTCAATGACCTCAAAGTAGGCCACGCCAGTGGCAGGGTTATACCTCAAACCATAGAAAATGCGACCGTATAGTTCGGTGAGACTGGCTGGCTCAACCACTACCGGATCTTCCATTAATTGGGTTATGTGAACTTCGGCCATTATTCACCCTCGACAATCTTGTCAGTCTTTAGCCCAACACAGGCAAAAGATACGACTGGGTGCGAAGACTTCACATAAAGCGCATGATCGTCAGCCAGAGTAAGTTTTTTGGTCTCAAATGTTGTATTTCCGCCAACAATTTGATCCTTAACAAAATACATGTATTCGGACTCTGTATCGCCTACTGCTTTGGCATAGACGGATACCCGAGCATCTCCCATGCCCGTATTGGCGCAGGTTACTGACAGGAAGTAGTCGTATGCTGCGCTTTCTGCAAGAAGTTGAGTCTCAACACCACCTGCTGGGGTGCTGTTACCAAAGTATTCAACAGGCATTAGTTGCTCCCCATCATCCAAGAGGAGATCATTGCTACAGTGCCTTCGTCTGCTCCGCTACTACCACCACCGCCGCCGCCAGAAGGTGCTCTGGCAACAAATTTCTGCTGGGCAGCCAAATAAGTCAGAGTCATCAAGTTGGTGGCACCAGAAGGGTCAATGGTTACACCGTTGACCGTAATTTCGCCATCAATTGTGGCATCGCCAGCAACCTCAATGTCAGTGAGAAATCGTTGTTTAGCCATCGGTTACCCCGACACGACTACGCGATAAGCTCCGGTCGCCGGCGCATCGGTGAAAGAAACCGTAACTCTGTTTGCATTGGTTCTAACCACATCAGCAAAAACTGTGTCATATGTTGCAGTGTCATAGATCTGAACATTGACATCGCGGGTACCAAAGTTATGGTCAATGGGGTAGGAGTTGAGTATGCCGTCGCCAATTGTCTGAGAGGCAACCCTTCCAAGAACCGGTGTATCAACCGTAAAGGTTCCAGCCGTGTAACCAAGATTAATTCTTGCATCAGAAGCTGTGCTTGCTCCAGTACCACCATGGAGTACGGCAACATCTGTAGCCGCCCAGGTACCAGTCGAAATAGTCCCAAGCGTCGTAATTGAGGACTGACCGACATATGTGGAGGCAATGTCAACCGAACCAGTAGTAACACTGATTCTGTCGCTTGTTCCAACGACATCAATTGTGTTGCCTGTCTTGGTTAAACCGTTTCCAGCAATGCTTTGTCCAGCAGATGAGAACTGTGTAAACTCAAGCGAAGTTGTACCAAGAACAATTGGGCGGTTGGTTGTCAAAACCCAGCCCGAATCACCCCAGTCATCACCTTGCTCAACGAATACGAACATGCCCGGACCGACTTCTTCATCGCTATCTGCATCCGTTGCCCTAATCCATGGGCCGGTTTCCTTGGCGATATAGATGCCGTTGTCGGCCATAATGTTTTGGCCACGCACCAGCACTCTGTCGTTGTTCTGAACTTGGACACCGTCAATAATTGGCAAAGTCATTAGTGGGGAGAGGTTGTTGTTGAGAACAACCCTCACCGACTCTTTGACATCAAGACCAGAGCGAGCGGCATCAACATAGTTTTTTGTTGCAGCATCTTGCGGATCCTGTGGTTCTGCCAGACCAGTTATTCTTTGTCCATTGAAACTTACATTGGCAGTTGGTGATGTCATTTGGTCGAGGCGATTTGCCCTAACTCTGAGATCTGTGAAGTAGAGGTTGGTGTCGCCCTCGGCAAGGTCATCGGTGTCGTGGTTGGAGATATCAGAAACTTGACCAGTAACATCGCCGGTAAGGTCACCAAGAACATTTCCCGTGAGGTTCGCAGTTATTGTTCCTGCACTGAAGTCCCCGTTGGCATTTCTTTGAACGAGCTTATTTGCAACGTTGGATGCAGTTGAGTCGTCAAGTTTGGCTTTATCTGTTGCCGAAATCAAACCAGCTACAGAGGTTGTGGCTTCTGCTATGGATAGTCCGAAGTTTCCATCTGTCTCGGTTGCAGTAAGTGCAGTGGTGCTTGAGGTGATACCCCTGACCACTTTTCTCCAAACACCAGCACCAGCGCCAGTTGGGATGTAGTAATACTTAAGTGTGCCCTCAGTGGAGTTGTAGTAAACGCGACCATTAAAGTTCCCATTGAGCGGGTCTTCTGCAAGAACCTGGAACCGACCGTTGAGGATTTGGTTCTGATTGAGATCTAAATTGGTTACAAATTTTGTAGCCATGAAACTTCCTTAGGTCAAGTAAGCGTAACCAGCGAATGCCGATGTAAAGTTTACCCGAATTTCTAGGTCGGACACGTAAGTTATTTCTCCTATTACCACAGTTCCAGCACTATCAACTATTACTATCGACGGCCTGCCACCCAATCCATGGTTTATTATCCATTCTGCTGATGGACTTGTCTGAACATGCTCATAGCGAGTAACGATTGCACCTGCCGTATAGAAGGGCGGTGGCCAGCCAGTTTCGGTTTTGGGTCCGAAATACTGCTGTGTGTCAATGTCAATGTAAAAATCGCCAGGCTTACCAACATCATTGTCTGGGGTTCCGCTTCCAGAGAACCAACCACGTCCACGCGGACCGTAGGGACTGTGAAGTTGGACTATCACCCTGTTGGGTTCGACTGTTACATAGTTGGCTGTCATCTGGTTACCTCGTAATCAAACTTAAATTCACCTTTGAGTAACCGAGAGACGTATCCGTCCTCGTTGATTATCTCTATGTCGTAGACCCCTCCGCTGGTAAGGGCTGCCGTTTGGGTGTTGGTCATAAAAACCTGAAGGTTGTTGTACTCTGCCCCAGGAAATGGTTCGTCTGCATAGGGGTTGATGACCAACCCGCCATTTTCGGTTGTTAGGGTTGCTATTGGAGTGGTACTTTCAAGCGTCCTTCTGACCTGCATTCTGGCCGTATGACCGCGAAGGTCAAATGGCTCATAGGTATTACCAGATGGATCAGCATCAAGGTCTGGTTGTTCAACTTGAATGAGCAGGTTGAGCACAGCCCCCTGCTGACAGACAATGTTGTATACACCAGCAATCACTACAAAACACCCCCAGACGCTACTTTAACCCATTGTAGGTCAGGCTGGGTTTTTTGCCAGCAAGAATCAGACGACGCTGGCTGAGTCCTTGTTTGGACCGACCTTCTTGAGACCCATTGCCATGGCGATTGAGAGAGCAACGGCAACAACGCCAACTTTGAGGTTGTCTGACTTGACGAGACCGTCAAAGTCTGCACCAGTGGCAATCCATGCTCCGAGGTAAGCCTGGAGGAAGGTTCGTACGGCTCTTTCTGCTGTGTCCTTAATGAATTTCATTTCCATGTCTGATCCTTTCGATCGTTTGGATAACAACATTTTATCACTTTTGGTATTAGCCAAGGACGTTCTGGTCAAACACCCCAAAATCAGAGCTATCAAGGATGAAGGCAATTGTGTCCACGGATTCATGAACGAACACAAAACCAGCAGGTCTGGTGGGTTCTGCGGCGGCCAAGACCGTTGGGCTTTCTGCTCCTGCCACTGCTGCATCTGCCGTCTCGGTGTTGAGTGTGCGAATGCCTATCACCCATGGATCACCCTCATAAACTGGGGTGACAAGAACCAGTTTATTTCCAGTCAGCACAGTCTTGACTGCCTCCCTGACTGAAGCCCTGCTCCCTGCCGCATGACCATAGGTTTTTGTCTTGACTTGCCAGCGACGGTAATCAAAAGCATCCGTGTCGTAGAGCTCTTCACCATCAACAAGTATGTTTGATCGCAAACGACTACCGGTGAGCATTGCTCCCCAATCCAAATACTCTGAAAGCATTAAATCTGGATCCGTCAATTCGCTTCGTGTCAAAATGTTGTATGGGTGATCGTCAATTCTCACATCGGCATGACCAAGTTCATTGTGGTCAAATGTTGAAAGTTGTACATATCTGTCAATAACCTGAGACATGTCTGCCGTCATGGAGTGATACAGTTTTGCAACTGGTCGTGTGGGGTTTTCGCTGTCCAAGTCAACATCCCTGACAATATCCGGAATGTACGGAAAGCTGTTTTGTGATATCTGATTAAATTTCTCAGGCATTGACAATGTCAGGCACGGGCAAGACAAATAAACAGACTTTGTATTGTCTGTTGCCATAACTATCGTTATCGACACGTCTGCATATGGAAAATCATCGTTCCCGAATGTATATTCATTGGAATAAATGGCATTCCAAATACCAGCCTCTAGGGTTTGGGTATTCGGAGTCACCCCCGTGTATGAAATTGCTGGTGGGTGTATGTAGGTTGAGACCTGTATATCCGAATCTGTATAAACCATTCCATTGAACACCAGTGCCTCTTTGATGTGTGGCCACGAAACCTCTGTTTGGGTAAGCCTTATAATCGTGTTCAGGGATGCCGAGTTGGTCAGTTTGAGCGAGTACCGATCGGCTCGGTAGAAAAAATCCTCAACGACAGAAAAGGTTGCAGGGGAATCAGCAATCCATGTCTGATTCTTGATAGTTGTAAGTGGTATTTTTGTTCCAGCGAAATCAAATCGTCGCAAAGCATTGCTTGGTGACAGTAAATTCTGCTGAGCAATTTTTAGCCTCACAGGTAGTCCAATGTGATGTCAATGTCATCAAAATCCAGCAGCGGAAGGCTTCCTTTGCTGTTGAATATGAGGTCACCGTTCGCATCTGTTGTTGAATCGTCGCACGTGATTGATATGGATGTAACGTAGGCAACATTCGGTACTGAGTTTATTTGACCCAATACAGCATTTTTACGGATTGCTGGATCTGTTCCGGGGAAGTTGTTTGGCGAGAAATAATATGAAAGGGTTGTTTGAATTGCATTCAAGGTTGAGACATAATCTGTATCGGATGCGATTTTTATACTTGCCGTAACCGTTACTGGCAAAATTTTAATATCATCAACAATGATGAGTAGTCCAGCAAGAACGCGATCAGATAGTTCTTCGTACAACTTGATTTTCTCAAACTCCGACAATGCCCTGCCATCGCCATAGACAAATAATGATGTATAACCAGGTACATCGGCGGCGCCAATAAGTCGATTTGATAAGGAGTTTGTCAAATCATAAGCTTTTGCCCGAGAGAGAAAAGGGTAGTTGGATAGGGCATATGTTTCTATTTGTTTTGCAGTACTTGAAGTAACTGTCATTGATTGCAGAAATGTTGCGAACCTAGCCAGAAACTCAGAATCGCTTTCGCCAGTTGTGCCCTGAAAGAAGCCGCTTTGGGCAACAGCAGAGTCAACTACTGACTGGGAATTAAGAATGGTCAAAACGGTATTCTCTGGAACCGTACGTCGTTCCCCAATTTCTAGTGCTGTCAGGTTTACATCAATTGATGGAAGCGGGGTGGGCGGATCTGCTTCCAAGTCTGGCTCTACTGCCTCAATGGTTATGGCGGCTGGAAGTTCGTAGTATTCTCGGTAAACCTGCCCGCCGGCTTCAAAAGCGAACTCAAATGTCGTTCCTGCCTCCAGTTGACCTCCGGCATAATCAATTGCCGTTATGGTTGCAGGGACAACTGCGTATGTTCCATTGCGTCTGGTTACACCCATCAAGGCGGCCACACCCTCAATCAACTGATTTGGAATTGCATTGATGTGGTTGATGGCAATTGTGCTAATGAAGGAAAAAGCCTGAAGGAGTCCATCCTCAATAGTTCCTGGGCGAATTGTCAACTGAGGGACATTCAACTGCACCAAATCAAGTGCGGTCAAATAAAGTTCTGCTGGATCTTTGTCGTACAGACGGAGATTTATATATTGACTAAAGTCAACTGACATTTTATAGCCTCCTAAATTTGACTCGGAGGTTTACCACTCCAGTTCGTTCGTTTTGTTCACCCTCTGCTTCAAGTATGCGTACTTCTGGAACAAAACGTGAAGCTTGAATCATAAACAAACCCCTATTCACTGTCCTAAATGACGGATCCAAAACCCCAAAAGTCGGAGTGTATGGGTGTGTTCCGGGTTCTGTTAGGGCGGCCATGCTTAGCAACTGAGCATAAAAGTCATCAGTCCCATCTTCGAGGGTCGCCAAAGACCCGTTTTTGTCAAAAGTTAGTGGAAATTTGAGTGTTGACATATCAGGGGTTCTCCAATGCAGAAACTCGCACATCAAGGGCCGCAATGGCCGCATTTATGACAGCTACTGCTTCTGCCAATTCTACTTTCGTAGCAAAGACATCGAGGGCAACATTCATTCTACCAATAACGACCAACTCGCGATTGTCGTTTGCCAGAAAGGCACAAAGAACTGAGTCTCCCTTTTTGAGTTGCTTAGCTTTCGTTGTATCTAGGGCAACTACCTTTGCCACATTTACGCCCAACCCAGGGATGCGAATTGAAACAGTATTGCCACTACCCACGGATGTGACTGTTCCAGCATAAAGACCGCCACCCCTAAATGGAAGGGCTGCGCCATTTTGTCGATTTATTAAATCTGGGTGTTGGTCTCTCATGCTGGGATATCCGGTCTTTGTTTCTTCCCAGTATCTACTGGGAGTGTTTCGCCTCGTGTTATGTACGGAACAAGAACATCTGGGCCAATTGCATCGCCCGTACCTGGATACTTTGGACCAACCGGAAGATACAATTTTTCCTTGGGCTTTCGCTCTGGCGTCTGAAACTGAATACCAACTCCGTTTGGTGATCGCTCTTCAAAGTCCACTGACGTAACCAAGTAGTAACCGGTAAATGTGGGTATGTCTCCCACGAATACGGTCATGCCCGGACGAATACCAACGCCATTGGTTCTTTCCACTATGGCACTTCCCTGCCCCTCCATTACGTCTTGGTCTGACCTACTCATTTGTGGCATTTTCTGAGTTTGGTAATCTCTGCCAATGTCTCCGGGAACCAAGGGTATGTATCGACGCGTAACCCGCTTATCTTCAAGCTTGTCAGTTTTGGGATTTTTTATTTGTGCTACATAGGTAATTGCATCTGGACCCCACTTGTACATCAGCCATTTCATTGAAGCGAAATAAAGAACATTGTCAACTTCAAAACATTTGAACTTTGCCTGTTGGGCGAGGTTTTGGATAACATCCCAAAGAGAGTCTGCTTCGTTCTCGCCACTCGCTTGAGTAATTTTCTGCTTTTTTGTAGTTTGCTCAGCAACGAGTTTTAGTCCGTATTTGTCGCATGCCGCCTTAACAAAAGCAGTTCCAGTGCCGGTGATAACGCCTGGTTTCTTGTCGCGCTTCATTTGTTGAACGCGCTTGGGGCGACACTTGACCGTCCAGATTGGAGAGACACTCTGCTCTTGGTCTACGGAAATATCGGCAACTTCCATTAAGAGATTTACGAGCTTAATTCCGGCCACTTTTTCCACATCATCAAATTGTGACTCAGCTATAGTTTTGGAAAGATAGGTAACATCCCTGCCGATATTGAAGTAATTGGCGGCCGCAAATGATTCTGGCGAACCTCGCTCGCCTTTCGCTGCTCGATAGTCGCGATCAATAATTTTAAGGGTTATTTCCGTAACCTGATCCATGCCATAGTTGACCGAACAGGACAGTATTGAATCATTGAGTTGCTCCTTAATTCCTGTCGGTATGTCACCAAATGTGACATTGAATAATTCGGCCCCCCTAATTGGAAGCGAGCCACTGGTGTAAACTTTTGATGGATTTCCGTATTCATCAGTGGAATACCCACCATCCGTCGTTTGGGTAGTAGATGTTGAATTGGACACTGCTAGAAGCTCCTATTGACGCCAGTTTCAAGCAATAGATATTCTTTGAATTGTTCTTGGGTTGGCACAGGTATGTCCGTGCACTTCTTTTTACACGGACGAATAGGTGGCATTTGGACAATGCTCACATTCTCAATTGGTATTTCCTGAAGGGTCATACTGCAAGTTGCTCTAGAAATTTGATTAGGAACTGCAGAGTTCCCAGCAAGACCCTGCGCTGGGGTTCTCTGAACCGCCGTAACTGTAAAGTCTGCTATAACAAATTCCATTCCCCTAGTTTTTGCTAAGGTCGGCCAGCGCACATCATCGGACATAAATTTGTCCATATTCAGAAATGTGACCGGATATGGTGTCTGAGCCATTTCTCGTAATTTCGTTATTTGGTCTTCGCAACTATAAAACAAACCGTATCCAGTATTTGCTTCAAACCGTCTGTCAACAATGTCAAAGTTGAAACTTATCTTCAACAATTGAAAGCCATTCCAGTCAACTATTGGATAACTACCAGTGCGCTCAATTTCTGTCCACCTAGTGCCGATTCCTGAATAATTAACCTCTCGCGGAACGAATGGAAATTGAAATCGCCTCGGTGGCGTGTCTCCTGCGGTTACACCATCTTTGTAAACTTCATATGTCTGAACAAGTTCGGGAACGCCAGGGATTGATGCCTCCCTGATGCCTTGTCGATAACCAGGTAGGCCACGAACAACATTGATTCTGATTGTTGTGGTACCGTTGGCTTCTCCAGAAGAACTTGATGCACCGCTTTGTGTTCCGCTTGTTTGGGTTTTCGCTGCTGGCTTGAGACCTTTAGCAAATGCCCTAAGGGCCAAGTAGAGCGGATCCTGCTTGACCGCCTCTTCTGCTGCCTTTTTTGACAAACCACCATCCTTCTGAAGGGCAATGACCTTGGCTGCCAACAATGAATCAAAGAATATGTTTTTTAGCGTCCCTAATGGGGCGCCAAGATTGGCCTGACGCTGAAGAAAATTTTGAAGTTGTTTTTGGGTCAAAGATTGAACAGATGCCGCCGTTACCAATTTCCCTGTTGCATCGGTAATTGCTTTTGTCCAATCTTTGGGAACAGACGGGGTAGTTGTTACTGTCCCCGTACCACCCGTGCCAGTGTTGCTGGAACCAGTTTCGCCAACGACTATTGGTGCAGTGGATGAGTTTCCGAATCCTCTCAATCCAGTAGAAATTGCTATGCCCTCAACATTGCGCAAACTGATTTTACACGTTGACGAGATATCGTATGTCGTGTAATAAGTTTTTCTCACCACGTAAGCAGTAAACAAAGTAGTTGACAGCTTTTGATTTACGGCATTTGCTGCTTCAATCTTTAGGTTTGCCTGATAGTCAATAAGTTGTGTTGTGTTGAAGCCTAGGGCACTGACGCTGGACTTGAGGAATTTACCAAAATGAAACCCTCTAGCCCAAGGGGCGGACGGCGATAAGAAATCCGCTGCTGCGGATGCTACTTGGCCAGTAAATGTTGCAGAACTTGTCCCACTCGTTTTGCGTTGCTGTGTTGGGAGAATGTAGTAGTAATTTGCCCTTGCGGCATTTATTGCAGTCTCTAATTGGTTATTTGTTGGATTAGCAGGCACGACTGGTGCAAATCCCGCTATCCATCCGCCTTCACCAGTGATACCTGCACCAATACCAATAATGGAAGATCCATCAACGACAGTTGTCGGCAGAAACGACCCAGATGAATCTGCTTTCGGAGTCCATGATCGAAATGCATTTGGTTGCGCTTCAAATTTATAATTTGCTGCGATGTGATTCTGGTTTGCACCACTGTAGACAATTGACTTACCACCAGTTGTGGCAAATTGTGCCGCCGAACTCTGGCTTTGCTGGTTTCTTATATGGGTCTCAATGGTGTCGGCACTTTCTTTGTCAAAATACAATGGTTCCCATTTGCCGTTGATGCGCGCGCATAATCCAACATAATTAAGGTCAATGGTTTTGGTTGCATTTGAAACTCGCGCCACACTTCCAGGGGGCGTCGTTGGCGGATTTTCGGAAATCGGTATATTTCCAAAGAGTTTTACATTGTCCGGACCAGATGCTTGTGCAATTGATTCCACCACAGAAACGCTTTTTACATTTGTGTTTGCAGGAATCTCGGATTGTAGGCGTGGTATGGGGTTGGATGGCTCATCTTGAATGTAATATTTGATGTTTGGGTCAGCATATTCACCAAGACCAGTAATTGACCCCAAGTTCACACCTGGTATCCCGTTTGAATTATAAGTATTTATGCCCGTCGTTGAGAATCCACTTCCGCCAGATTTGGAATATCCATCCGAATTTTTTGGAGTCAAATCGTAGGAATAACTGGTACTTTGAGGAACTTTAAAGTGATCAAATAATACGCCCCAATTGGTAAGCCTCCCACCGTTTACCGCACTCCAGCGAAGCCAAAGCATCTGGTACCAACCAGTAATCATAAAGGCATTTGGTGTCAGGTCTTGTTGTCTGAGTATTGAGCCATAACCAGAGAACGGCACAGATGGCAGGAAATTGGTCGGAATTTCAGGGCTCCTGACCGAATAGCCTTCTTCTTTTTTAAATTTTTGATATCTGGGATCTAGGCTGGGTGCATAAATTTCCCTAAACACTCTCATCCATGTTGTTGCTTCAAACACAACATTGTTTCCGAGGTATCCACGTATGCGGACATTTTTGATATAACTGGTTGCCTGCACATTGAGTGCTGTTGGAATAATCAAATTTGATTTGTTTGGTTCATCGTATCCATAAGCAAGACGTTGATTGGCAATATTGGCCGTATAGGAGCCAACCATGGTTGAACCCGGCATACCCGAATACATGGTGCCAGCAGCATAGTTTGTGCGAGTGGTACCAAGCAATAGGTTTATGACTTGGTCTGCCCCTGTGTTCCCAGTTGTCATCTGCGATGTCTTTCATTTTCCAAAGCCAATTTCATCTTGCGCACGGCCGCTTCTGCCACATCATCTGCATTGGTGTTTCCATAGATGTGTTGCTGTATGGTAATGCCACCAGATGTATTACCATTTCCAGTTCCTGTTTGTATCGGTGACATGATCTTTGGTGAAACTGCATCGCCATAAGCACCGGGACCAGGAACAACATGAAGATGACGGTTGGCATTTCGACCATGGAATTCAGCGAAGCCACCGTTGGCATGTACGAGTCGCTGATATTGACCAAGGTTTTGGCCGACCAAGTCATACGCCCTGCCGGTCACATGATCGGAATTTGTTGATCCCAATCCATACGTTCTAAAGGCAGATGTAACTGTTCGGTTACCGGTCAACATGCCATCCAGTGCAGAGTGGCGAGACATGGTTTGACTCAGGCGTGATGAAGTCGTATCTCCGACTCCCTTTCCGCGCGGTGAACTTGTATCCCCGTTTTCATAAACAAACTTGATGAATTTGTCTGTCATCCACTCTGGCTTTTCATCGCGACCATCAAAGAAGGCACCAAACATCTTGATAACTTCGCCATATGTGGTGCGCAACTCTTCCGGCATTTTGTCCAGTGCAATATTGAGGGCATCTTGGTCTTGGACCGCCCTGAGACCAAGGTCGGACTCTCTGAACCCATAGCCAGAAACGAGGCTGATGAACTGGTCTCTCGTTAACTTGTCCATGTCAACACCGCCAAAGAGTGTTCCGCTCTCAAGGTCGGTTGCAAATTGTTTTGCTTTGGACGGGTCAAGGTTCTCGAGGGCCTTGGCCATCATTTGGGCATCTACTTGGAATCTATTATTGCTTGCCGATCCATACAGTAATGCATTGACCTGCCCGGCAGCATTTCTGGTCTGAGTCTGAAGGGTGTCATTGATGTAGGACTGAAATGCCATTCCACCCTGACTCTCGGTGAATAGTTTTTCCATCCCGTAGAGCGGACTGGTGACAAAACCGGGCGTCCCTTCGACCCCTTGGGACCTAGTGAACTCGCTTCCGCCGACGCCAAACATTCGCTTCAGTTCAAATGCACCCTGCAATCCACCACCGGCATAGTTGAGCAAATTGGGGGTGAAACCGTATATAAATTCGGCGAACTCGCTATCTGTTACCACACCATTTGCGGCATCGTACAAGTCTCTAAATGAGCGCGCCTGCTCAGAAATGGTTGTTGGATCGGCGATTGAATCTATCTGCTTCTTGAACTTTTCAAGCCCCTGAATTGCGACGTCCATCTGAAGTCCACGAAGTTGCTCTCTTGTCTTAATGACATTGTAACCAAGTTGCTGAACGACGTCATTGAATTCGGTTGTTGCATCGTAGAGGTTCACGCCCAATTCCATGGCCATGAGTTCAATTTCTTGTTCAGACTTGCCGGTCATTGCCGTCAATTCTTTAAGTCGATTTGCGTAGACATCCGTCAAGTGGTTCATTGCTTTTTGACGTTGTTCAACTTTGACTATTGATTTTGTTGTTTCCTCTGGCCGCTTCCGCATTGCTGCCACTTGTTTGTCGTCAAGTCCGAATTGTTGGCTGTTTTTAGCCATATATTCAACCAGTTCCTTATTTGATGCACCGCCTCGGAACATGTCAAGAAGCACATTTTGTTGCTGACTAATTCGACCACCAGATCCAGCTGCTTTGACTATTTCGGACTTTCCAACCCCGCCACTAGCCATCATGTTTTGCTGGATTACCCCAAGATTGTCCGTGACGATTTTGTCAAACACTCCCTCAAATGCTTTGCGGGCTTGCTTTTTCTCTTCCTTAATTCTGTTTGCTCGTCCGACAAGAGCACCAACTGCAGTACCGATGATTGCACCTGCGGCTGTTCCGAATCCAGGGGCAATCATTGTTCCGATAGCCGCACCAGCCGCGGCGCCAGAGACAGCACCACCAGCAGCAGTTTTTGCCGTCAATGCAGTGCCACCAAGACCAATTGCCAACCCAGCAAGTGGGTTCATCATTCCGACCATTGCACCAGCGCTGAGGAAACCCTGCGCTTCTTCTGAGACCATTCCAGATTGGGCGAGCATCCCCATTCCCATCATTACGCCCATGCCGGCCATTCCTGACCCTTGAAATCCTTTTCGCTTGTCACCATCACCGAAAACAGCCTGACCCAAACGACTTTTTCTCGTGTCACCAGCCGCCAATCTTGCACTTTGGATAGCTCTACCAATTTTGGTGCGACGTTCTAGTGGTCCGTTGCTGCCAATTCCCGATGTCGGGGACAGCCAGTTATTGTAAAGACGACCGTTAAAAAACCTTCCCCTCCTGCTGTTCGGGTCAAAAGTCCCTTGGCCATAGGCTCTATTGCTGGTCATTAGCCAACCTTGATTGGTTGCTGGGCCACCTGGGCCATATGGGCCACTTGGACCACTTGGACCACCTGTACCACTTGGTGGGATTACCGTGGGACCACGAGCAGTGAGATAGTTACTATTTGCAATTTCCCTATCTCTCACTCGTCTGGCATAGTCGCCAAGTCGACTTTCTCTAATTCTTCTGCCAATTCCCCTGTCATAAGCATTGCGTAATCGGGAATCACTGCCATAACCACCTGCGGCATGACGCTGCTTCTCACCGAAGAAACGCGCAAACCGCTCTTTCCTTGTAATGATCCTTCCGTCTGCTGTGTATCCCTTGGCTTCCCTGCCAAAACTACTAAGCATTCTTTGGTCACTAGGAACTTTGACTGCCCCACTTGTTGGGTGTTGAAAGAAGGTGACTGGTCTACCACGTTCCATTTGGGTCACCATTTCATAACCCTTATAGCGACCACTTCTCATCATTTGTCCACCGTGCGGACCAATGCCTGCTTGAGCACTGCCATATTGGGTTTTTACGAATCGACCACGCGGTGTTCCTGCGAACGGATTTAATACCCCTCTACCGGGAACCACTGTGCCGCCTCCACTTGATGCAAAACCAGCACCACCACCACCACCGCCGCCACCCGGCCTGCCCATGTATGGACCAGTAACCATGCCGGGTCGTCCAGGTCCAGTGTTAATTTGATTTGAACCCGGAACAACACCAGCGCTTCCACCCATGCCTGCCCGCCCGTATTGGGCTATAGGTTTTCCGTTGATGTAAATAACGCGAGAATTCACGTTCATGTTGGCAACTTCACGTATGCCAGACATGCTTTCGCCTCTAGTGAAGTATCCCTTGGTATTTTTCATCCCCTTGGCTAAACCGATGAGCATCATCAGCGAACCAACACCGCCCAAACCAGTTCCACCGGTTAGTTTTGTGAAACCTCCAAGGAAACTCGTAAACAATTCAATGAGGCTTGTGAAACCTTTAATAACCTTATTTATGAATGGAAGTGCCTGGAAAAACAACTTTCTTGCTTCATGGAAATACTCCATTACTTTGGAAATCAGGTTTCCAATGTTTGTACCAAACTCCAAAAGTGCCGGTTGATTGACCTGCAATTGATCATTGAATGAATACATGTTTTTCTGTATTTGATCCCAGATTGGCAACCAGGCTTGCTTGAGAATTCCCTCAACAACTCTCGCACCTTTTATGAAAGGTTCAAGGGCAGTCTTAATTCTGTTCCATCCATCGGTAAATCGATCCCACCAGTCACCGATGCGCCCGAAAATTCCCATTGTCTGAGGGAGGTAATCCCTAGTTGTTCTTATAAAGAAGTCAGTAACTTTCTGAACCATGACGGAAATCTTGTCAATAAAGCCAGACTGACCGAATTCTCCAATTTGCCCCGATGTTCGCTTGAGGGCATTGCTGATTATTGCAAAAACTTCTCTTGTTTCTTTTTTTATCGGACCAAGGAACTGTTGTCCAAAGTCAGCGAACATGCCCCTGAGCATGTTGAATTCACCCTTGAGGGTGTTGATTAGAGTTCCGGAGACGGCAGCAAATTGCCCATCAACTCCACCGAGCTTGGCGAGTTCGCCAGATCGCATGGCCGCGGCAAGTGCGTCCTTGGTTTGTCCTTTCTTGCCAGCAGTTTTTTCGTATTCCTCAAGAGCTTTTTTCATCTGTGGACTAAACTTCTTGCCAGCAGTAACTACATCTGCATAGGTCTTTTTTGTGTCCTGCAATGTGGCTATGAGTGCACCCGCCTGTTTGGTGCCCTCTTTCATGTCCATGCCAGCACTTGCAAAATCCATGAGACCCTTGAGTGTTGCTTTGGATCCTGCCGTGAACTTACTGGTCTTGGACACTTCTCCATAAACCTGCACCAAATTTTCTACACCAACGGCAGCCAAACTGGCATCCATGGTGAGTGCTCGCATCTGTACTCTGGTTTGATTGAGTGCCGAACCGAACTCCTTGGCCTGACCACGACCAGAAAATGCATACATAGCGGCTTGCTGTTCCCGAAGGGCCGCAGCGACAGTTCCTGCGGCGATGGCTACTCCAGCCATACCTCCAGCCACCAGTTTCATCACGCCGTGGTAAGCCTTCATGATGAGCTTTCCAGCAGCGAATACCAAATGCACACCAACCATAGCGGCACCCATGGCGGCCATTTCGAGAGCGACCGCTTTTGCCGTCATGGCGAGGAACTTCATCATTCCAGTTCCCGTCATTTTTATCATCTTGTCAAACGAGTCAAATCGCTTTTTATAACTGCGACTTACCCTATCAAATTCATTCCCCTCTGAGCGAATTCTGTTTTGGCGTCCACGAGAAGCCAGACCCTCATCTCGGTCTGCTTTCTTTCGTGCTTTATTGTCTCGTTCCCGTACACCAGCAAGACGTTCTAGTTTGCGTCGGGTGCGGTCAATCTCCCGGTCATCAGATTTGACCTCTATTTTTATTACGACGCGTTCGTCGGCCATAGTCACTCCGGGTGGTGCATGTGCCTGATCGGCTAACCATTATTTCCGTAGATCTCGCTCTGCGGCGGCACGATCCTGCTCTATTACTTTAGCACAAGCCATGCGAATGACCCACTCCACGTCGGTGCAATCAAGGAGTCTTATGGGGTCAGTGCCCCACAATTCGCCAAGTCTGGCGACTGATTTAATTACTGGTTCTTCGATTAATTCGTCGAAGACCTCTTCGTAGGGTCCTCAGCAGGCTCAATCGTGTCGCCGAACCCAGCAGCATCAAGGATTGCCAATGCAGCCGCCTCCACGTGCGGATCAAGTCCGAAGAACGCACGAACAGCATCCGGTACTGGTCGAACAGTTTTGGTCATTGCAAGAATGTGATCGTGCGCAAAATTGAGGGCAAAGCCGTTGTCGTCAAAGACTTCTTCGTCGTTGAACAGTACGCCTTGAGTGGTGTGTCCAATCACGAAAGTCGCAAACTTGGTTGCATCCATTCCATTCTTGGTGTCCTCACCGGCTTCTTTGCGCCACTTGCGGACTTGTGACTGGGTGATATTGGGGCTAATTCTTAAAGCCACCCGTGGTCTTTCTGGAACATTGATGTAGATGTCCTTGCGGCTCACCTTTTCACCAATTGTTGCAGTCAGTTTGTCTAAGAGTGTTTCGGACTTTTCGGCTTTTGCTGTTGAAGCCTTAACTTCCTTTGGCTTTGTGGGTGTTTGCTCTTGGGTGGATTCATCGTCATACAGCGATTCGGCCATGATTGTTCCTTTCGGGAATTGGTGTTACGGGAGTAAACTAGCAGCATACAAAGACGTGGCAGTGCAACTACAGGATATTCAATTCAACCCGACACCCGAATGGGCAGTATTGCTGTAACCCCATCTGAGGGGCTAGTCAGTTATTTACTGGTTGCTTACGCGGCTGTGGTAGTACTGGTAGTGCTGGTGCCGCTGGAAGGCGGGTTCACTTCACTTACCGAAAAGGTGAGGGCAAATGTACTTGGGGCACCAGAGGATGAATCTCCATCTGGTTCGGTGAGGCCGACCAAAAGGGCATCTTTGTAAACTCGGTCGTTTGCCGACGAGGTCAAACCGCAGTTGTAGGTCTTGATTGTTATATTGTAGAAACCAATACCCACATATTGTCTGACTTTCTTGATTGCCAGACCAAGACCGTTTGCGCTCTGGTCGTCGTCATAGTGGGCCGTCAGCGTGATGTCGCCGATTTCGGAAGGGGCACAGAGCACGGTTGGCTTACTCTTTCCGCCTTCGTAAATCTTTTCAACAGAAGCAGTGATCTCACCGCCCGATACTTGGGCAAATAGGAAGTCTGAACCAGCAACCTGGAATGCAGGTGGTGTTTCTTGACTAGTGCCGGTTCCGAGTGAAGTTACTCTAGTCGTGCTCGGTGCAATTGACGCCAGTACTTGACGCTGTGCTATTTTGGCCATTATTCCTCCGTTATGCGGTGACCGATGCGGTCAGGCTGGACTTGACTATCTCAACTTCGATTCGATCGCCGACGCTGGACACCCTCACGCCAATCTTGGCTTTGATTTTCCCGTCAGCGAGGTCTGTTGTTGAATTTAGTTTAGCATCACAACGCACGGTGTAGCCGTAATCAATTCTTTCCCCATTGTTGGAGAAAGCTTCAAACAACGAACCAGACAGTCTGTAGCCCTCAAGGACGCTGATAAGTTTTGACTCAACAGCAGAGAATACTGTTCCGCGACCGTCAATCGCCGTGAACACGAGGGGTTCAATGGCTCGGTAGGCATCTGTGACAATTGAGTTCACAGTGTCCTGCGAGGTGATATACCTGAAGTTCGTTGTATCTTGAGAGAGAGACCTTGCACCATACACGCGGATTGTGTTGTTGATTATGCGGATAGCATTCACGCATTCATCGTCAAGCGCATTTCCATTTGTGCGATCAATGTCCGTCACAAGACCATTGATGAAGGTTGCCTGTGAGTTGATTCCAGCAAACGGCACGTGAGTTCCGCCTGCATTTGCCGTCTTTGATCTTTTTGCGGCCACATAACCATCTGGTGGAATCAGTCTGTTTACGCCATTGACTGCAGTCGGCGCGTAAACCCATGGGTAATAGAGAGCGCCATGCTCAAGGTTTGTCTCATCGGCAATTATTGATTGAGCAAATGTCTTGATTGAAGCAATTGATGCATTTGATGCACCGTGCAAAATGGCAACTCGGTTGTAGGCATTTGCATGCTCAAGCAATCCAGTGTAAACAGTTTGTGATGACGACTCTGGGCACGAAACTGAACCAGTGCCGAGAGCATCATTGAAGAGGCTGAGAGCATCCACGTAGTCTTGGTCGACCACGGCAGCCCTATCGTCATCGCCAGCAGAAAGAGCAACTGGGTTTGGCATTATTACTGGGTTGCTGGTGTCTGATCCAAGCGAAGCAGTAATGTACTTGCTGGCTTCGGCATGAAGATTGAGTTTTCCAACTGCTTGCTCGCGTGAGCTGCAGTTTCCTGTTGTGGCAATCTGTTCGTCGTTCAAGAAAATCTTTACAGCAAAAGTTCCCGCAATAGTTCCGGTGACAACTTGTGCCTTGATTTGGCTACTCCAGCTACCGGCTCCATTTGCCGTGAGAACGATTGTTGGGTTTGCATCTGCGTCATCAATTTCAAGTGAACCAGTTTCTGCGTCACCACCGACAACTCTTGCGATGTGGCACTGAGTGCCACCTTCCTCAAAGAAGCATTCAACGGTTGGGTGGAGAAGGCTCCACGATGCGTAGCCGCCAAACAAATCCTCAAACTGCTCAAGACTTGTAACGAGAGTTGAAGTAGCTGTTGGACCTCGCTGGGCAAGACCAACAAAGAAAGCTTGTGATGCTTCGTTGAACAGTGGCACCGAAGGGCCGGTGCGAACAGAAGTGGAAATGACTACGCCTGGCATGGTACCTCGCTAAATATCGTCCGTCGTCGGAAGCCCGACTATGTTCTCGTTAGATGATACCCAATTATCCTGTTCTGGTTCGGCAACTAAAGTATCAGTTGTTGGTTCTTCAACTATTTGAGGTTGATCGAGGGGCTCATCAGCTGGCTTTACTGGCTCAACAGCATCCTGCTTTTTCTTGCGCTTACTCTTGGTTTGGGTATGGGTTGACTCTTGGGTGAAAACCACCAATAGGCCAGCCTCAATGTGTTCAGAAATCAAATTTGAGGAAGCAACCAATGATGAATGTACTGCGGCATGGCTAAAAGGCGGAATTCGGTGACCAGCATCAGTTACCGCAAGCCAGTATTGCGACTTATTTGTGACAACAACTGCACCTGAGAACCCAGGATCCTCGTATCGGTTCGTCAGATTTTTGAACATACTACAATAATAGACTAATTAACCACGATTTGGTTGGTGTAGCCGTCGTTGGCAAATGCTTCCCCGGCTCCCTTGGCTTGGTAAGCAATGGTTATTTCATTGACGGTGGCAATATCCTCCCTGTGGACGACCTCGTCAATATTCATGGTGTACGACACATAAGCTCCAGCAAGCACCCTGTCGCCCTTGAGGAGAGTCAAATCAGAGAATTCCTCCCTCATGCTGGTCTGGTCAATCTGGACCCTGAACGTTCCCCTCGGATCTGTTGCCTGCAAACACGCATCGTCAAGTAAGGCAGACCTAACCACCACAGTAAGCCTGTCCCTCATGGTGGTCGTTGATTCAGAACCCTCGGTACGCGACCAAACATAAGTCCTCATTGAGTAGCTAACCCGATACAGGGGGTGCATGCCATCCCAGCCGATTTGGTCAAAAGAGTTGGTTGAGATAACGACTGTGATAATAGTTGGCCAGTGATCCATGACCAATGGCTCATAGGTGAAATAATCCTCGGGGTCTGGTATGTCTGCATTGCTGACACCCCAACCATTTCGATACCTAATTAGTCTTTTGGGCAATTCTGCTTTGAGATATGTGTTTACATATTCTTTGGCGAACTGTGGCCCATGCATCAAATATCCACTCACAGCAATGACTCCCTAACGGCGGCAATGTTTCCGTGACAAACATACACGGCAGCCACCTCACCAAAGCGATGGGCAAAGCCAGTCGGTTCAAATACAACTTTTCGTTTCGCCATTCGACTAGTTCCGTATTGGTGGAATTTGGCATACTCAACACTTGTTCCAAATGTTGCATCCATGATGTCAATTCGGTTGGGTGGACCATCTAGGGATGCAAGACTTCTAAATAGCCGACCACTTCTGACCATCGTTCCAGCACCGGGTTCGTGTGCTCGTTTCCAAGTGGCATATTGTGGATCAAGTGGAGACCACCCGCCAGATGGAAGTCCGGCTTGTCGAAAATTTTCCTCATTGGCAAACCTGAGCCACTGTTTGGCTCGCCAGAAAACTGGCTTCATATCGTTTGCTCGCTTCTTCATCATGCGAAGACGAAGTATTGCTTTTGCGGCATCCACTTTTATGACAATGCGAGAACTCATCCTGCATACCGATTTTTGCGGTATCTCTTGAGTGCCATTAGTTCTGTCTCAAGAAATCCAGTTTGCATTGGGGCAACATTGCGGGTTTCTAAATCTTTTACGCCAACGACATCGTCGTGCATGTTTTGCATTTCTCGTGTTGCTGCTCGGAGAATCATTAACTTAAAAATTGGAATGTTTGCACCGTCAAGTCCACCCGTATAGGTCACGGTCACCTCGTCGTCGGCATATGCGCCGTAAACATCAACACCAAACCCTCGCGGAATGTAGTCAACATCCAACTGAAGGGTTTGTTCGGATCCATGCAATGGTTTGTGTTTGACCTCAGAAATGCTGATTACTGGCGTATTCAAGAGATAAACAGTGGTGGGCGGATCAAGATAGGTTGTGTTATTCACCGTGCTTCCATAAAACGATTCACCGGTTGGGTTTGAATTGACAAAAAACGATGACATCGGTATGCCCGTGTGAACGCTTGGTATTCTGTGGACTTCTGTATATGTTTCAACCTCAACTGGTCGGCGAAGAAACATTTCAAGTTCGCTTTGTAGACCAGCAAGAATCAAATCGCATGCATCCAGCTGCCTATTGGTCAGACTGATATCCATATAGGTCTTTAGATCAAAGGCCGTAACGAGTGCCATCGCTGATTACCTGCCAAGGGCTGCTGCCCTGCGAGCCCTTGCCCTTCTGCGCTCGTTTATTTCCTCGCGAGTTTGTCTACGAGCATATTCAAGGACTCTTCCGGGGTTCCTGTCCCTTCGGGCAAAGCCGAATATTCGACCGATTCGTCTCGGGATACTGATGTCCTCATCGCCTACTTCTGGTGTTAATGCTTGCGGCATAAGCCCTCCGAACGAACAGATATAGCATCTTTTATGTTATCACCATCTTGCTATCTGTCGTCGTTCGGTGGCGCCTCAATAGTCGGTTCATCCACCTTAATTGCCGACTCAATGGGGACCCAGGCCCGCGAGTATAGGTGATCCTTGATGGCTCGGTGCTTAATGATTGTCCCATCAACAAGCAAATCAAATTCGTCAGCCGACATATTCAGGGATGCCATTAGTTCCTTTTCTGTGGCGGCTCCAGCCAAAAGAAGTTTTCTTACTAGGGCAGAGAGCTTTTTTGAGACGACTGCACCTCGACCACGATTCATCTGTACGTGAAGAATCATCGCTTCTGGCTCAGTGCAATCCACAATTGCTACTGGAACTTTATTGCCTACAGATTCTCGAATCCGCTGATTGTTCGTGGCCAGTAAGCACCTCTCATGACCGTCAATAATGGTCATATCGTCCTTGCGGACAATGATCGGAGAAAGTATCCCGTGTTTGTCTATTGAGCGCGCCAGCACCGCCAAATCAGGGGAGAGCATGTAGGTGGTTCGCCACGGTGCAAGCGAAAGACTGCTCGGGTCTAGATAAACGACTTCGGTCATTGTGTGTCCTTTTGGTTTTTTATTATTCTGCCAGCCTTTGTTCCTGGGCCTGCCGGGTTGGCAGAGGTTACATGTATCGAGTTAAGTAAGAGGGTTCGTATGAGCCAATGAATCGGATACGAGTTGGGGTCGTGAACCATTTTCTTTTTGAAAGTTGAAACATAGCGACGAGCGGCGGCCTGCATGGTTTTCCCAATCATGAAGTCAGAGATGAATTGACTCACTCCGTCCAGTCCGTCACCTGAGTAAAGTTCCACAATCTTGTCTGGATCCAAATCTTTCCCTATTCGCCTTTGAGCATCAATGCGGGGGAATACCCGAACGAGTTGATCGTAGAACTCTGGTTCCGTAGCTATGACATCCCCAAGTCTCCGAATTGCTATTGAGTGAAGGGGTATTCCAACACGAGTATTTGAGCCAGTCATCTCGGCGGCATCATAATATTCGGAATATTCACCGCCAGATTCCGTGATGAACTTAAACACATCGCTGGTCTGCCAGTCGTATATGACTTTGGCAAATTTGAGAGGCAAACCTCGCTTCACCCCAAAAGGAGTGACAATATAATTTTCGTGCAACTTTTGCACACAGGATCGATAGCGAATCATTGACTCGTTGGCGCGGACTCCGGTTATGAATGCAGTCCGACCCCTTTTCCCTTGCATTGTGTAGTAGTCAATAGATTCCTTCAGTGGTGCATCATGGGTCAAGCCAAAATTTCTTGCGTTTATTGCGAAATCTGGCATTGGTCTAACGAGTCGACCCTCTCGTTCGCGTTTGCCACTCCAGAGCAGAGCGGCTTCTCGTCTGCCGAGAATCCAGATTTCTGCACCATACGGCAAGCAATACCACTCCATGTCAACCCACGAGTAATCCCGAACTTTCATCACATAATCGATGACCATCGGACTGACCATTTCCTCGTCGCGAAAGATTACTTTTACTGGTCCGAGTCCACGCTCTTCGTGAACCTCTTTCGCTAGGTAAAGAATCGCCGTAGAGTCTTTACCGCCAGAGAACTGAACACATACGGTGTCAAATGTGTCGTAGACATGACGAATGCGAGCACGGGCGGCATCTACGCACGAAGCATCAAGGAATAGCCGTTGGCGCGGCATTAAAAGTCAACGTGCGCTTCTAGATAATACAGAAGGCGTTCTGCCGTGGTGCTTCCGTCAATCTCTGGATCAGAGCGAAGCCATTTGATGAAGTCGTACCATCGGCTCTGTTGCTCCACGCTGTCAAAAACAATTGTGTACTGAACAACTGCTTGGGGTTTCTTTACACCTGGTATTGCCGTGCTTCCCAAGGCGGCAACATTCATTTCGTTACCCTTGGGGATGACTGGTGTCGTTTCCTGTTGTTCTTGTTCAACCATGACCGGAGGAACAAATTCGCTAGAAGTGAGTATCTCACTTTCGGCATTGGAGACTGTGTCCTCTATCGCCGCCATATCAAACTCATCTATCCCCAGACCAGACATGAGTTCTGAATATTCTCCGCCTACTTCACTTATCATCTGCACTAGTAAGTCTTCGTCGTAGCCACCGAGATCTGCCGTTCGGTTGTCGGCATAAGCGAAAGCCGTTGCTTTTTTCTCGTCCCCCTCAAATACCGTGCAGGCAATTGAATCCCAACCAAGTCTTCTGGCTGCTTCATACTGGTGATTGCCAGCAATAATTACATAACGTCCGTCACCATTATCGGTTACGACTATTGGTTTTACTTGACCAAACTCTTTATATGAGGCGGCAATTGCGTCCACATCCCCGCGTCGTGGATTGTCCTTGAGTGGGACAAGACTTGTGATTGGGATGGCCAGAGATGCCAATGATTCATGTATTCCGTTCATACTTGGACTCGGACATTTGCATTGAGTGTACGTAGGGCATCCACCTGTGTTCTTAGCGAAAGCAACTTCTCTCGCTTTGCCTTAACTAGGGCTTCTGCGCACTTGTAGTCAAAATCCATATCGGCAAGCTTGTAGTCTGCCCACGCTTCGCGTTCACGAATTGAGCCTTTGGCTGATAGGTACTCTTTTGCCCACTCCCCCTTGAGGCGAGATTCTTTCTTGGCGCAATCTTCTGCCAATGACTCAAAAGCCTCGGTGTGGTATTCAAGTTCATCCAGTAGTCCGATGATTCGCTCTTCTATCTCGACCTGGCTGATTGGGGAAGTTCTTCCAGAACTACTTATTATCGTCACTTGGAATTTCCTTTCGTAAGTTTGTCTAGTGGGGACCAATCTACTCTTTCCAAGGCATCGGTGTTGGATTTGGGCCACTCAATTACCGATATTCCAAGCTTGAACCGGAGCATTTCCTCCAAGACCCAAGCATCACACCTGTCCCCTCCGTCGCCACCATCCCATATGATTCCCGTTCGAGCTGATATGGCAGATACAACTTCTGGCTTTCCGGCATTTCCTTTTCCTGTAGCAAATTTTGCTCTACAAGTTGGTGGTATCTCAACAAACGGAATACCTGCTTCAAAGAGGGCAAGTCTCATCACCCCACCAAGTTCACCTATTGAATGAGCCTGAGAATTTCGTGATGCATAGGAATAATGCTCAATCGCAATGCAGTCCACAGATTCATGTGTTGCTATTTGGATTAGGTCATTGCGTATCTCGAGCAATCGCTGAACACCACGAGACGATTTCCGGATGCTTACAGTTTCGCCGGCGACTGAAATGCCAGTTGATGTAAGGGATGGATCTATCCCCATGGTGACAATTTGACTCACTTGTCCCAACTCCACTTTGCCAAACCGAGTTCAACTGCCAAGGCTGGTTGTCTGCCGATTCTGTCGTGACACTTCCTACACACAGCAAGAACATTTTTTTCATCAAGTATTGATCCGCCTTGGGATCGCCTTATGAGTTCATGGACATCGCGCGAGCCGTGTCGATGATATGTCTTGAGTCCGTCGTAAGCGGCGAACCGTGGACAAGCCTCACAATAAGGGCGCTCAGAAAGAATTTTTGATACAAATGCTCTGCGGTCAACGTACTTCGCTTCCATTTTTTTGCTTCGTTTCCGTATCGGACCACCGCGCTTGAGCGGAGTCTTTCGCTTCGGCGGCTCGCCACGTTTCATATGATGTCAGTCGGGCGAATGTTGTCAAACTCCCAGCGTTCATCAAGAAGTGACCAAAGTGCTCTGTCTATCACCGTTTCTTCAAGGTCGTATTCACGAAGCATGGCGCGGTGCTTGGCTATTCCCCGCCTTAGAAATTCCACGCTCTCCCAGCCACTACTCTCAGCAACCTCTCCAGTTTCAATCATTGTCGCAACTTCATTGAGTCGCCTCTCAACATGGAATCTGAACCGAGCAATCTTCTTGATTCGAGAATCGTATGATGAGTTCGCTTGGTCAAGTAGCGCCATGCCCTCATCGCCGAATGACTCGTACCTTTCGGAATCCGATATCCGAGATTTCTCTGTTGCGTCTATTTGTGAGTCAAGATTCTCCAGTAGGGCAACCAAGTTCTGCCGCCATCTTTCCCAGTTCTCTTTATCAATGAGTAAGCGTCGCTGGTTTGGCGAGAGTTTATTCTTTACCTCTTCTGCGACCATTTTGGCAAATGTCTGATCGTCAATTGTCATGGTCGTCTATTTCCTTCGGGCGCCCCATGCTGGGCAAATTTTCTTGTAGTAGCACCAATCGCACAGACGAGAAACTTTTGTGGGGAATTCACCAGTGCGCAGGGATGTTTGAATCTCCGAGTGAACATTTGCCACTCGCTCAAGCACTGCTTCGTCATCTTGTGCCGTAGTTGTCCTGCCAACCGATTTTCCATCCTTCAAATAAATAAGTTGAACTTCTTTGACTGATTTGTCAAGCGTTTTCTCAACAACCACTTTGTAGAGCAGTAGCTGAAACCACTTTTGATCCATGTAGGCGGCTCGTGGAAATTTTCCAGTCTTGTAGTCTGTGATTTTAATTCCATCGCCGACTTCGGTGATTCTGTCAACAAAACCCTTTATTTTGATTCCCGGAAGAACCTCAACGTTGTATTCAGACTCAACACCAATTGGGTTTAGCTGTATCGGGTCTTCCACCATCCACAGGTTCTCTACACACCACCACGACTTCCACCTGAACTCACGCATTTGCGATTCGTCCATGTTGAGTGCGGCAAGTCGTTCTATCCAACCCTTCGCCCATACAGCACGAGACATTTGTTGAGCATTGGCCAATGTCCGCTGTTCGCTCGGAAGTCGATAAAGATTCTCTAACACTTCATGAACAAATGTGCCCATTACTTGTGCTTCGGTCTCTGGTTCTGGCATCCCATCAATGCGGCTGTACTTATACCGTTGAGGGCACTGCTCCCAAGTGGATATAGATGATGCCGAGAGATATTGAGGTGCTTTTAGTTCGGGGCTCTGTTCAGTAGTCACCGAACAACCTTACTACTTCTCAAAGCTGAGTCTTACCGCCTCTGCCTGAAGTTCTTGAAGTTGATCGAGAGTGGCATCGCTTGACCGCCGAGGCTTCGGTGCATTGTTTGAAAGTTTCGCCCAGAGGTCATTGAGTTGCGAGCGCTTGGATTCGCTCAACCCCTTGCTAATGCTTACAAAGTTCTCCCATAGCTGGGTTGATTCATCGGCAGGGGCATCCATTGCTTGCTCAATCTCCATGGCGTCATCACTGCGAGCGAGATAGAGACCAACACCGAGTGTTTGGGCGGCCTTCTTGAGGGCATCCGAAATTGCCCCCTTGAATTCATCGCCAAGGTCAACGATTGACCCCTGTTTGGTTCGCTTAATCTTCTGACCACCAATTCCATCGCGGGAAATTGGCAAACCATTGGTGTCCCAAACAAGTCGAACATGAGCAACAACAAAGTCGGGATCTATTGCATCGCGCTCACAGCGAACAATGGTAAAAGACCACTTGTCAACACCGAGCACCTTGTTTAGCCGGTTGATGACCTCGCTTACTGGTATGTACGTAAGATTGGTTCCACCCTTATTGAGGGTTCGCTCCATCTCTTGTGGGAACGGTTCTGAAAGCGGACTGTAGAAGTCCTTTTTGTCTGTCTTTTCTGATTCACTCATCGCTTGCTCCTCCATTTGTGTTTCTTACTATTACACTCATGCGCGAATCGCCAGATTCGCAATAACTGTCAGCATTTATGCCAAGTTTCTGCAACTGGGTCACCTTCCAATAGGAGGGCTGAACGTAATTCAACATTGACTTAGCCAGATCTTCTGGATCAACCTTTATTTCGCCGGTATCCATGTCTATTGACATCTTGTGAAGTTTCTCGGCAACTGCACTCGCTAAATCTTTGTGCTGCCACTTGGTGCGTTTGGTGGAGTAACTTCGCTCAACCTCGCCACCGTTTGAAAGAATAATTTTGTCATCTTTCATCATTGAGCCGACTTTCAATGCAAAGGAGTCGTAGGCAAATTTCAGTTCGGCTTTGGCTCTATTGAATGAAGCAAGCACTTCGCATGCCTCTTCTTGGGGTGGCTTACCAGAAAGGTAATCCTCAAGTCGACCTTCAAGATCGGACAATCTTTCGTAGAAATCGCCAAGCAGTAGGTCGGCGATGGATGGAGTTGTACTCATATGCCTCGTAGTAAGTAGTGGTGATAATAGGAATTGCTCAGACGACGATAGCAGCCCTCTTACGCTGCGGCAACCCCAACCCAGTCAAATACCCAAATGCCCCAGTCGCAGAGTCCACTTGGTCGTCGTGGTTGGACGCCTCGGGAAAGGTTGAAAGCTCATCTAGCCAGTCCGTCAACCAAGGACCACGGACGACACGAACATTCCCATTCGCCGCCGCCGCGGCAAACGGCCTAGCCCGAGTGATTTTGTCACCAGTTGACCGAATACCCACAAAATCGTAACCAGGAACCACGTATCGGGCATACTGGTCAACTAGGGCCTTTCCTGACGATCCGGGTTCTTGCTCCATCCTGATGGCAACACTAGGGCCGTCTTCGGCAGCGGTTTGTTGGACTAATTGTTCTACTTTTTCACCCTTCACCCGAGCCCGTCTAACATCCAAGATATAGGAAATTCCCTTATCAAATAGCATAAGTGTTCCTACGGTCCAGTCTGGATCGGGGTTGTTGCTATTGGGTTCCGTGGCTGCTAGATCCCAAAACCTGACTGCTCTGGCCGAACTGCTGACTATTGGTATTTCATGCTGATCCACAACAATGAAAGATGTTCGGTCAAACATTGAGCCAAGAGTGGTCGCCCACCAGTCACCCTCTTCAAGCCGTCGTCGCTCAAGGGGGTCGAGCGCTTGGAGTGACCTGCGGTATGAGGAGGCATCAATGCCGGGGTTGTCGGTGAGCAAGGATGGCACGAATATCCGTTTTTCTTGCTTACCCTCAACGATGAAGCGTTGTCGAACCCAGTTGGGGGCAGGGTTTGATGCGGCGCGCATCCTTAGGGGAACCTCTGAAAGAGAACCACTAACTGGCCGACGCAAACGAGAGAATAGGTATCGGTAATCTGACTCTCGGATTTCTGTGACCTCATCCATTCCAATGAACTGAAATTCCGAACCTTTATAGCGAAGGTAATCTCCGGCATTATTTAGGTATCCGAAGGAAATTCGCGCCCCAGAAGGAAATGTAGCTATGAAGCTGTTGTTATTCCAGTGGACGTCGTCATAGTTGGCAATCCACGATTTGAAGCGATCCATCAGGGCTCCGGGCAGAGAAAGGTCGGCAAAAGTGCGCCTAAAAAGGATTGCTGAGTAGTTCGGAACATCAACATACTGAAGGGCGGCCATCAGTAATGCCGAGGATTTACCACCACCAGCGGCTCCACCAAATAAAGCCTCAAGCGAGTAGCACCTAAGGAAAACTTTCTGAGTCAGAGATGCTTCTTCTGGGCAATACAAGGGAGCCTTTGGCTCTAGGTACTCCTTAATTTTTTGCCAGTCTGCCATCGTGCTTCCTGTATCAACTATGCTTGCCCGTATCGTAAAATGTATAAGTACAAACGGGGGTGAGCATGAACAAAATAAAAGTGTTTCTTACCAACCGCTCAAATGTTGCTAACATTCTAATGGCTTCGTTCGTGCTTCTGACTGCAGTAGGTGCCGGTTTGATTTTTTTTCCGGCTGGCTTAATTGTCGCTGGAGTAAGTTGCGGCGCTGTCGGACTTTTGCTTGGACTCGAGTAGTAAATGGCTTGGAACTCACCTAAAAACAAGGGATCGCTTGCTTCATCTGGCAAGTCAGCAGTTGGCCCCGGTGCGCCCATCGCCCAAACGCTTGGACTTGTTGGAAAATCCTACAAAGATTCGTGGGACATTGAACGCGCCTACCGAGAGGGTATGCAACGCGTTACTTGGGTTGCTCGTTGTATTGATGTCATAGCAGGGAACCAAGCACGTCTGCCAATTATTTTGCGGAAAGACAATTCCCCCGATGGAGAAATTCTTTCTGACAAGAAGATGAACAAATCATCTTTGCTTGAAGTTTTGAATACAAAATCAAACATTGGCGAGAATGCTTTCATTTTCAGATACAGACTCTCAGCACAATTGCTCCTCGGCACCCGTGGTGCCTTCATTGAGAAGGTTCGTGGCAGGGATGGAAGTATCGTCGGACTAAATCTTTTGCCACCCCAAGCAACTGCCCCGATTCCCGATGCAAAGAAATTTGTTTCTGGTTATGAAGTGACACTGCCTCATGGTCAGACAACAATTCTAAAGCCAGAGGATGTTGTTTGGGTTCGCCGACCACACCCACTTGACCCCTATCTCTCGCTAACACCCATGGAAGCAGCTGGGGTTGCTATTGAGATAGAGAATTTTGCCAAACTTTACAATAGAAATTTCTTAATGAATGACGGTAGACCCGGCGGTTTGCTCGTCGTTCGTGGAATGCTTGACGAGGAAGACAAGGAAGAACTAAGGAATAGGTTTAGAGGAAATCTTTCTCGCGCTGGACAAACAACCGTTCTTGCCGCAGATGACGGTGCCGAATATGTTGATGTCGGCGCTTCGCCACGAGATGCTGCCTACATCCAAATGAGGCAAATAACAAAGGAGGAAATCCTTGCTTCATTCGGTGTTCCCGAATCTGTTATCGGCAATGCTTCTGGTCGAACATTTTCAAATGCTTCCGAGGAAATACGAGTGTTTTGGACCGAGACAATGCTTCCACACTTGGAGCCGATTGCCAGATCTCTTGATGAGTTAGATGATGTCAACTATGTGGACTTTGATACCAGTGAAGTGCCGGTTCTTATGCTCTACAAACAAGAACGAGAGCGCTACCTAAGTGACGAGTTCTCTCGAGGTCTCATTAGCCTCAACGAATACCGAATGGGAAGTGGTCGCAAAGAGGTTCAATCGGATCTCGCGGATTCATTGTTGATGAACCCGAACCTCACTCCAATTGGTAATACGAAAAAGAAAATGGAAGCACCACCAATGATGATGCCGGGTGGTCCGCCACAGGGTGCCGTACCCGGAATGGAAGCAGGCGGGCAACCTCCAGCAATGCCAGAAATGCCGGGGGCAGGCACTCCACCAGCACCAGAAGGTGCAGAGCCAGACACAATGGCTGGGGCAATCGCCGCCGCCATGCAGCAAGCCAACCCATCTGGGGCAACCGATGTCCCAATGGCAACGGCAGAGCCAGCACCAATTGGTCAAGTTCCAGTCGAGGTGAAAGAAGCAGATTCAGAGAGGGCAGTGGAGCGATGGGCAGAAATACTTGGACGCTCATTGGAACGACTCATTGAAAGACAGCAAAGAGTTGTTATGGAGAAGTCCTTTGGGTCGAAGTCAAGGAAGGCACTGTCATCTGGAACCCTTGAATCTTCATCGGTGTTCAACAAGGACATCTGGGTCAAGCAATTGGAAGACGATGTTCGTCCAGTACTGTTCGCCATCATGCAGGACTCAGCAGAATCTAACGGCCTGCCAAAACCAGAAAAGAAAGACATGTTGAAAGCGGCAGAACTGAGCTTGTTGCAACTCCAGGATTTAAATGAACAAATTGGCAGAGATATTGAAACGGCAATTAAGTCAGCAATCTCCACAACGGGCGAAAATGCTCGGTCGGCTGTGTTCCGAGAAACCCTTATTGAGAGCTATGCCCAGATTGATGCCAAGGATCGATTTGTTCTCGCTCAGCATGTTGCGTCATCGCTTTGGGGTCAATTTAGTAATTAGGAATTGCTATTACTGAATTGATAGTAGTAGTTGCGTCAACCCCAGTAAATGTTGGTTTATCATTACTGAGCGCAACACCGGCAAGGCAGGATGATGGACAACCTTCTTTTTAAGTCAGGCAACAGTGGTCAAGTAAACATTGATGAGGCGCAGGGCATAGTTGAGTGCTTTGTAGCTGGAATCGGAAACAAGGACTCTGTCGGCGATGTTGTTATTTCTGGTGCATTTGCCAAGAGCCTTCTCAGAAGAAAACCACGAGTCGTTTGGGGGCATTCGTGGAATGATCCAATCGGTAAAGTTTTGGAAATGTACGAAGTTCCCATTGGGGACTATCGCCTACCAGCCAAGATGCGCAATGCAGGAATTGGCGGTCTTTATGCCAAGGTTCAGTTCAACCTAAATTCAGAAAAAGGCAAAGAGGCTTTTGCGACCGTTGCATTCTTCGGCGAAGATCAAGAGTGGTCTATTGGTTACAAAACCATCGATTCAGTTTTTGACCCAAACCTGCAAGCAAACATTCTCAAAGAAGTTGAACTGTACGAAGTATCACCAGTTCTTCATGGCGCAAATCAACTAACTGGAACAATCTCAATTAAGGGCGATGAGAAGGGTCATATGCCCATTATTCCAATGCCGGGAATGGGGGCAACAATGATGCAGGAAATGCCCCGCATTGTTGTTATTGCTGCCCCACAGGATGGTGCCAACGAATCAAGTGAAGGCGACCCATTTGCTGCAGGAATGTCACAGGAACTTTCACAGCCAGACAAGATGGCACTTCAAGCAGAACTAACTGAACGAACTGGTTCGAAGATTGAAGTAATGAATGCAACCGAGAACACCGTCGTGTTTAGACGTACAACACAAGATGGCAAAGCATCGATGTACAGACTCCCTTATCACAGGGAGGGTGACCAATATATGTTTGGAAAGCCAGAACCATACACCGCAAACAACCCGACACCTCAACCAATGCAGAATATTGAGCAGAAGCCAGGTGCACCAGTCGTCGTCCCAAATGGTGGTATTGCATATCGCAATGATGACCAACAAGAAATGCTAAGTATGTTCTCCAACGAGAACATGGTTCAGTCGCCATGGGGTAAGTCAGATGTATCCCACCTCATTGAACTACCAGAGTCATACATGGCGAGTGCGAAAGATTTTATTTCTCCAGTTCTTCGCCACCACAAACTTGCTGCCCGACCAAATGCTAAGGGAATTGTCATTGATGGGTTATTGACAGCAAATGCACTAGATGCTCTCCAGAATGCCGTCAAGGCTTTGGGAGCAACGCTCGGCCAAACGAGCGGAAACATTGGCCAGGCAATTGGAAAGATTCGCGACCTTGCGCAAACATTCAATCCGTATGCGCTTGACGGTGACGGCGACGGGTTTGTTCAAGACGGAAGTGCATTCCAAAGACCGTATATTCCTATCAAGAAGCCTGGTTTTGATTTACCAGATGTCCGAGGTCGCAAGCGAAGCGGCGATGTACTACTTGACAAGCCACGCTCTACTCCGAAACTTCCCAAAGACAAGAACACTTGGACTCGCGCACAACGCAACGAAGCGCTACTTGCAGGCATTGTTGAACCAGAGACCAGAGAAGATGTTTCATTCCTTGCCAATCGTCGCCCAGAAAATGAGGGACTTGCCAAGTATTGGGACATGTCGGAATCTGATCTCACTAAAGAGGGAAACCGACTCGTCAATTCCAGAAGGCAATCCACTGGTGCTGAGAAGGAGAAGATTGACGAAGAGTTGCTGAAGGTTTCGCACGAATTCCAGCGACGCGCTTCGTATGCCGAAACATTTGGTCAAGAGTTTGTGCCGCCAGCAAAACGCGAAGTCCCAGAAGCGATGGTTCCGGAAGCAGATAAGCCAAAGCCGGCCAAGCCAGGTAGAACAGAAGCAGAAGGTCTTGCATCTGCCGGAAAAGTGTTTGATGCCCTGAATACCGATGACCTGACAGATGGCAAGGGTTATCGAAAATGGGAAGACTTGGACGATGACGAAAAGTTGGAAATGTTCCAAGAAGTCCAATATGACTACCTGTACGAAAACTACGGAAATCTTGGCGACGATGGTCTCGTTGAAGCAATGGAAGATCCTAGGTATGACGACGAAATCCTCGAACACGCAGAAATGGTTTATGACAAGATAAAAGCCAAGCGCGAAGAAGATGGCGACATGGCGGCAGATTCCGCTATGGATAGGGCGCGCGAAGAGGATGGCTTTGGTTCACGTGGAGAAGAACCAGATGCTGATTCACTGGCTCAGCGCGACAGAGAGAGGGCACTTGACGAACAAGCAGATGCTGCTCTTGATCGTGCCCTTGAAGGTTTCATTGATAAATATGGCGAAGATGAGTTTGACAAGTTAACAGCAGAAGAGCAGGACATCCTCCTTGAGCAGGGCAGAGATCAAGCAAGGGGACTTGCATCATCTGGAAGCAAACTGCATACCAATACCGATGTATTGATGGAAATTGCTCGCCGCGATGGCTGGAGGGGTGGCGACAAGCAACCTCCTGTTAGGTCGTACCGAAAAGCACAGGAAGCCCTTGACGACTGGAACAAGCTCTCATTGGAAGAGCGCAACAGCCTGCTTGATAACGATGAACCAACAATCAAAGAATTTGTGGATGCACTACTCAAAGCCCGCGACAACAGACTTGCTGGAATCAGATCCGTTCAAGCCGAGCGCAGAAATGCCGAACGAAAGCGTCGTGCCGCAGAGGAAAAACTAAAGAGACAGTTTGCCCGCGGCGATACATCGGGCGTAGATACGAGTGCGCTTGCGGACTATTTCCCCGAGGACGAATACGGCAACCTTGGCCGAAGTGGTCGTGAGTATGTCGATGCTGTTTTGACAAACTGGGCAGAAATGTCCCAAGCTGACAGAGATAAAGCAATCCGCGATAACAGAACTATCGTCGAGGATCCAGATTCTGTTGTTGAGACCCTCAGGGATGCACTCAGTGAATACGGATACAAAAATCCCAAAATCGCACAATTCCTTGATGAAGCAGAAGCAGAAGCAGACATGCTGGAGATGTCTGGTTTCGAATCGCGGGGTGAGGGCAAGTTCGGGTCAAACCCCGAGGACAGCAAGGCCGCACAAATATTTGATGCAATTCTTGACAAGTACTGGAAGATGTGGGGATTTGATGTTCCCGATGCAGATGACAAGGGTTGGGATGAGCCGTTTGGTTTTGCCAGTCTTGGAAATGACGAGGAAGTAAAGCAATCAAAACTTGATGAACTCGTTGGCGGTGTCAGGGAAAGATTGATTGCCGAACTTGAGACTGCCGATCCAGCAACATGGAGACCATCTTGGAGAAATGATTCTCTTCCAATCAATCCGATAACCGGAAAACCATACAGGGGCTTCAATGCATTCTGGTTGATGATGCGCACAAGTGGCGAGAACTACAGAACTGGTCGGTTTGCTGGCTTTAATCAATTGAAAGCACGTGGTGCTCAAGTTCGCAAGGGCGAGAAGGGTGTTCCCATCCTGCGTCCACAGTTGGTCAAGAAGGAAGATGAAGACGGCAACATTAAGGAATTTGTTGTATTCCGTGGTGCAACCGTATTCAATATTGACCAAGCTGATGGTGGCGACGAGGCCCTCAGGGCAATACCGGCCGACCTGCCAGAGTCGCAAAGAATTGCAATCCTTGATGAAACATTGAAGGAACTTGGCGTAAGTGTTCGTACAGAGAACATCACACCGCACTACAACCCGGATGGCGATTACATCTCCATGCCAGATTTCTCAAAGGGAACCAGCCCGCTTGAATGGACTTCAACACTTGCCCATGAGGCAGTGCACTGGACTGGGCACAAGTCGCGCCTTGATCGACCAAGCCTCAGGGATTACAGTTCAGACAAGAAGGTCAGAGCATACGAGGAACTTGTAGCAGAAATTGGTTCCGCAATGTTGCTCGCCGCACACGGAATAGATGCTCCGTTCCGCCAGGATCACGCCCCATACATCAAGGGTTGGGTTTCGCTTTTGAAAGACGACCCTGATGCTCTTGGTAATGCATTCAAAGATGCGCAGGCCGCAGTCAACCACATGCTTGAGAAGTCACCAAACCTGCGCAAACTATTCGGTGGTCTTGATAATGGCAAGAAAGCACCCGACGTTGATGCCTCAACAGAAGTCAATGTTCCTGTTGGTGCGAGCGAGGGTTTTGCATCGCTACATCGCGTTCGCACCCCAGGTAGCGAAGCACTTGCTGGAGTTCTATATGACGACAACAGCGGCGAACTCATGGTCGGCTTCCTCAAGGGTAAGTCGTGGGATGATTTGGGCGATGATGAGAGAATCGCTTGGATTGACCGCGTCAATGCAGGGCGCGCAGAAGTTGGTGGATACAAGCGTCCGCTTAACGACTCAGAAATTGACGACTTGGCACGTGAAGCATACGAAGATGCTCGTGATGTTGGTTGGTACGTCTATGAAGGCGTCACCATGGAAGAAGTTCAGGAACTTGCCGCAGTAAAGAGCAAGGGTCGCCACATCAATGCCCTAAAGAAACTCAAGAAGGCCCGCAAGGCATCCGATGAAGATCAGTTCAACTTTTTTGGAAGGTCTGAGCGTGTCCAAGATGTAGCAAAGACAAAGCAGACCGATGGTTTCTCCTCGCGTGGTGGAAACGACAACATGATTGTCGAAAGAGACCCACGAACTGGTTATATAACAATTAGTGCGATGGTTACGGGTGACCGTGGTGCCAGCGAAGAGAATCGCGGAACACGACGAATGAGGGTCATAGTTGCCGGCGGCTCAATAGCCGAAGCAAAACGAAATTTCAGAAACAGAATGAAAGAGGACAAAGTTTCATTCGCTGGCGACAGTGATGGATTTGCCTCACGCGGACCTGCTGAACCAAACGAGGGATTGCGCCGGCATAAATTGATGCCAGTAGATATCCGTGAGAGAATGCCAGAACTTTACTCAACAGAAGATGTGGATACCGAAGATAAGATTTTGGCAGTAAAGTTTTTCTCACCATACTCCAATTGGACTTGGTACGGAGTTGAGTTTGACGGCGAAGATACTTTCTTTGGTTATGTAGAAGGATTTGAAAAAGAGTGGGGCAACTTCTCCCTCAGTGAACTTGCTGGTGCACAGTTGGGTAATGGAATTCCTGCCGTTGAAAGGGACATGAGCTTCCGACCAACGAAGTTTGAGGATCTCAATGGCGAAGGAATGCCAACAATCACCGAGGATGGGTTTGCTTCCGGTGGCTCAAAGAGAATTGGTATTGAGCCGCAATACAACGATCCACGATGGATTGACAAAACCCAACAGCGAATTCTGAAACAAAATACAGACTGGAATAGTTTGTCACATGATGACCAAATTGATTGGGCAAACTCTTTCCTTGACGAGTATCTCAGAGAAAATGAAATGGGTCATGGTTTGTCGGATGTTGCCAACGGTCGCAGACTGACTGGTCGCCCAGACATTGACCTACTGAACTATGCAGAGGATGCATACAGCAAAATGTCAGATGCACATATGCGTAGGCGAGCCCAATTTGGTGAAACAGACGAAGGTTTTTCATCCGTTGGTCGTCGTACTCGCAGGCTCGGAACCAAGCCAAGCGATGCCGTTGACTACGTTGCGTGGGATCCAGAGACAGAGAGCCTCTTTGTTGCCTACAAGCGCGGTGACGGTCGTTCACAGATGTATGTCTACGAAGGTGTCAACTCCGATGAGGCATTGGCAGTCGAGAATGCAGACAGCCTCGGTAAGGCAATCAACGCAATCAAGAGAGCCAAGAATGTCCGACAGGCAACCCCAGAAGAAGTGATGGGTCTTGCCGATACGGATAAGAGAGAAGCGAGCGAGACAAGGAAGCGACTCGCCAGATTGGTGCTTGAAGAGACCAGAGATGCCCTCAAGGGGATGGAAGTTGAATTCTTGAGCGACACTGAAATAAATGTGTCGGATGGTTCAGAAAAAATGGTTCGCGTCTCCCTTGACCCGGACACATTGGAGTTTACGGTCAGCAAGATTCGCACTATTCGCGGCGGCAGGGAAGAGCCAGATGATGAAGAGCTCTACGATAGCGAAAGCGCACTAAGTGCCGGAGATGTGCGAACGCTTACCGGTCTCTTCATGAACGACCTTCAGAAAGATCTGGATGAGGAAAGTCGTCTTGAGCGAGAAATTGATGATGCTCGACGCGAACTTGACATGGCCGGAGATGCTCCAGGGGTCGAGAATGTCGATGTTACATACTCAACAGCACTAGATGCAGTTGATTACAACCCGTCAACACAGGAACTCCGTGTTTCGTACAAAGACGGCGGAACATACATTTACGAAGGCGTTGACCGAACTGCATTTGAGGAATTCAAGTCTGCCCCAAGCAAGGGTCGCGCAATGAACGACATTAAGCGCGCCCACCCATACCGAAAAGATAGCGAGTGGACTGGCGGTGTCGATGAGGATCGTGGCATAGAGGAATTTGATGTTCGTGGCTCAGAAGCAGTTGAGAAAGTCACCTATGACCCGAGCAAGGAAGAACTCACGGTCGTTTATTCTGGTGGTAAGGGCTACGTCTACACGGCAGTTACCCGAGAAGAAGCAGATGCTGTTCGTTCAGCACCAAGTAAGGGTCGCGCAATTAATGATGTAAAGCGTACCCACGATGTTCGAAAGGCAGATGCACCAGTAGAGGAACGACCAACTGGCAGTCGTGGAATATCTCCTGATGTCAGTAAGGGAAAGTCGTTTGATGAAAGACTGGAACTTCTTGAAAAGTTGACACAAGAAGAAGATGACTTGGCAGACCGCCTAAGCGGAGAGTTTGATGGTGCTAATCCAAAGGGTGATTACCTTACCCGTGGCGATGCACAGGGGTCGGCCACTGCCACAAGTCGCAAGAAATACGGAACCGATGCATTCAAGCTGCTCAATGATTTGTTTTCCTCTGCAACACCAGCAGAGCGAGAGAAGATTAGGGAATGGTTTGATGGGCGCGAAAAGAGAATGTCGGCAGAAAGAGCCGCTCGTACATCACGAACGATTGATCCCGCACCGACAGCAGCACCCAAAATGCCAACTCGCAAACCACCACGAGGTGGCAAGCGTGTCCGCAACCGCAATGTGGTTATTGAGATGGAGCAGGGCACCCTTGATGAAATTATGGAGGCAGAATCCAAGAACATCACGGTGGATGCGCTTCGTGATGCCGCTGGTTCCGTAAATGGAAAGTACACAAAGGGTCCACGTAAGGGCAAGAACAGGGGTTCGGACACCATTACGGTGAGAGATGCAGAAACCGGCGAACTCCTCCATGCTAACGAAATACTTCTCACATCATCTGTCATGCGCGGCAGTCCAACGGCTGCCAATAGGAAGCGCGGCTACATCAGAGCACGTTCGTATGCTGGTCGTCAAGGGCACAACATCACCAAAGATGAAGGTCCAAGTCTGCGCGGCGAAGGTCGTGGAATGACCGATTACGACAAGCGCGTGTACGGTCTTGGCTCAGATGAAAAGAACCGCGAATACGGTCTCGCTTCACGGTCAAGTCTTGACAGATTGCTGACTGAGCCAACTCCCCAAGAAGAGGTGGAATCCTTCCAGAGATATCTTGACTCCGAGTACGGCGAGTACTTCATGGACTACACCCAAATGGATGATGAGGAACTCAAGAAAACCTTGATGCAGCGTTACCGAATGAGTCGCAGTGAAGCAAATGCAACTGCCAGACAGATTCGCAAGGATCAAGACACTTTGGATGAGCTGTACATGGCGGCAGATGATGCTGGCTTTGATTCTCGTGGCGGACGAGAACTTGTCGTTCCTGACGAATATCGCATGTATGGCGTGACCAAGGATGCCCTACTGGATGAACTATATAGCGAAGATCTAGATGAGGACGAAGCAGAAAGAATTGCTGATTACTGGGCTCAATCTGATGGTTTGTGGGATAAGTATTTGGATCGCGCAATCAGTAACAACGAGGGCAATGTACTTAGGGCAGTATCAGATGCAGCACAACAAGCCTACGAGGATTACCTCAGTGCATCAGCGGACAGCCTTGAGCAGAGACGACTTGACGGCTTTGCCTCGCGTGGTCAGCGCCTTGGCGAAATTAGGCCGATGGAAACTGCTGGTAATAACTGGATTGAATCAGCACGGCTTGCAGAACCTCTTGACATAATTAATCTTGAAGATGATGATGCAAGGGAGAAATTTGAGGAAGCCCTAATTGAGGCCGGGGTGCTTGATCGCATCAATACGTCTGAGTACATGGACGATGTCTATGAAAGAATTCTCGTATTTGCACCAGACACCGACAACGGAATAATGGAAGCAGCCAGTGGTAACCAAGCTAGGAATGCACCAAGAACTCGATACATAGTCCCCACCAAGGACAATAAATATGCAATCGTTGAATTTAGTGGCGACTACGACGGTGCACCAGATGGACCTCCGGGTTATTACCCGAACTACGAAGTGGTGGATACGGCCCCGTCAATTGGAAGCGCCATAAGAAATGTTCAGAAACGTGAACAAAACGACATTGGTGCCCCTACCGGCAGGGCAGGAGGTCGTACATCGGAAGAAGGCTTTACATCCAGCAGCTACGAAAGTGATGCTGAGTTTCTGACTAGAAGAGCCAAAGAGCGAGAAGATGTGCTTAATGCACCAGTAGTAAAGGGAGAAAAGAGCCCATTACTAGACATGAGTCCATATAGCGCATTTGATGCATTCTATGGTGGCGGCTCCAAGTTCATTAGGCGCAGTGAGCAAACCTATGATATCTACGGTCCGGTTTCAATGCCAATCGCTCAACAAGACAGTGCATTCCATACTGGATTTGCCGATCAAATAGTCAAAGACTTCTCCAGAAGTAATCTGACAATTGATGAACTTGCAGACCGATTTGATATCACGCCAACCCAAGTTCAGGAAGTTCTTTTGGATGCCAAAGCAAACATGCTTGACCTTGAGCGACTGCGCGAGAAACAAAAAAAGACATCGTTGCGGTCAACAGAAGAATCTGATATTAGGGCCGGCGAAAGGGTGGAGAAAATTTTTGTTGGCGATCGCAAGCATACAGACATCCCAGAATTGACCGGAGAAGCCCTTGCAAGACGAGAGCAGAGACTGGCGCATCGAAGAGCCTTGGCAGAGAATGATGCCATAAGAGAAAAAGAAGGTGCTGCGCTGAAAGAACTTGAGCGCACCACAGAGTATCGAGATGCAGAAAGCAATTACAGCCGAGCTCAAACCTATAACCGTCAACACGAGTACTGGATTGGTAAAGGTATAGAACTCCAGGAAAACATAGACAATCTCAAGGAGACAGACGACCTGTCTCTCCTCACCACCAGTGCATTAAACGGCGAGGACGTTCTTGACATACTCAAAGAAATAAATGAAGATTGGGATTTGGATTTTAGAGATCCAACTGCCGATTGGTACGAAAATGACTATGGGACTTTGGTTGATTGGGATGGCGAAGAAGTTAGTTACGACCAACTTGAATGGGATGATTTTGAAGTTGACCTTGAAAGTCTGAGCATCGAAGAACGTCAAAAACTTATTGATGCGGTAAAAGAGAAAAAGAATTGGATTCTTGAAACAGCACAAAAAAATGCGAGAGAGTTGGGTTTTTCAGAAATTCCAAACGAAAGAGATCTTCAAAAAGCAATCAGGGACAGTAACGCTGCCGCCAGAAAGCCAATTGAGGATATGAGGAATGAAGTCGCTAAAAAGTTCCCGAAAGTTCGCGTCCCAGAGGAACCCTCAAAGAGATCTTCGCTTTATGGTATCCGTAATGAAAAGGGTCAATTCCTTGAACTTGAAGAGTTGGCCACTGGGTGGGCAGAAGAAATACGGGTTGCCAAAGCTGAATCAGCAGCGCAAAGAGCTGAACTGAATGCCCAATTGAACCGCGGCGACCAAAATCTTGAGGATGGCTTCGCCTCAAGGTATTCACGGTACGAGGGTGGCTGGGATGCAGTTGCTGAGTCCAGTGAAATGCCAAACCGACCAGAACGAGCAACCCCAATGTGGGACGACCTGGATGAGGATCAGCAGAACGAGTTCATCCACGAAGTGGATTACGACTACATGTACGACAACCACTTCGGTCTCGGTGATGATGGAATCGTTGAGGCCATGGAAGATGGAAAATATGACGATGCGATAAGCGAACACGCGCAAATGGTGTGGGACACAATCGCTGAAAGAAAAGAAAAGAAACGCTTGATTGATGCGGTTACTGCAACTGGGGTAGATCCAGAAATGGCAGGACCAATTGCCGATTACTGGTTCAACAGCGATGGCATACACGACAAGTACATGAAGAGGAGTAACGGCGACCTCGGTAAAGCAATGGAAGTTGCCTACGAGGATTATCTCAGTGCGTTGGCAGACATGCAGGAAGATGGCTTTGCCTCTCGCGGTTCTGCAACAAAACCATCCGTTGATGCTGAAACACAGAAAATTATTGAAGGTGCATCGCTTGGTCAATTAGCAGAAATGATTCAGGACGATTTGGCTGATCAAGGAAAGGAAATGTACTTCGGAGCAGTTCCCTATATTGATGCCCTATCCACCATGGATTCCATGGATGACCGATATGGCGCCGATTCAGCACAAAGTGTCGTTGCCTATGCGCTGAGCAACCTTCAGACCTACAAGGGCGCCAAGGCGCGAGCAATTAAGGCAGAACTCAAGAAGCGACTTGATGAAAAAGTCAACAGAGATGGCTTTGCCTCGCGTTCAAGTGGCACAGATTGGGGTCCATTGGCTGGAGAGGTTGCTCCTGCAAGACCACTTAGGATTGAAACTGAATGGTTGAATTTTGAGGATTTAGACCCAGAAGAGCAAGATCAACTCATTCGAGATGGCATTGAGAACATTGACCGAGTGGCTCAACCAGACATTGACCTAGAAGCTGAGAGGGACTTCATAATTGAGGAATATGACCGTGAAGCCAGAGCGGCCCGATCCGATGCGGCCGAATCACTGCTGAAAGAAATATACGAACTCTGGGACCAAGATGCTGATGCCGATAATATTTTCCAAAAAAACGGCAACCTTGCCTACGCAGAAGAACTAGTCAAGAACGGAGACTATGTTGAAGATTATGAACTTGCTGAAGCAAGAAATATTGTGGATGAAGTCAGAGAGCGATGGGAAGAGCGTAAAAAGAATTCAGTAGATGACGAACCCTCGGACATAGACGACGAAGACAGCGATGGCTTTGCTTCTCGTATGCCCAATGATGGCGAACGACTCATGAGGAGAGGGAATAGGGACTTCCTATCCGATGAGTTCTCGCCACGTGAATATAGGCAGGCAATGAGTGGGTTGGACAAGGTCAGGAATAACACCGGGTCTCCTGTTACCACAGAGGAGAATGCCGCCATCAGGAAACTTGCCGACCTCTATCGCGCGAGACCAAAGACAACGCGAAATGAACGAGATGCAATCAACGATGTAGTAAACAGTCTTAATAGTTACAGATCTCGCCGAAGTGGTAACGAAGGCTTTGCCTCACGCGGTGGTCGCACGGAACAGATTGATGTACGCAATTCCAGTGCCGTCGAGCAGGTCACCTATGATCCATTGAAAGAGGAACTTCTCGTCGTCTATAGCGGCAACAGAGGATACATCTACGAGGGTGTCACTCGTGGCGAGGCAGATGCACTGATTGATGCCCCAAGTAAGGGGGGCGCAATCAATGGCATCAAGGCAACACACTCGTTCCGCAAGGCATCCGATTCGGATGTTATGGACTTTGATATTGATCCAGTTGCTGTCCGCAAGGCAGAAGTTGATGCAAACTGGGAAAGGCTTCCTAGTTCCGACAAGGAGCAATACCTCAGGCGCGCGACCAATGCCGGCATAGCCGACGGAACCGGTGAATCTGCTGATGAACTGTTGTCCGCCGCCAAGTTGCGAGCCATGGACGACAGAGAACTGGCAATGCTTGAACGTGAAGCAATCGGCAGGGGTGAATCCTCATCGCGCCGAATTGATGTCTCATCTAGCTCTGCGCTCAACTACGTGGACTACGACGAAAAGACGAGAACACTAAGTGTTGAGTTCCGTGGACGAGATGGCAATGGGAATGGAACTCTTTACAACTACCAAGGTGTTGAACCAGACGTGGTTGACGAACTTGAGAACTCAGACAGTCGCGGTGCGACCATGCGTAGAATCAGGGACAATTACGAGTTTACGACGAGCGAGAGACTGCCACAGTCTGCATACGAGGGTCTTTCATCGCGCAGTGAGACGGACAGACTCGCCGCTTGGAAGCCAGTAAACCAAGATCTCAGAAGCCTGAGAGATCGAGTCAAAGGTAACGAAATCAATGATGGCTTGATTGGTATTGGGGATGCAGAGGTGAGGCCAGGTAGTGACTTCTATAGGGCTCGTCGGAGAGCATACATGGGCCTCATGGATGAACTTGAAGAAATAATCGCCAATGCAAAAGAAGAGGGAAACCTTGACTTGGTTGGGCCGACAGAGAAGTCAAGGGGTCGATTTGAGAGGCTCATCAATGCAGGTGACTGGGCACAGGCCAGATTCCACATGATAGGAGAAATTGCCTCAGTTCGAGAATCAAGAGCCAGTGCAGAAAACGGCTTTGCCTCGCGGGGTGGTCGCAAGTCAACCGAAGAGTACAAAAAGATAGTTGACTCATTGCCAGATCCGACCGAGCGTCCGAACAAGAACAGATACATGCAGGCAGCCGATGGTGCTCGCAATGTTGTTGAGGACAGGTATGCACTTATTCATGCTCGTCGCAGAATAGCCAAAGAGATGGCAGAAGCAAACGGCGTGGAGTGGAAAGACGGCGTAGACATCTTTGATGTTACCAACGGCGATGATGATGATTTAGAAATCTTGATGGATCTTGACAACAGGATTGAAGAACTCAATAAGTACGTCACTGCCAATGACAAGGAATATAGGCGAGTTCGCAACATGGAACAGTTGGTGCTCCAGAAGGACTCCGAATTGTCTGACATCAAAGACGGAATAGACCTCGCACTTGAAGAGTACGAAATTACCGAACAAGACATTAGGGAATATTCGGGCGAAAATGCCAAGGAATGGTTCACCACAACACCAGAGGAAAATACAAACGAATTGGCAAAAAGCCTAAGAGGCAGATTGCTGGATCTGAATAATCATGAGGATGAAAACGACAATACTTCTCTCTCCAGAGAATATTCGGAAGATATCACCAAAGTCATAAAGTTAATCAGAAATGGAACGCCGGAAGATTTGCGTGAAGCCGCAGAAACAATGCAGGAAATTATCGGTAAGCAGAGAAGCGATTATCAAGACCGATACAAGTCCTACGAGTATGAAGGCGACGAACTAATTGACTCTGGTTACCGTTCAGTTCCATTTTTTGACGAGGAATCTGACCTTGACTTGGATGGGGAAGATGATTGGGACTACTCGCAAGAGATAGATGAAGAAGATGGAAGATTGAATGTAATTGCCGATGAACTCTACGGTCCTGAGCCAAAGGACAAGGAGACGGTTGACGAGTACATGTCAATGAGTACGGAGGATGGTTTTGCTTCGGGTGGTCGTCGTCGCCCAGGTCGCCGCAATCAGGGTGGCAACGGCCAACGTATGGCTCCTACGACTCGCTATTCTGATGAAGATAGGCAGAACTTGGCCGATAGGAACATCCTTAGGTCTCGTAAGCGTCCTGCCAAACGGCGTCAACCACCGGATCAGTCTGAGTGGGAGGGTTTTGCCTCAACGAACCTAATTGACGATGATGTCAATGATATGGCCACTGACCCGCGCGGTGCATTTGAGGGTGGCGAACACGGGCCAGGCAAAGATATCTCTCTACGGAAGATGTGGGAAAACATCCGTAGGTCAGGAGAGAATAACGAGTGGTTTTCTGAATCAATGAGAGCAGAAGACTTGGCGAGAGATTTGAATATTCCTCGAAATGTCGCACAGGCACTACTTGATGCCAGACCACAATCTGGTCGACCTGAAATGTTCATTGACAATCCGTATCTGGCCGACACTCTTAGCCAAAGAATAGGCATGAGTAGAACTCGTTTGTTTGGATTTGACCCACTTAAGTATTACGACGATGAGGGCAACCCAGCATCCACACCAGAAGAGATTGATGCGGCCATAGAATCTGAGCGAGCACGACGTGCGGCGAGACTTGCCGCCCGAGAAGGTCGCAGAACCGGCAAGGGAGATCTCTATCGCGGTGAATCATCCAATGTTGATGTCCGTGACCTTGAGTCAAAACTCAACATAAAGTTGACCGACGATAACGGGGATCTCCTTAAGCCAACTGCCCTTGAGAGAGCGGCACGAGATACTGGTCTGGGTTGGAGTCTTGAGAAGTGGCGTCGCATCCACAGCAGGGGTGGTGCGTTGACACCGCAAGATATTGAGAAACTTGTCGAGCGTGGGATTCTTGGCAAAGAGGCAATGCCGGAAAGGGGAGACCTTTCTTTTGGGGAGGTATTCCAGTGGCCAGGGTTTGCAGACCTAGGGTCAAGCAGAATCATTGATGCCCTTTCAGAAACCCTCGGATTGAGCAGGGACGAGATAATGAAACAGCGTCGAACAATCCAGCAAGCCCTTGCCCTTGCCAACAAGGGTCAGAGAAAGACAATATCCACAAGGAATTTACAGCAAGGGAAACTCAAATTGACCAGAGCCAAGATTGCAGAACTTGCCGAAAGACTTGGCCTTGATGCTTCTGAGTTTGACCGCTGGTTCAGTGGCGAGTAACCGAGTGCTAATGTTGATTGTGAATATTTCGTTGAAGGGATTTTGCTAAATGAGCATGACAGAGGACGCAGTACCTACGGTAAGTGTTGATGCTGAAGGTGGCATTCTTGGCTGTGCCAAGGGTGTTGACATTGCTCAGTGTGGCTACGTCAAGGGCGACAAGGTTTGTGGCAAATGTGGTGCCGTTCCCGTTGAGATGAAGGTTATGCCTGCATCTGTTGCGGCGGAGTTGCTTGCAAAGGCGGCCAAGTTGGATGAAGAGCTCACCAAAAAGCAAACTACCCCAAAGCCAACTAAGCCAGTTCGCAAAGTGCAAATGGAAGATGCTGACTCCGATGAAGAAGAGGCCATGGAGGTCGAAGCAGAAGTGGCCGACGAAGAGGCAATGGAAGAAGATGACGAGATGCTGGATGCCGTAGAGGTTAATCCAGAAGTACCAGAGGCAGATGAAGAGGACGACGAGGACGAAGAAGATCAAGAAGAAATGGCTGAAACATCCGACGAAGAAGAGATGGAGGATGACGAGGAAGAGGAAGATGACGAAAATGAAATGTCAGCTAACCCTCAGTCGCTTCTGGACAAATTTCGCAAAGCCAGACTTCAGCAAATTGGCGTAAAGTCGGCAGACGTTGGCGAGCATGGCTACAAGTGCGCAATGGATGGAAAGGTTTATGCAGGAGGAACACCTCCGTGCGCCGATTGCAGTGGTGGTTGCTTTGGGACCAAGGGTCAAGTAACGATTCTTCATGCCGAAGGAATTTCTCAAACCCTTGTCAAGGGCGATGTTGTTGATTCTGCCTACATAGACAAAGCAGATATGTTCGTCACGACAATTCGTCGCAAAGACGGAAAAATGTTTGACGTTTATGTTGATTCTGTTGGGGAAATTCGAGGACACAACCTTATTGACTCCAGCACAATTTACGATCCCTCTGTTGATGATTTGACAATGGTGACATTTGATGAAGCGGCAAATATTGCGATAATGCACCTACAGCGCAAAGACGCCGAAGTGGTGAGCATTCAGCCAGCTGCATTTGAGGGTCACGAGGCATATGTGGTTGACATTCAGTGCAAGACCGGAGAGAGCTACGATGTGTTCGTAGGTATTGATGGAACATTGCTCGGCTACGAAACACTTCAAGAGCCAGACATTGAGGAAATTGAAGCAGAAGCCGCCGAAATAGCACTGAAATCGGCCTATCCATATGCCGTAAGGTCAGAACTCGCTAAAGCAGGCATAGCAATGCCGGATGGTTCTTTCCCCATACTTGCTCATAACGATTTGCTAAATGCAATACAAGCATCAAAGCGCGCGACAAACAAAAAAGAAGTCAGAGAGCACATTATTCTTAGGGCAAAGACGATTGGGTACGAGAATTCAGTACCGTCATCGTGGGTGGAAATCGGCGCCGCTGAGATTCAGGGAAGCCTCGAGGAATTCGACAGGCTCCTTGAGGAGCTTGACACGGACAAGGAGTAACCCATGTCGCTGGGCGACGGGGAAAAAAACAAGGACATTCGCAAAAGAGCGAATGACTTTTTGTCATACGGTGTTTTGGGCTGCTGTCCCGGAGTTAAGGCACTTGGCAAGACAGTTGCCGACAAAAACTCTGACAAACAGCCAGAAAAGGCACTACCAAATGTAGAGAATAATGACGGCTATCGCTTTGACCCAAGTGGTAAGTGGGAGCCGGGAATGATGCTCAACCTGTTCCCCAATTCATCAAGTAGGGGCGCAATCAATGGCAAACCCAACTTTGGGTGGATTCCAGAGATGCCCGCGATGACACAGGATCAAACTGATCAAAGCTTCACTGAGAAATTAAAAAAACTTGCCGATGGACCACGCGTCGTTCAGGAAGTTTGGGAAGTTGATGACTCTGGCAATCCAACAAAACTTGTACAGACAGATGATCCAGATGCCCAAAATACTGAAAGCGACATAAAGGAAAAGGGTCTTGGCAGAACACTGAGAGAAATGAACCCCAACAACACCCTAATTGCAAGGGCGGCTAAACGGTTTGGGGTGTGGGTGGACGATTTAGGGAAATTTAGGTGCCCACCGGGAACACCAAATGCCAACCAATTCACAGATGAATTCGGCTCTACTTGCTTCGCCGTATCTGCATCGCAGATTGCGAATGCCGCCCAGGAGGGATTTGCATCGCTCGGTGCGTGGTGGAAGCGCAGGCAGCAATCCAAGCTCCCTTTTTATATAGACGAATTCGGAAATGTAACCGAAAACATTGACATCGTCAGCGGACGACAGGAGTATCGTCGCGTATTTACTGGATCTCGAGCAAGAGTTCGTCAGCGAATGCAGGAACTAGAGGACAATGTAAATGACCTGCTTCGCATTCATGGAATAACACCTTCAAGCAACAATAATGATGACCTCATTGCATTGATAGAGAAACTAAACCCAGATCTCAAGGGTAAGTTCATCACATTCAGGGATTCAACCATGATGAAGTTGACCCCATCGCAGCAGCAGAGGCTAAAAAGCCTTGGCATATCCGGTCAAAATATTAGAGATTCAGAACGTGGATTCCTAATGAAGATTGCCGAAATGGCGCTTACAGACAGAGATCGATTCTTGCGGCTCGGTCTCGTTCAGGCGTCAACGATAAGAATGCCCGACGGTTCAATTTCGGAAGCAATCACATTTGTGGCAAACCCAGATGCCCCACTTGGCGATGTCAAATACACCATAAAATATGACCCAATTGAGATAGCAATAAATGCCAAGTCTCAACTCTTGGATGTTCTTGATCATCAGCGCCTAGGGTTAAGAACCACTGGGACTGCCAGTGATGAAGAAGCCGCAGATTTACTTCATCAGTTTGTAGTAAACGAGACACAGTGGGCAGGGGGTATGACGGCTTCCCTCGGGAAAAACCCATTTATGGCCAAGGGGACGCACACGGCCATACATGAAATTGCCCACACAATTCAAGTAGACAAAATGATTGAAAAAGTAAAAGAACAGAAAGGTTCATCTGCTCGTTTATCCAAACTTACAAACAGAGAAATTTTTGGCCTGTTGGCTGATGTTGGTGATGATATTGACATGGAGGATTTGGGTCTTGCTGTTTCTGACCTTGACCGAGTGGCATTTTTGGGTGGAAGATACGGAGCCGTAGAATACGGTAATAGAGGTGCAGTCAGTGAACTTTGGAAAGTTGAAGCAACTGCTGAACTTTATGCCTTGCGAGAAATGGGCGTAATTGAGGGCGACGACGTTGACAGAGCACTTGAATTCATGGATTCAATGCGTGGAACAAGAAGTCGAGAAATGCGCGAAGCAGGTAAAAAGAAAAATAGAAAAATAGTTGAGCGCGAAGCCACAAAGAGAAGACCAGCAGATGTTCCAGGTGCTAGAACGGCATCAAAACCCAAACGAGCAAAGTCGGTCAAAAGCCCCAAATCTGCGGCCACACTAGGGGATTCAATACTTGAAAAGTCTTTATCCAAGCTTGATTCGGAAGAAATTGAGGCACTTGAGAGAATTGGTGACCCTCGCAGTAAACAAATAATTTCTCTTGTTGATCCCAAAGGTTCCGAAAATGCGATTAAATCCATAGATTCCGGATATAAATTTGCCCGCAAACATGGTGCGGATTTGGACGAAATTGATGTAACTGATAGTTCTGCTGTTGAGCGTGTTGCCTACGACCCTAAACGCAAAAGGCTTTATGTCACCTACCGCGGCAAAGATGGTGAATCCGGCAAGTCGTACTACTACAGAAAAGTAGATGAAGAAGTCGTCCTTGAACTCCACAAGTCAAAATCAAAAGGCAAGTCAATAAATGAAATAAAGCGCACACATGAAGTCATTGATATTGACAAAATTCCAGAAAAGGTTGACAAAAAAAATCCCGAAGAGGGGGACATTGCCTCACAGGTGCAGTTCAACCTCATACCGACACTGACAGCCTTAGATAAGTCCGAAGTCGGGGAAGACATGAGGGTTGTAATTAGTGTCAACCCATCCAAGACCGGCGGCGAGATAGAAGATATCAAAGGGGTAACCACTGCCCGCATCTACCATGATGGAATATCACTCAACCCAGATGAGGTAGTTCTCGCCATTCCTTCTGATGCTCGCGGTATTCCGATTAAGGCAGGGGACTTTGACAGAGAAGGCACTGGATCAAACTCGCTGTTAATGATGCCACCAATGAAGGTTGCAGTAATTACGGACAAACAAGGAAAACGAGCAGAACTGGTAGATCAGGAGTTCTCTAACACCACCCTGACCCGAATGCTGGATGAATGGCCTGCTGGTTCTGATGCAAAAGATGGTCGCCTATTCAATAGTTCAAGGAATAGGGTTGAGGAAATTGTCGCATCGCACATGGCGATGGGCGAGGGATCCGGAATGCTCCCAGATGGATCAACAACACCGATGTCTGCTCGTCGAATAAGGACAAGAAATACCGATGTATTTGACCGCCACACAAGCAAGAGAAGTGCCACGACAAGACCGACAAAGTCCTACAGGGACAGTGTTTCCTCGGGGCGCACTGGCTTCTCTTCAATGGGGACAATTGAAACCCCAGAAGAACGTAGTTTTGGAAGAATGTCCGCACATGTGGAGAATCTTCCCCCATTGCGAACCGATGCATCTATTGACCCAGAGGTTCAAAGAATAATCAAAGATGCAGGAGATCGGGATGTCTCTCAAATGATTGATGCGGCGGCTGCCGATTTCCATGAAGGAATTGACAGAAGGCCACGACTACGGGTTTCTGATGACGAATTATCAAAAGTCATCTCAGACGGCGGTCGTTCATTTTCTGACCGAGGTCATTATTCAGCTGCTGAGCGAAACTATCAAACCCTTTATGGAATTCACCCAGATGTAGATGATATTGACAGGCCGGTATCCGGATACGTTGTTCATCCAGCACAAGACAGAGCAGCCCGAGATGCGATGCGACGGAAAGGTATTCAGGTTGGCGATGCACCAATAGAGTGGCCAAGTCAATCAAACCCCCATGGCGATGTTGATGCCGACGGTGATATTGAGATAGTCCTCAAACCAGAGGTTTCTGGACGAACTGCTTATGGTTTCGGCTACGGAATTGACGAAAAGACCAGACCTGTTTGGATGAACTCATCAAATAACTCAGATATTGCCGATGCACTCGTTCACATGGACACAGTCAATGATCCAGAGGCATCCAAGACTCGAATGGTCAATGCATTGTCAGCTTTAGTTGATGGAAATTATGGTTACTTCACAGATGTCTCCTCGGTAAAGCCGGCTGCTACGACCCAAAACGAGAAGACAGAGGACTTTATAAAACGCGTTGGCGAGCATGCAAAGAATTCCAAACCACAACGTCTGGGTGCGCAGATAATGGGTGGCTTCGTAAATGAAGAAATAGCAGAAATTCGATACCCATGGTCAAAGGTGTCAAAGTCGTCATCGGATGTGGATATTTCCGATGTGGTAAATAAGGAGCCAATATCTGACAGACTTCGCCGTCTCGGCTTCACTGATGCAGAAATTGAATATTTTTACAAAGTGAATGGCGAAAGATCCTTGGATTACATATCGTCGGCGACAATGGCCAGCCTCAAGGATTACCGAAAGGCAATGGAGATCAAGAAGGACTACGAAGCACGAGGCATTCCGGCAGTATCCTTCGCTCACCCAAACGGAATTGATCCCCTTGATATTTCATCGTATTCGGCTGACCCTAGCCCATCGACGACGATTGAAAGTGCATTGGCGAGGGCAATCAATGAAGAAGTTGATGAACTCATAGAGAAAATGCTCAAACAAGTGCGCAAAACAAGGGGCAAACTCTGGGAAATGAGGCCGAAAGCCGGTACTAGGACATGATGGGCATACATGTAGCAAATTCGGGAAATAACAAGGTTTATTTCGTTGTTGACCCCAGAAACCAGAGGGAGAGTGGCGCCATAATTTACCCGACTGGTCAATCTACGTACTTTAATTTCTGGGGGTGGGTGTCAGCCAATCCAGAGATACAGAAACTCGAACAAAATGAGTTCCAAGAGTTACTTTGGGGTACCCCATTGCCGCAAGATGAGGAAATGTGGGAGGCGGTTTTCTTCTCCCGCACCATGCCACTCTCTGGGATAATTGACCAGCGATTGCTGGAAGATGTTGGCGGGGTGCGAACACCAGCAAAACCAAATGGCAACAAACAAGACTTGGCAAATCAGATAATGAAAGCAGGGTCACAAAATGAACAACAATGAAATTAGATTCAAAGCGCCACAGGATGTTGTCCTAGATTTGCCACAAGAGCGCATAACTGGCGATATTTTGCGCGGCTATGGTCCACGACGAGGCAACTTAGAGAATCTGCTTCGCTATTGGAGACCAATTATGAGAAAACCCGGCGGGTTCCGTCGTTGTCGAGTCATCTTGGCAAATCATCCAGAATTGTACCCACTTGAGAGAATTTGTGCATGGCTTCATCACGAAACAACTGGTCTATGGCCAAACGAAGGTTGCCATCATCCGGGAATGAAAAATTGCAGAAATAAACTCAAAAAACAAAATTGGAGTGATGCAGATTTCGCTAGACGCCTCTCTCGTGGCGGGAAACTTCCGGGAAACCTTGCGAGCAATATAGGCAAGTCCAAGCCACTTGGCAAAAGCCTGGAAGACATGGAAACATTTCTTACCAACTTTCATGCAACTGGCACAGACGAAGAGGTTGATGATCGTACTGCCTATAAGGAACTTGTAACATTTGTCAATGACAACGAAGAGTTTGCCGATTATTTGCGTGATTCGCAGAATTGGGAACATGAAGGCGAAGATGAAAATGGGCAAAAAGGCGTTGTTCCATTCAGATCCAAGTTTGACAATGATTGCTGTGGTGGTCTAGTTGAACGAAAGTAACTGCTGTCCACAAGTGGTGGCTAGGTTCTCTTTCGTTCAACCGAAAAAGAACCCCCAAAGCGTTCTGCATTTTTTTGAGAAGGGTAATCGCCGACTCATTGAATACAAGGCAGTGGCGATGCTTCATGGACATAGCCGACGGAGAGTAAAAAACTCATCCTCTGTTCAGGGTGTAATAAATTACAAGGGCGTGGGACACACGCTTCTTTCTCTTGCTGTTCCAGGTGACTCTGATCCATTTCGCTCTCCCGTCAGGTCGGCTTTTTATAGAGCCATAACACCCGGTGGTGGACGAAATCGCGGCGGTTCCCTCCCCGGCGAGAATCGTGGATACAGGTGTCCAGAGGGGTATGAATACGGTGGACGATTCACGGACAGCCGACTCTCAACATGTGGAATGAAGTTATTTGACATACCCGGACTTGGTAGGGCAATAGGAAATGCTCTTGCCTCCAGCTATGCAAATGCAAAACGAGGGGAAGGCAAACCGATTACTGGCGGTCCATACCCAGACGTCCAAGAAGGGCGACGTCCAAACATACTTATCCCAAAGGTGGCGAAAAGAAACAGTCAATCAATGTTGCAGAACATTGATGCTCTCGTCAGGGAGATAGGTGGGTCAAATCAGAGAATGTCTCGCTTAGTGAGAAGGGATGGATTCGTTCTGGAACCACTCGTTCCACCAAGTGTGCTTCGTGTTATTCCGGATAATAGAAACATGGAAGGCGCATCCTACTTAACCTCGGCCATGACTCGGAATGATTTTGGCAGAGAGGAAATGGGCATGCTCTCTAACAGTGGTGTTGAATCGTTGGTTTATGTAATGCCGGGTGGATCAACAGTGAGACTCTCAAAGAACAGGGAACTTACAGTTGGTGAACGCAGGCGTTTTGGTCGCTTGATATCTTCTGCGGCATCAAAGAAAAATGACACCGATCCACTTGCCCCAATTCGCTACGTAGTAGCAGAAGCTGGTGATTACCTTACATATGAAGAGAATTTTCCAGGAATACGAAACCCGCACCAACTAATAGGCAATGGAACCCGAGAACGCTGGGTAGATGAGGTGTTCGCTGGAAGTAGGGGAATGAAGAGGCGTCGAGTGCCGTCTGACGAAATGAGAGAAACAGAATCATTTGGTCAAGTCAACTCACGCATAACAACGGTAGAGGGCGCCATCGCCCACATCGCCAACGGTGGGTCGCTTGGAGATTTGTCACCAAAGGTTTTGGCAAAACTTCTCTCGGAACCAGATTACGCAAAGCGATTGGACGGAAACATAATTTCCATTGGTCCAAAGAAATATTCCCTGGAGAAGCAACGAGCAAAATACTCAGCCATTTCTGAAAGGCTCGCTGAGGACATGCAACAGTTCCTTGGTGTTGAATCACCAGATGTATTCCCAATAGGTACTGGTGACAGGAGAGGCTTCCTTCGTGAGCGACCAGAATCGGCAATTGTGGGTTCAAACATAAATAGAACAAAAACATGGGATGATATGCCCATGAGAGACATGGCTGGATTATTCGTATCTGACATGATTACCGATGTTAGGGACAGAAAACCAGAAAGCATTGTTGCTGTTGATTTAGGCGATAGAACATTTGCAATGTCAATAGCAAACATTGGTGCTGGACTCACAGATTTATCGGAAATTGAAATAGCCAAGCGAACAAAAATGTCTATTGAGGAAATGCTTCTTGGCAACGTTGGTTCAAGATATTCCGAGTATTACCAAAAACTCAAACAAGAGCAACAGGCCGCCATGCGCAGACTGATAGCAAATCTTTTGCAAAGGGCAAGAAAGTTCAATTTCAACCAATACAGAGATCGTCTTTCGGCAACCGGAGAACTTACCGAAGGTGAGAAGATACACATGGAAGTATTGGGAACAATTATTAAGCAACGAATCCGAGTTCTATCAAATTCTGGAGCACTGAAAGAGGCATTGAGTGGCTGACAAATACTCCGTCATTTATGACCCAGTAAACAAGGAACCATTTGCGATTATCTGCAATTCATCCGTTGCGACGACTGCTCACCCGGTTCAGAAAACTGCCGAAAGTTGGGCTATTCAATACAACGGTGGCACCAAGGAAATTCCGCACGGCATGACCTCCACTGATTTCGTGGAAATGAATTGTGATTTCGTCAAGTCGTTCAAATCTGCATTTAGTAGACAAGATAGACTTCAGCGACGCGTGGAGATGATTACGGAGCCAAAACAAAAATTTGACAGCAATGAAATTGTCTACGGAGTTGGGCCAACACAGGCAAGGCGACGCCCACTTGAAATGTCTCGAAAAGTAATGCCAGTTATCACACACATGCAACAAGAAGTGTTCAGGTCACGATTCATACATGAGGCTATAAGGACTGGAAAACGATGGCTACGAAAAAGAACAGCCTAAAAGACAAAGAGAGAAGGGCGTATGCCCTCCGCATGGCAATCCAGATGGGTTGCTCGGGCGCCCACAAAATGCCAGACGGATCATGGGCACCATGTGCATCAATGGAGGAACTTGAGAGGCTGTCCGATGCCGCCGAGAGTGGTGACTGGATGAGCAACAACACCCTTGCCGCCCTCAGGGCAAGGGATAGAAGGGCACGACGGCACAAGGTCAAGGATGCACTAGGACACCACCCCAACCGCATTGGGGGCAACAAAAAGCAATGGGGTTCCCTGTATTCAGTGGTTTCGGGCAAGGCTGCCGTTCCGATAGCGGCCCCCAGAGATACCGACCCAGATGTCTTTGTGGATCCAGATTCTGCCCGCGTAAGGTCAAGACAATTGGGTTGTATTGGCATTTCTAGGCGGATTTCCAAGTCTGGAAGGACGATTTGGATGCCCTGCACCAATATGTCCGACTATAACCGCCTATCCCGCAACACGTCCCTTGGTAGAAGGGGTTCAACGGCTGCCGAGAACAGACGGATAAGACAAACCATTCAGGAAGAACTGCAAAAGATATCAAGAAAACGCTAGTTGCGCTGTAAGCCTTTGATTATCTAGTATCTTGGTGAAGTATCGGTTGGGTGCTATACCTAAACTGGAATTCCATTCATCCAATCACTATCACAGAGGAAACCAAGATGTCAGAAGACACAGGCAAGCTTCGCGAGTTGCAGTCAGCACTCAGAGCGAAGATGGCAGAAAACAAGCAAATTGCTGACTCTTTCAAGGTCGAAGATGGCACAATCATCGTTGACCAAAAGAGGAAATCAGCATTCGACAAGAACATGGTCGAGATCAAAGAGCTCAAGGGCTTGATCGACGGCATGGAAGCACTCAACGAAGTGCGCGAGTGGGGTCAGGAAGCAAGCAGCCATTCGGTTGCCGCTGCCGCCGCGGCAGGTCACTCAGTTCCAACACGTCAACTTCAGAGCATTGGTGAAATGTTCTTGGCGTCAGATGAGTTCAAGTCACTCAATGGTGGACGCAACGGCGCAAACATGCCTGCCCCTTGGCAGGTCAAGGCGTCGCTCACGACCCACAACTACAACGTCAAGGACGTGTTCTCAGCGATGCCGTCCGCAGGAAACCTGTCGGGCTTCCAGCGCGGTGGCGGCCTCGGCGATTTCGGTTCGGTTCAGCGTGACCCGATGGTGGCTTCGCCAATGCGCACAAAGCGTGTTCGCGACCTCTTCCCAGTTCGTCGCACGACTGCTCAGGTCATTGAGTACTTCCGTCAACTCGGATTCACATCAATCTCAAATGCCAACTACGATGCAACACTCGGTTACTCGACCGACAATGCCGCAGCGGCAGTTGCTGAGCGTGATGGCTCGACTTTCGGTGCAAAGCCTCAGTCGGCATTTCAGTTCGTTGGTGAGCAGGCTCCAGTTCGCACACTTGCGCACTGGGAAGCAGCACACCGCAACGTGTTGGCAGATGAACCGCAGCTAAGGTCAATCATTGACAATGAGTTGCTCTACGGTCTCCGTCTCCTTGAGGACAATCAAATCCTCAATGGCAACGGCACAGGTGAAAACCTTAAGGGCGTTCTGCAGACAACTGGTATTCAGACTTATGACTGGAGCGACGGTGCATCTACGCCGGTTCCGGACACCAAGGCTGATGCGATTCGTCGTGCCGCAACCCTCTCGTTCCTTGCATACTACGAGCCTTCGGGCATCGTGATGCACCCGAACGACTGGGAAGACATCGAATTGACCAAGGATGCGAACGGCCAATACTTGGTCGCCGTATCAGTGGCAATGGGTGGCGAGCCACGCGTCTGGCGTATGCCGGTAGTTGAGACCCCAGCAATCGCAGAAGGCACCGCACTTGTCGGTGCGTTCGGTACGGGCGCTCAGCTGTACGACCGTGAAGATGCAAGCATCCGAATTTCGGAACAGCATGCAGACTTCTTCATCCGTAACGCAATCGTGATCTTGGCAGAACAGAGACTTGCTCTCGCTGTCAAGCGCCCAGAAGCGTTTGTGAAGGTCTCCTTCAACGCAGCACCTGAAGCCTGATAAAGGCTGAAGCGCTCTAAGCTTCACCCCCGTCCAAAGCCTGTAATTTGGGCCTAGGGCGGGGGTTTTGCTTTTATGCCAAAACACCACAAACACCAACCCTTTACTCACTACGGCGAGTACGACCAAATAGAACATCTTGTAAGGGATGTGTTGCTTATCCCCGAAATAGAGTGGGAAAGATTCACGTATCGACAAAAGAATATTGTCGGACACACGCACACACGAACTATCCCATTGCTCTTTGACCCAGTGAGGCTGAGCAGACCCAAAACACACAAGCACTATGGTGCATTTGAGCACTATTTGACCGAGATTTCCTTGCAGTTGGATATGGTTGTAAAAAGAGCAAACCTGGTGAAACTGTTGGCTCAATCGGAAATCCTCCCCCATTACGACAAGGGGGATTTTCTCAAATCCACTAGACGCATTCATCTGCCGATAACGACCAACGAACATTGTACTTTTATGGTAGGCGGAGAGGAAAAACACCTTCAAGTTGGTCATCTCTGGGAAATAAACAATACGGGAATGGAACATAGTGTCCACAACCGCGGCGACACCCATCGCATACACCTCATCATTGATGTGAGATAATTTACCGTGTTCAGATTGTTGACCTATCGACTGAAAGCCTGGTTTTACGGGGTGTTGATTCGTTACTTTGAATTACGAACAACCCGTACACGAAAGGACGGCAAACATGAGTGAGAGGTTTTGGTACGGTGCGACCGTTCTTGGCGTTGTCGATGGCGACACCATTGATTTGATGATTGACTTAGGTTTTGATATTCACCACAAAATCCGAGTTCGCTTATACGGGGTGAATACTCCAGAATCACGGACCAAAGATGCGGCCGAGAAAGAATTGGGACTCAAAGCCAAGAAATTTACCAGTGACTGGTTGACCAATCACAAGTGGGTCTATCTAAACACCATTCCCGACAAGAACGACAAATATGGCCGAATACTTGCGAAAATATACTCGTCAGACCAGATCAATGACCCCAAAACAGCCTGCCTAAATACGGACATAATCCAGGCTGGGTTGGCTAGAGAGTATTATGGTGTGGGCGACAAGACATGGATTGAATTCAAAACCAAGAAGGATCAGTGATCACTAATGAGAAAAATTAGCAAACCGCTCGGTTGGACCCCCAAAGAAACCCCTTCCACAAACAACGGGATTGTAAACAAGGAAGAGCCAGCCAAGAAGAAGCGCAAGACAAAAGAAGTTGAGCCAGAGCCAGTTGTCGAAACATCGGCCGAGGAAGTCGCAACAGAGCCGGTGGTAGAACCAGCCGCAGTTGTTGCACCAGAAGCAGATGTAGAGCAAGCACCAGAAGCGCCTGCCGAACCTGCATCCTGATTATTTGATTGGGCAGGCCCCCGTCGCACAATCATCAAGATCCAACTCTCCCGGCATGGCCACGAGGGGAACGCTGAAGTCAATCTTTGAGACCAACTTTTCGTATGTCTCTTGAGTGATTTCCTCGTACGGTGGCAACGGGAAGTTGTGATCGCTGTGGAGCAAGAATGAAACAGACTTCACGCCGGTGTCGTAGTTCTTCTCCAACCAACCCTTGATGTCTGGAAGTTCTTCCTTGCGGTAATAGACCGTTACCGATACGGCATTGTCTGCCCACTCGGTTTGAAGGCGCTTGACCCATTCCAATTGCTGTATTGCTGTCATTTCGGCAGCAAGAACGGCATTGTCTGGTGATTTACATGGGAAGTCAACAACGTAGCGAGTGTGATCCTCTCGCCCATCAATACCAATATCCCACTGAACCTTATGTCCACGCTTACGACATTGATCAACCAACGAATCCGCAGAGCCAAAACGAACGCGACGGATATAGTAACGAGCAAATGCTGGGTGGATACCCGGCGTAACACCCGGAAGTAGTGAAAGCGTTCCGGATGGCTGAACAGTGGTCAGCCGAACCGATTCGGGAAGGTTATTGGCCTTAGAGAACTTTTCATCAAATTTTCTAATGTTCTCATATGCCTTTGCCAGCCATGAAACCTGCTCTTCGCTTGCCTGAAGGATGCCGGTCACATTCTGTCCGAGACGAGCATTCTTTCTGACAATTTCAGTTGTCTTGGAATAAGGGTATTCAAGTCTCGTGACTTGCTTTTGAACTTTATAAAGCAACTCTGATATTTCACACAGTTGCTTCAAGGATGTCACATTTGGTAAGTAAATGGTGGCCAAGTTGCATGACTCTCCATCTGCTAAGCCGATTTCGGCACAAGGGTTGAAACCCTCAATTGTTGGATCTGGTCGCTTCTCGCCCAAGCGCCCATATGTGCGCGCCAACTTGCGGTTTACGAGCCCGTACGGCTCGCCTGAGCCGTCGTAACCCTTCCAGAGTTCTGGAAGTATTTCGTCGTACGAGTCGGCATAAATGCTGTTATTTGAGTTCGCACGGTAAGCAGGAACAGTGCCGGTTGACCAATTCTTGGCACGAATGAACAATACATCGTCTGGGTCGCCAATAGCAATCTGTGCCGATCGACGCGATGAGCCAGATACGACGATGCGGCCGATGATGTTACAGATATCCAACACATCAATTGAGCGAAGTTTCTTGCCCTCCCGATTCCTGAGCACATTGCCAATGTCCTCAATTCCGTCGATAAGTGCCTGTGGACCAGAAGCAGTTCCCCCAAAAGTTTTGAGTGGGGCACCGTACTGACGAATAAGGATTGTTGAGTATGAGAAGGATTTTCCAGTCTCAAAGAATGACTTAAGGACACTGTGAAGAAGCCTTCTCCAGCCCGACCTGCTATCAGGAACAATGATGTCAGCATCATTTGTTCTCTCGTGGGTTATGACGACACCCGGCTTGACCTTTGGAAGGTCATGGATTTTCGACCGTTCAACCGAGAACCCCACGCCGCCGCCAAGCATGAGATAGTCAAACAACATTTCAAAGTCTTCAATCTTCTCAATGTTCGTGAAATAACAGTTATTCAAAGAGGTTGCATTGAACTTACGTACTAGGGGTGTGCCAAGTTGCCATAGCGCACGACCAGAAAGCGAACAACGCAGGTTGTACATGTGATCGAAAAGTTTCTCGGCATCATCTTCGGACAACTGAGAACCAATTTCCAGTGCACCGTTAATTGCTCGTTCGCATGTCTCAAGCCATGTCTCGTTGCGACCAGCCTCTTCAACAAAGCGACTATAAGTGCGCAGATAGACAATTTCTCCGAGTCCACCAAATCCCCACGGCGGCGTAACTCCTTTGTATGATTCGACAAACGATTGCTTCAATGACATTGCGACCCCCTCGGGTTAGTAGTTGGTTTATGAGAATGTTTTTACGGCCCTCGGGGCTCTGGAGATGTTACTTGACTATTTGGATAATCCAAGTTCGCGCGCTCGTGAAAGCGTCACGTAATCTCCCTTCCTGTGGATAAGTACCCTCGCCTTTGTGTAAGGCGTAATTGGACGCTCTTCTGTTATGTCTTTTTCCACAAGTACCAATGGCTCCAGTCCATTTATCTGAGCTGGAAGCTTGTTTTCGGGTAACTCGCTTGAGTTGCCGGAGCAATCGCCAGTAGGGTGACCACACACAGGACACGGCTTCCTATCTGCCATTGAAATTTCAATATCTCCCAAGCGTCGCATATTGCGGGAATTGAATGATTTGGAATCGTTATAGAACGGGTGACTAAAATCCATAACCCATTTTACTACTTGTCACTCAGAGTTACCGCTGTAAAAATCATAAATTTGAAACCCTTCATCGGCTATCTGTTGGGCAACATCGTCCCTAGTTGCATCATCATGCTCCATCGCAATCTTTTCAATAATTGACCTGACCAGCATGGCTGGGAAAATGCTTTCCCTGAATAACTTTGATGCCTCGTTTGGTGTGGCAATCATCTTGTGCCAAACAACCGTTTTCTTGTCGTATGAATAAGGCATCGCCACAACCGAAATTTGTGGCCTATCGCCATACATGAATGCATGGGAAAGCGTCACACACTCTGAGACCTTTTCGTTTTTAGTAAATGCCTCCCGAAGGCTTTTGCCACTCGTGGCTATGGGGTCATAGGACAAGAACCCTTCGGCAACCATGGTTATTTCATCAATACCCCAGTATTGCCTTAGTGCAGTACACAATCGATATGACTTATCAAACCTTTCAAACAGATCCAAGTTCATAAGTTCGTAATCCATTTGTACGGTAATGGCTAAATCGTTGTGTTTCCAGCCAAAAAAGTGAAATGGGAGATCTTCCCCCACCCCCCTTTCCTTTACAACATCGGATTTGACCTGCCTATACGAGGTCGTCAAGAGGGCAAGTTTCTTGGCATCGTCCCCGTATTTGTCTTCCACGCAGAGAAACTAGCGCAAAAGGGGTTCCCGGCAGTGGACGAATAATGTGTAAACTTGACCAACATGACAACCAAAAAGCCAACCAAGAAAAAGACCGCTCCGAAACCAGCAGCAAAAAAGACTGCGACAAGGAAGAAGGCAGCGCCAAAACAGAAGCAGAATCTGGACAAGGATGAGCAACGCTCTGTTGATTTCACGCATCAGCACGAGGCAGCACATGTGGCCGCCGCTGAAACGGTGAAGATCAATATCATTGGGACACCGAAAAAGAAGAAGAGTCTCTGGCGAAGAATTGTGGGTTTCGGTTTTTAGACCCTCGCGCACTCTATGCTGAGTGCATGCAATTAAGTTCATTTTCGCACTCGGAGCGAATACTTCCATGGCACCGGCTGGGAACTGCCGTACCAGTGGGGGCAAGTGTTGACCAAATGCTTGATGCCGCCTACTGCAATTACGATGTATTCACGACAAATGTTGCGGCAGTTGATGCCGAGGGCAACATGCTTTACGGCTCAGATGGCAAACCCGTAATTATCGAAGACTCACGAGCAACAATTCGATCCAACCCGGATGGTTCATTTAGGGGAATCTCCACTGTCGGCACAAGGTACGTGGTTCAACAAAACAGAGAGGTACTTGAGCGAGCAGCTTCGGTTGCCCGCATAATGCAGGGACTACGAGAGGACGAAACCATCAGGGTTGATTCCTGTGGAAGCATTGGGGAAGGCCGAGAATTTTTCGCCACCATCCATTTGGGTGAAAGCATCGTTGACCCAACAGGCATTTCCGACAAACTTGATGAGTACTTAATTGTTCGGAACGGGCACGACGGAAAAACCCCAATAACATTTGTCAATACACCGATACGAGCAGTGTGTAAAAATGCAGTGCTCGTGGCAGTTAATGAAGCAACCAAAAAAGTAACTGCCCGACACACCAAAAATGCAGACTTCGTGGTCAATGATGGGTTGGCCGTTGCCAAACAGTGGGCAGATTTGTCCAAAAAAACGAAACAAGTTGCCGAACAAATGGTTCGCATACCCATACGAAACAACGACACGGTTGTACAAACTGCCAAACATATTCTGTCGAGAGGTGCCGGCAAGAAAAGCAAGAAACATCTAGATGCAACGATTGATGCAATTGTGAATCTTTACTCAAGCCCACGCAACTCGTCTGGTTACGGGGCAAATGGGTGGTCCCTTTATAACTCGGTTATTGAATATCTGGATCACGAGCGTGATTCAAATGCAAAAGACAGAGCCGAAACGACCATGGACTCAACATCTTGGGTAAGTAAGAAAAAGCTTACCACAGCACAGTATGTGCTTGCACTAAGCGAGCATAAATCTGTGGGATGATGGTGTGACGACCGAAAGAGAGGCCGACATGCCAAACGATAAGGGTGGAGAGCCAGCAGATCAACCAGAATCCATCTTTGACCACCTTGCGGCGGCGATGGATGGTGAATCTCAGCAGGCACTGGCCTACAGGCATGATTTGTGCCTCATGCTTGCTGGCAAAATCAAGTCAGAATTTGGCGTGGAGGGGCTCTGTGAGCTCATTACAGGCATAGACGAAGCAGGTGGCTGGATTAGTGACATACTGCTTGAATCGGGGGACATTGATGACTTCTTGTTCGCCCAGCACGGTGTGTATATTCAGGACTCAATCAATTTGGCACGAAAGACCGAGGCAATGAAGAAATTTCAGCGTTCTCTCTGGTCTGCAAGGCGTCGTTATGCCAAGATGATGGCAGAGGAAATCTATGCCAAATCAATCGGAACGACTGCGTAAAAAACCCACCAGTCAAAAACAAATCTAACCGATGAGTACCGGAAGGTCATCGGCACCCAAGCTCGCCGTCGTACGAGTTGATCGTGTTGGTCCTTGGGGTTCCGTCTATTATCACCACCTACTTGAATGCAGTCACACTGAAATTCGAAGGCGCTGCGCCAAGGTGGGTGACAAAATTGCCTGTGTGCGATGTCAGGAAATTCTTGAACGCCGCTCTGCCTTAGCAGACATGGCATCTATAAGTCAAGCATTTCATACCGATGAAGATATTGCCGCTGAAATGACACAGGAAGCCAGAATAAAGGCAAATGTCGCCGCAATGCTCGGTGTTCCAGCAGACACTGTTGATGTGGACTTACACCCAGCTCGCCGAATAACGATTTTCCTTTCAGCGCAGGAGGTGTCTAGACTGTCGGGAACTTAAACGACAGAGGAGGGGAAATGTTTGAGAATGCTTCATGCGCAGGACAACCAACAGAGTGGTGGTTTCCCGTTAGGGAGGGAAAAAATCGAGCACAACTTTCAGAGATATCCCTGAATATGAAAACAGCGATGAAAATTTGCCGAGAGTGTCCAGCCTGTACAGAATGCCTGAGTTACTCACTGGAGCACAACGAAGTCGGCATCTGGGGTGGAATGGGAGAGAAGAGTCGCAAGCGAGCCAGAAGAATGATTCGAATGGGAACGCCAATTGAAACAGTCAAAGAACTTTTGGTTGGTGGTCCAAGTTGATCCCAATCACAGATGTCCTATCGCGCCTAAACGGCGTAAAGGGTGGAGACGGTCAATGGAGTGCGCGTTGTCCATGTCGCAATGATGACAACAACCCATCTCTGTCAATAGCAGAAGAAAATGGTCGCATTCTCATGCACTGCCATCGCGGTAGCGGTTGCGACGTATTCAAAATTTGCGAAAGTATTGGGGTCAAGGTCGGCGACATCATGCCGGACGACCCAAAACCGAAGGGTGGCGGTCTAACGCAGGTCGCCACATACGACTACATCAACGAAGATGGGGAGTTGTTGTTCCAAAAGGTGAGGTACCTCGACGAAAACGGGAAAAAAACCTTCCGCCAACGACGACCCAAATCAAGTGGTGGTTGGGAATACGACCTCAATGGAACACCAAAGATTCTTTACAATCTTCCACAAGTGCTTCGTGCAAAAGCAGACAAGATTCCCATTCTGGTTGTTGAAGGCGAAAAAGATGTAGACACACTGTCGCAACTGGGCGTGGTGGCAACAACGATGCCTGGTGGTGCTGGAAAGTGGCTTGATATACACACAGAAGCACTTGCTGGTGCCTTGGTTGATGTTATTGCCGACAACGATGAGGTTGGTAGGGAACATGCATCTTCGGTCGCAACGGCACTTGCAAATGCTGGGTGTGACGTGGCGACATTTGTATGCCCCAACAACAAGGACATAACAGACCACCTACGCGCTGGTGGAACCATGTCGGAACTTGTCCCTCTTGAATCGGTTGCAGTTATTCCAGAGAGGGATTCACGCGACGATGCCCTTGATGCCATAGCTGACCTAATTGGTAGTTCAGCAAAAACTTCGGAGAAACTCGTTCGTATTCGAATGATTGCCAATGGTTCGGCAGCAGAAATGCCTCTCGATCAAGGTCGCCTCGTGTTCTGGCCAGAGTTTATTCGTGAAAAAGATGACAACAATTTTGAATGGGTTATACCTGGTCTAATTGAAAGAAGCGAACGGGTTATTGTCGTCGCCGCCGAGGGTGTCGGCAAAACTATGCTTGCCCGACAAGTCTCAATTCTTTCTGCTTGTGGACTACATCCATTTTCATTTCAGCCGATACGCCCAATCCGAACCCTGTTCGTTGACCTAGAAAACCCAGAGCGAATTATCAAGAGAATCTCGCGCAAGATATTTGATGAAGCAATGAAGTTGAGCCGAATGACCGGAACTCCAGAAGCTCACCTCTTTATGAAACCTGCCGGACTTGATCTTCTTCGTGATGGCGATCGTGCCTTGTTGGAAAAGCGACTTGAGGAGACAAAACCAGAACTTATATGTATCGGCCCTCTTTACAAGTCTTTTGTAGACCCAGGTGGCAGAACATCTGAGGCGATTGCCATTGAGGTCGCAAAATACCTTGACGACATTCGCACCGCCTATAAATGTGCCCTCTGGATTGAGCACCATGCCCCACTTGGAAGCACAATGGCAACACGGGATTTGCGACCCTTTGGTAGTGCTGTGTGGTCGCGTTGGCCAGAATTTGGTATTGCTCTGCATCCTGCGATAGGGGCGGCCTTTACTTACGACGTTAAACACTTCCGGGGTGCTCGCGACGAGCGTCCGTGGCCCTTGGTACTAGCCAGAGGCAGGCAATTCCCGTTTGACACGGTTTCGTTCACCGAGGTAACGACGCACTACTAACAGCAAGTGCTGTGCCAACATGGTTATGTGGAAATATCAAAACCAATGAACAGAGAGTTGCTTGCTGAGCGCGATGCAAGAATATTTGCCCTAAAGAAGGCTGGTGTGTCCAGTCGGGAAATTGCCAAGCGTTTTGATATGACGACGTCTGCTGTGGGCAAAGCCATTCAACGCCAATTGGAAAAACTGAACCAAGAGAGTCGTTTGAATTATGTTGAAGTTCTCAGAATGGAACTAGAGAGACTCGATGCTCTCCAAGCCTCAATTTGGCCAATGACCCAGAACCGCAAACAATCCAACCCTGACGGTACAGAGGTGAGCATTGAGCCAGATTTGAAAGCAGTTCAACAGGTTCTGTCGGTAATGGATCGGCGCTCAAAATTGCTCGGAATGGATCGAATGAATGTCAATGTAAACCTGAACGATGCCTCATCTTCGGCAGGAAACATTAGGGTCACGCTTGCTGGGGCAGAAAAAGCCGCCTCAGAAATTGACATTCACTCACCAGAGGAAGATGCCAAGAGACTTATTGGTTTAATGATGCAGGCAGGAATACTGCCGTCAGAGGAACTTGCTGCTATAGCATCAAAGAGCGGGGTGATTTTAGATGCCGAAATCTTGGAAGAGACCAACGACGGAAGTGGTGGAAGCGATGAATGATGTTGTATCCGAAATGACAGACACGAACATCAAGCCTGTCACTCCGACCGATGACGAACCGGGATCGCCGGCAGACAAGCAGATGTTGGTGCGGTGTACCGAGGCAGAAAAAGAACTTTGGAAAAAGGCGGCCGATACAAACAAGGAGACACTTGCGGCCTATGTCCGCCGTGTGCTTACCAAGGATGCAGAAATTGCAACAACCTGCCAACACCCCAAATACCAAGTGAGGTTTTACCCTTGGGGCAATCCACAGTTTTATTGCCTTCAGTGCTCATCCCGTATTTCCATGGAGCAAATAGGTAGTTAATTTCATAGTACAATAGTAAGTGTCACGCTTACGAATCCTCATTATTGCCACGAGTTTCCTTGTCGCTGGCTGCGGTTACGACGGACACTACAGATATGAATGTCAAGACCCAGCAAACTGGGAATCCAAGGATTGCAATCCGCCAATATGCAAGGTTGACGGTGCCTGCTCAAAGGATTTGATCGGCTTTGACTGGGAGGAGGAAAACCCATGAAAGCGAAATACACCCCAGAGGATCTAGACGCCAGGCTGAAATTTATCGTCGGCTGCGTTCTAGGATTCGTGCTTACGGTTACAACAATCGGAGTTCTCTACGCCCTAGTATTCGTCACACAACCAATCGGCGTCCAGTCAGAGAATGACAAGATGTTCTTCGGTGTGCTTTCATCGGTCGCAACATTCATAACTGGAACACTTGCTGGGTTGATGATTTCAACTGGTCGCAACAAGGAACACCAAGAGGATGTGGCCGGCGAGGAAGCAACCAGCGAATAAGTTTTGCCGATTGGCGACATGGCTCGATACACCAAAGAACAAATAAGGCAAGCCAACAGAATTGCCGTCTCCATGATTCCCGATCACCCTATGGGTTTCATGTCCAGCAACTTTCCGTGGTTGCTGTCCGATGTGTCACCTTGGGACATGACACTCAAAATTCTCAATCGTGGAACGGCGGTGTTCCGGCAGGACGAGATACACACAATTCAGCGAACAATAGCCAAAGACAAGCTTTTTTCCATGGTTGCCAACCCAGAAGCAGTCGTAAGTTCGCCGAAGCCGGAGGTCATTCGCGTCAATGGCGCTGACCTGATTTACAATGGACATCACAGGTTGGCAACATTCTGGATTTACGGAGAAATAGAAGTGGAATGCCTTCTCTTGGAAGCCGAAAGGGTTTGACATGAACGGAAACACATTGGGTACATACACGGGAGTAATTCGTGGTGTCAAATTCAAAATGGACGAGCAACATGAACTTGCACCAGCAGAAACAGAGTTTGTCTCTGCCCTCCGTTCAATCGCCGCCAAGTACGGAAAACTTGCCGACCGAGATGGAAACGGAATCTGGGTGGGTTATGAGTCGGCAGCAGAAAACGAAAATAAACAGATTGGCGTCAAGTGCTCCAATTGCGCTTTCTACGAGTCCGAGAAAGTCTGTCAGATTATCGCTGCTAATATAGAGCCAGATGGCTACTGTCGACTCGCGGCGATACATGACAATTTGGTGAGCAAATAGACACCTTCCGAATGCTTGCCCATGGACATGGGATGGGCTAATATCAGTGCCATGAAAGTACTATCACTTTTTTCTGGCGTTGGCGGCTTCGACATGGGTTTGGAGGCGGCCGGATTCAAGACAGCATTTCAATGCGAGTGGGACAAACACTGCATGCGCGTTCTTGACAAACATTGGCCAGATGTTCCCAAATGGGGCGATGTATCCACTTTGACGGGAGCGCACGTTATTGCTCAGGCAGGTGCGCCCGATGTAGTTGCTTGGGGAAGTCCGTGTCAAGACCTCTCCGTTGCTGGAAAAAGGGCCGGCTTGGCCGGAGTGAAATCAGGTTTATTCCATGAAGGTATCCGTATCATCAAAGAAATAAGGGAGCTAACTAATGGTCAATATCCAAGATTCTCTATTTGGGAAAACGTCCCAGGAGCACTCAGTTCCAACAAAGGCGCTGACTTTGGGGTCGTCCTCGACGAAATGGCTGAGGCAGGGGCACTGGAGCTCGAGTGGGCAGTCTTGGATGCTCAATTCTTCGGAGTCGCCCAGCGCAGAAGAAGAATCTTCCTGCTTGCTGTCTTCCATCCTGCAGACGCCTCAAGAAGTAGAGGCAAAATTTTTCCTGTCGCCGAAGGCTTGCCAAGGAATACTAAGGCGCGCGGCAAGAAGGGGAAAAGTGCTCCCGCCACAACTTCAGGAAGCACTCCGACAAGTGGCAGCGAAAGCGGAGCAGTCTCCTTCCAGCCAGGAACAATGATCCGTGCCACAGGTGGTCACTGGGACGAGCAGGCACCAACACTGAGGGCAGAAGCAAAAAGTGGCGACAACTCACCCCATGTGGCGCAACCATTCGTAAAGTCTCGTCATGCCAAAGATGCCGAAGACTACGAAACATGGATTGATGGAACAGTCGCACCAACACTAAATACATTTGAGAACCACTCGGACACACGAGCAACGGTGGCAATAGTTTCACAAGACACAGTGAACGATGTTGCCGCAACCATAACGGCAAACTATTCCAAGCTTGTCGTAAATTCCATGGCAGAAGAGGGAAACCTACTCCCCGTGACGGTCATTGACCGCGCCGCGTTCAACCAAGGTCCGAATGCTCAGTACGACACGATCATTAGGGAAGACACGGCTATTCCTGCTCTCGTCGCTCGTGGTCCACACGCAGTTGGGCAACAGGTTCAGTCCGATGACGACATAGTGTTTCATGCACACAGACAGGATGGTGTTCGACTACAGGAGAACGGAACAGTAAACACGCTCACTGCATTTATGGGAACCGGTGGACTCAACACACCAATGGTTGCTCAAAATGGTGAGCCAGTCATTGGGTTTGAGCCAGGTGCAATGTCACGTTTGGCCTCACCTCACTATTGGGAGGAAATGAGTCCGACCCTTCGCGCCGAAATGGGAGATAATCAAGCGGCGGCAGCCATACCCATAGCAATACCGATTCAGGACGGACGCGAAATGGAAAAGAACCAAAACGGCATGGGTGTAGGAGAGCCAAATGATCCGTCATACACCTTGGATCAAACCGGTGCCCAATCAATTGCTTATTCCGTCAGGGAAGATGCGACGGTCGGCAACTTCAGTGCCACCGAAATAGATGTGGCAAATGCCGTCACGGCACTTCAACCTTCCCCGCAATCACACCATGCACAAACCTTTATTACTCAACCAACAGATGATCCGATGTATTCGTTTGACACACAGTTCGGGGCAATGTCTGCTGTATTTGAAAATCAGTCGCCAACACTTAAGGCAACCCAGCTTCCCTCAAGCGTGGCATACCAGTACGACGGGTATAACCAGAAGTTAGACGAGGGCGACGGTGTATATAGGTCGCTTCGCGTGGGTAGGGATCCAAGTGACTTCGTCATGCAGTCAACATCTATGGTTATTAGGCGTTTGACACCCCTTGAATGCGAGCGCTTGATGGGATGGCCAGACGACCACACAAAATACGATGCCGAAGGAAAGGTTATTCCTGATACTCAGCGTTACAAGATGTGTGGCAACGGAGTGGCTTCACCTGTTGCGACATGGGTTGCCAACCAAATAAAGGATGTCTACCTAGGGCAGCAACCCTGAGGTCTCGGAACCGGCTTTATCATTGCTGGTCCCGGATCCTTCTTCGGTTTCGGTGTTTCGGGATTCGTGGTCATACTCCCATTGTCCCATTTTCTTGTGGCGTTTCACAAGATCTAGTACTGCAGAATTAGGGGTCCCGCCCCTGCCCACCTTCTCGGCATCTGGCGATTGCCAGAAATCAACAGCATCTTCATCTCCGCCGAACACATATTCCGAGTAAGCATCCGACCACATCCAGCCAGCATCGGCATTCGGCAGTGCATGCCACTCCCCGCCCTCATATGTGCCCCCGTAGCGGGATTGGACAACCATGATTGGATACAAATGAATCAAAATGCTCATTTTTACAGTCTAGACAGGTTCCCCAGTTATGGCTGGGCAAATGTATCATTGGAAGCATGGTATTACCAAAGAATTTCGATAACCCAGATGAGGCATTTGCATTAGCCCAAGCCTACGCCAAATACAGACAGCGCAAGCTTCTCGGCGTGAACAGGGAATTGCAGGACGGCCTCAAGGAAGATACGGAGAAACAAAATGACCAAGCCAAATGACGAAAACGGAAGCAATGCCGCCAATTGGTGGAACTCCAAGGACAATGAAGAGTTGGAGCAACTTGAGTTTCTTCAGAAAGAAATGATGGCCGCAATGAATAAGCCATCCATGGGTCCGGATGAGGATGAAGACGAAGACATGGGTCCCCCAGATTTGCCAGAGGACGACGAAGACATGGGTCCCCCAGATTTGCCAGAGGAAGATGAAATGGCAGACATGTCAGAGGACGACGAAATGGCGCTTGAGCCAACAGATCGCGAGATGGACATGCAGGATCGCATGAACAACCGCCGAGCACGAGTAGAACGTCGCCCAAGGATGCGCAATAGGGCTGAACGAATGATGAAGTCCGGTGCACCACGAGATGTAATGAGCAAAGCCCTGAGGGCAGAAATGGAACTTAAGCGGGCATTTTCCCCAGAGAAACGCAAGGATCTCGCCAAGCAGGGAATGGCACTACCGGATGGTTCGTTCCCAATCGTCACCGAAGAAGATCTCAAGAATGCGATCATGGCTTTTGGTCGAGCAAAGAGCAAGGCCGCGGCAAAGCGTCACATAATGAAGCGAGCGCGAGCACTCAAGCGAAATGATTTAATTCCAGAAAACTGGGGCAAGAAAGATGCCAAAGGCGATGGAGTTATGTGTCAAGTGACTGGAAAAATGATTCCTGCTGGATCAAAAGTGTGCCCAGAGTGCAAGGGTAACTGCGGAATGATGGGCATGAAGAGTATGTACGGTGCCAGCATGGAAATGCCTAAAAAGAAAAAGAAAATTCGCTATGGTGAAAAAGAAGCCGATATGGCTGAAATGGAAGACAATGAAATGACTTCACCAATGAGTCGCGAGGAACTTATGAAGCGTGTCTTTGGCAAGAAAAAGAAGAAGCCAATGTCCGATGAGGGCGAAGCCACAGAATAATCGCGATAGGTAGTAGGGGAATTCTAGAATGTCAACGAACCGTAAAGATATTTATTCCTCCATGCCCGATAGTTCCTTCGGCGGATTCGGAGAAACAATTCGTGAACGCGAAATAGTTCTTTCACCTATGCGTAGCGAAGCCCCCAAGCGTAAACGTAAGCGCAAGAAGGAAAAGTACCTAGAGGAAAAAAGCATTGAGCAGAAAATGCTCATGCAGAAATCATTTGAGCGCACATTCTCAAAGCGCATCAACGAACTTGATGATGAGACATTGGACATTCTCTTCCCAGAGGGAGACGATGCCGCCATCGATAAGTTCATTTCAGAGATAGATGACAAGTGGTTGTTTGATACTGCTGGGGCATTCATCCGCAGAACCCTTACTGGACGTCGCCGTCGCCGAAGGAAGTCCGCTGATGCTGGGATTGAGATTAAAGGCGAATATACCAAGCCAGAATTGCGCGAACGAATCAAGAGACGCGTCATGGCGGGATCAAAGGGTGGGAAACCAGGTCAATGGTCTGCCCGTAAGGCCCAGTTGGTCGCCCAAGAGTACGAGAAGGCAGGTGGTGGTTATAGGGGCAAGAAGTCGGGAACACAACAGTCTCTCTCCAAGTGGACAAAAGAGAAGTGGACTACATCTGACGGTAAGCCGGCTATTCGCAAAGGTGGAACGACTCGCTACCTACCGGAAAAGGCATGGAACAATTTGACGCCAGCACAAAGAGCTGCAACCAACCGCAAGAAGCGCGAGGGAAGCAGGGGTGGTCGACAGTTTGTCCCCAACACCGATGCTGCCGAACGCGCAGGTGCATCTGCACGAAAGAAGAATGATCAGTTGGGGGTTGAAGGGAAGGCTGCAAAGAAACCAGTGCTACGCGACCCAAAGGGTGGCCTAACAGCGGCTGGTCGGGCACACTTTAAGCGCACCGAGGGTGCGAACCTCAAGCCTGGCGTAAAGGGTGCAGCAGACACGCCAGAGAAGATGAGGCGAAAGGGATCGTTCCTGACGAGGTTCTTCACCAACCCGTCCGGTCCGATGGTGGGCGAAAATGGAAAGCCGACTCGCCTTGCTCTTTCCGCAGCGGCGTGGGGTGAACCCGTGCCAAAGAATCGATCTGATGCAGCCAAACTTGCCGCCAAGGGGCGCAGACTTCTTGAGCGCTACGAGAAGACCAAGAAAAAGAAGTGAACTGGCTCAATGCGCTGATCGTCGGTGCTGTCGGTGGTCTTGTAGCCAAGCATCTTGAGTGGACCGTTCCGTTCTCGTACTGGCAGCACTGCTTCAAAGTGTGGTGTTACAACCACTCATTCAAGTGGGAACTGACGAGGTCAGAAAGAAAGCGTTTGTCCTATGACGTCTGTGGCGACGAAGAAAAGTTCCGCTACGAGCAGAGAGCGCGAGAAATAAAGGGGAGACGCGTCCCCAAGAGCGGTCAAATCAACTAGTACCCCCAAATTGGCACAACACTATCCAGTGATACAATAGTGTTCAAACAGAAATCAAGGAGTTGCACAAATGTCTGGTTATGCTTTGCAACACGGTCACCTAACTTTGAGCACGACAACTCCCGTAGAGGTTATCGTTGACGACACCGACGAAGTTCAGCACCACCTAAGTATGGTGATTCAGAATATAGATTCAGCAGCCACTGTATATTTGGGTGATAGCACTGTTTCTTCTTCTGATTACGGCCACAGACTTCTAGCTGGTCAAAGTTTTGCCATGGAGAAAATGCCCAGAAAAACACACTTGTTTGCTGTCTCAAGTGTTGCCAATTCCAAAATTGCTGTACTCCGGGTTTCGATGTGAGGTTATTTCCAGCTTCGAGTGGTGGTGGTACATCCATAACACTCAAGGGGAGTGTGGCCAATGCCTCCCTGCTTCCACCCACAGGCAATTCTGTTGGTGATGCCTACATCAATGATGACGATGGCAATCTTTATGTGTGGACGGGAACGGCCTGGAATGATGGCGGTCAAATTGTGGGGCCACAAGGCCCTCCGGGGGCCGATGGGGCCGATGGGGCTGATGCCCTTTGGAATTTTACTGGTGCCTACAGTGTTGGGGCTTCGTATGCCGTTGGCGATCTGGTGACTTACGCTGGACAAACTTGGTATCGAATTAATTCAAATGGTGGCAATACTGGGGATACTCCATCGGAGGGCACATTCTGGACACTAATTGCCGCCGAGGGAGATGTTGGTCCGACAGGAACACTCAATGACCTTTCTGATGTTGTTATTACTGCCCCAGAAGAGTTTCAAACTCTTGAATACAACGGCACAAACTGGGTTAACACCTACTCTTCTGTAGTTTCTTATGTAAGAAACGCTGAAGCAACAACTCTTACTACAGGAACGTGCGTATACCTGTTTGGTTCTACTGGCGATCATGCCACGGTAAAACGAGCAGATAATAACTCTGACACAACATCGTCGAAAACAGTTGGTCTTGTTGGAGCACCCATCCTTGCATCAGAAAATGGTCCAGTCATTACTCGTGGGTATGTTGACGGTATTGATTTAAGCACTGGTTATGCTGCTGGTGATGTTTTGTGGTTGGGTGAAAACGGAGCATTTACCAAAACAAAACCAGTAGCCCCAGACCACCTGGTATTTATTGGTGTTGTTGTCCGTGCAACCAATAACGGAATTGTCTATGTAGCCACCCAAAACGGTTATGAATTGGACGAATTGCATGACGTTTCCATTGTTGATAAAACATCGGGCGATTTGCTTAAGTACAACGGAAGTTTGTGGGTCAACTCCCAGATAAACCTCAACAATCTGTCAGATGTCGTGGTTTCCACACCGCTAGGTAAGCAACTGCTTGTTTATGACGATGCGACATCGCAGTGGATTAACGCAAACCCAATTGATTCAACTGGTATTGCCTATAAATCCGGCGTACCAGCAAGCCCTACGTCAACTGGGCAGGTTGGGCAACTAGCCATAGACGGTGTCAATGCAGTTCTTTATGTTTGTACATCTACAAATAACTGGCAGAAAGTTTCACTGAATGCTGCCAACTTTAGCAATGCCGGCGGCTTTGCGTAAATTGACAACACTACATCAAGACATACAGGAGATTGAAATGGCAAAAAAAAATGGTGACGGAATTGTTTATCACGGCTCAGATTGTGGCGAGGATTACGTTAGGTGGTATGGCCTTGGTGGCAATGGGGTGGGTCAACCTTGCGACCGCTGGCTCGTTGGGCTTCCGGACTGGGTTTACAAACTGGTGCACTACTTTGATTGGAACTTTAGAGCAGAAGATTTAGCTCTGTATAACAAATCTCTTTATGATGCCTACGCCGACATGGTCAGCAAGGGGGGTGGGCTACCACTCAACGGAAAAGTCGTAGACTGGAACGGTACGCCCACTCGTGTTGCAATTGACCCCATCTATGCAGGTCCTTATTTGGAGGCACGAGAAGCTTTTCGTGCGGAAGTCTATGCAATAAATGGAAACCAAGACACGAGCAACATGCCAGACTTTAGAGAGGTGTCGGTGGATATGAATGGCACCAAAGCTTGGGTGTAGTAAGTGAAAGTCTGGATTGATCAAGACTTATGCACTGGCGATGGCCTATGCGCAGAGATAGCACCTTCTGTTTTCGTGATGCACACAGACGGTCTTGCTTATGTCAAAGAGGTAACTTGGCCCAATTTGTTTGGCCCAGATGGAACCGGCGACGGACCAAAACTCCAGATGACGGCAACAGCCGAGGTTCCGGAAAACCTAATTGACGACGTTGTCCAGTCTGCCGAGGATTGCCCTGGGGAGTGCATCTTCATCGAACTCTGAGTCTTTCTCCCATTGGTGGTAGCCGTATTTCCAATCGGATCCATACGGACCTTCGTAAGAATCCACGGCATGCCGTACGGCAAGGTGCATTAGTCCATATGCGGCAAAGATAAAACCCAGCAAAATCATGCCCAGCATTATTGCACACTGAGTATGGCTTATCAGATAGTTTTATCTGCTAAATGTGTCACAGTGTTAGTATCTGCCAATGATCAAAATTGGCAACTGTATAGATTTGCTCTCAGAATTACCCGATTGCTCCGTTGACTCAATTGTCACCGATCCACCGTATGAACTTGGGTTTATGGGGAAATCATGGGATGCATCGGGCATTGCCTACAACACCGAAGTATGGAAGCAGTGCTTGCGGGTACTGAAACCCGGCGCGCACCTGCTGGCTTTCGGTGGGTCGCGGACTTATCACCGACTCGCTTGCGCCGTTGAGGATTCCGGCTTTGAGATACGCGATCAGATTATGTGGGTGTACGGTTCTGGGTTCCCCAAATCCCTGAATGTCGGAAAGCAAGAAGGCTGTGAGCAATGGCAGGGCTGGGGAACTGCACTGAAACCTGCCCACGAACCTATTGTCGTAGCCCGCAAGCCAGTAGAAGGAACAATTACCAATAATGTTATTCAGTGGGGAACTGGTGCTCTCAACATCGATGCTTGCAGGGTTGAGTTTGTTTCCGACGATGACAAAAAAGAAAGCACCACAAAGAACCAGCACGAAGATTTCGGAACGGAACCCATGACGAACAACACCGTCTATGGCGACTACTCAATGGTCAAGCCGGCGAATTACAACCCACCCGGACGCTGGCCGGCGAACCTTATTCACGACGGGAGTGAAGAAGTCGTCTCGCTGTTCCCGAATAGCAAGGGTGGCGCATACCCAGCACGAAGAGGCGAGGCAGTGGCGACCTCATTTGCGTCTGGACAGGAAACCGAAGGTGGATTCAGGAAAATGGGCGATGATGGTTCTGCGGCGCGATTCTTCTACTGTGCCAAGGCATCGACGGCAGAGCGAAATGCAGGATTGGAAGGTTTGCCCAAAAAGAAGGCAGACACCAGAAGTGATGTAGCCGCTGGAATGTGGAAGGACAAGAATGCTCCCCACCAAAACCATCACCCGACTGTAAAACCAGTAACACTAATGCGTTACTTGGTTCGCTTGATTACACCACCCAATGGCACGGTGCTTGACCCATTCCTCGGATCTGGGACAACCGCAGTGGCGGCCGTACATGAAAATCTGAACTGGGTCGGTTTTGAGATGAATCCCGAGTATGCCGATATCGCCAGACTAAGAAGCGAGCATGCTAAGTTCTAGGCATGTTGCATGTCGGTAACTGTATAGATGTCATATCCCAACTTCGAGATGCGAGCGTTGACTCGGTAGTAACTGATCCACCATACGAACTCGGGTTCATGGGAAAGTCTTGGGACTCGACAGGAATTGCCTACAATACCGAACTCTGGAGACAGTGCCTGCGCGTACTAAAGCCGGGTGGTCACCTCATTGCCTTCAGTGGTGCTCGCACGTACCACCGCATGGCCGTTGCGATCGAGGATGCAGGATTTGAGATACGCGACCAAATCATGTGGGTTTATGGATCGGGGTTCCCGAAGTCGCTCAACATATCCAAAGCAATAGACAAAATGGTCGGTGCTGACAGAGAGGTCGTCGGAATCGGTACCTCTGGCAAAACACGTCATGTGCTCAATGCGGCCAACACGCCCGACACATTCGGCGGCGAATACGAGATAACAAAGGCGGCATCGGAAGAAGCAAAGCAATGGGAAGGCTGGGGAACAGCATTGAAGCCAGCACACGAACCGATGGTGCTCGCCAGAAAACCACTTGACGGAACGGTCGCAGAGAATGTTCTGGAATACGGAACCGGTGCATTGAATATAGATGCGACGAGGATTCCTTTTGGCGAGGAACAGATAAATTTGTCCCGCAAGCAGCGTCAGCAGCAATTTGAGGGTGGCATAGATTTCGGTGCCAGCAGATTGGTGGGCACAGAAATACCGACCTACAAAGAAGGCGGAAGGTGGCCTGCGAACTTCATCCACGACGGCTCAGAAGAAGTTCTGGAGTTGTTCCCCGATGCCAAAGGTGGAACTTGGAACACCACCAAGGGTGCGAGACACTTCAACAACAATGGCAAGCCAACTGATTACCAAACCAAGGGACAGGATAAATCAAACGGTTCGGCAGCTCGCTTCTTTTATTGTGCGAAGGCTTCCTCTGCAGAACGAAACCTCGGTCTGGACGAACTACCGGATCGCAGGCAGGACGAGGACGACTACGAGAGGGCAGGAACCACCAACCCGAGGAACCGCTCTCAGAAGATGCGCAAGAACCACCACCCAACAGTCAAGCCAGTCGCCCTGATGAGACACCTCGTCAAGCTTGTCACCCCTCTAAACGGAACAGTCCTTGACCCTTTCCTCGGATCGGGAACCACGGCAGTCGCAGCCACGCTTGAGGGCATCAACTGGGTCGGATGCGAAATGAATGAGGAGTATGCACAGATAATTTGGGCTCGGGTGAATCACGCAGAGAAATCCGTCAATGAGGATGAATGATGAGCAAGCGGTACCCAGCAATAGATTTAATTAGTGGAATCGACATTGGAGAAATTCCCCCAACACCGACCGTGCGTGGGTTTAATTTAACCCTAGACAAACCCAGAAAAATTTTATTAGAAGCAGCCAGCAACTACGGTTTCCCAATAAGTTTTACGCAAGAACAAAATGGGGTACTCATACAAAATGTGTATCCAGTTCCGAATTTGGCGACACAACAAATTTCCTCGTCTTCCAAAGTCGAACTCGGCCTACACACAGAAACAGCGTTTCATCACTATAAGCCAACGGTCGTCCTTTTATTATGTCTACGTGGTGATCCGAATGCCGTGACGACCTATGCCACCATTGACAAGATTATTGAACATGTAAGCCACGAATCCATAGACACACTCACTCATCCGTGGTTCACCACCTCAATTGATGACAGCTTCAGGATGAACGGCGAAAGCGACATGGAGATTCCGTGCTCAATCCTCAGGAAGGCGACCGAAACCGAGTCGTATGAGATTTGCTACGACCAGGCCCTAATGAAGGGGGTGAATGAGCAGGCAAACCATGCCCTAGAGGAACTCAAACAGGCAATAAATAAGTCAATAGAACAAATCGTCCTCAGTGCCGGCGATTTACTGGTCATTGACAACACGAGGGCAATCCACGGTCGACTTCCATTTCAGGCCCGCTACGACGGTACGGATCGATGGTTGCAGCGAGTGCTCGCCATTGACAGCCTTCCGCCCAAAAGTCATGCCACACATTCATTGGACAAAGAGTTCCCGGCGATAGTTTCTGCGAGAGTTGAATTCGTGCCTATCACAATAAGTTAGTATTTCCCACATGCCAAAAAGTAGAAAAATTCTCAAAAGCCCGCTTCACAAACACTTGCTGATAAACGGCAAAACCCTGACACCGCCGACATCCAAGCGCAGGTTGAAGAAATGGCTGAACAAGCTCGTCTATGACATCGGTATGTACAAAATCGGCGGCCCGTACATCAAGTATGTCAAAGCAAAGGGAAATGCAGGTCTTACGGCAGTCGTAATGATTGAGACTTCACATGTTGCTTTACACATCTGGGAAGAAGGCGACCAGCCGTACTTCCGTTTCGATCTCTACACCTGTGGACCCCTGCACCACAAGGCAGTGCTTGAATCAGTGGCGTACTTTATGGATTCACCAGAAATGGAATGGACGGTTTATGATCGAGCAGATGGATTCTGGCAGTACGACTTTGGCAGTTGGCCCCTACGTAAATCTACCCACAAATAGGTTTGATGTCGCACTCATAGACCCACCTTGGTCGTACTTCGGCGACCAGACAAAAGATGGCGCGGCGGCAAAGTTCTACGGCACCCTCAGCGATGAGGAAATCCGTATGCTTCCAGTAAGGGAACTACTGAACGACCGAGCAGTTGCTTTCGTTTGGGCAACCGCACCGAGGCTTGATGCGGCGCTTGATTCAATAAAAGCCTGGGGGCTTCACTACAGGGGAGTTGCATTCGTGTGGGTAAAAACCACCAGGGAAGGAAAACCGATAGGAGCCAGAGGGGTAAGACCTTCGATAGTCAAACCAACATGCGAGTTCGTACTTGCTTGCTCAACGGTACGCAAAGGCAGACCACTACCAATAGCAGATGAGTCAATCATCAACACCGTACTTGCCCCAACAAGGGCACACTCACACAAGCCGGACGAAGTCCACGAGAGAATTGAATCCCTCTACCCAACTGCCACAAAGGTCGAACTGTTTGCTCGCCGACCACGACAAGGTTGGCAGGTATGGGGTAATCAGATAAATCAAACTGCTACGAACGAACTCGTATAGTGGCGTGAACACCCCCACCCCCTCCATGTCGTTCCCGGAAGTCCCGATAGACACGACCTCGGAGTCACCACGACGAACCACGATACGACCGAACACACGTTCGCCGGAAACCGAACACACGTTCGCCTCAACCAAACAGTTGTTCACAAGGCCAGATTATGGTCATCGGTTGCTTGTTTTCAACGATTGCTAACTAACAAATGGTGCTAACGAACCCAGATAACGGTTGTCAAAAAACACAGACGAACGACACACAAAAAGAAGCACTCGAAACAGTGTTATCACTTCCGATAACACTTTCCAACTAGTTCACAACCGTCGCAACGAAACCCAACTCGTTGAGAAGTTCGTTGTCTGGTGACGAAGGTCAGTCGCAGACGAATACGAAGTCAAACGTCATACATACTTGTGTTGTTGCATGACGACACACAACACAGCATAGTGATACAACAGAAACCGAACCATAAAGTGTTTGTTGTTGACGAAAGTTTGACAACAACTTTGATCGTTGAGAAACACAGTTGTCATGGTCGTTCGTTACCCATGACAGTGGACGAATACACAAGGCATACACCTCGCATACACATACCCCATACCTCACACCACACAGCGAATACGTCATACCCCATAGGTGAATACAACCCGTAGGCAGGGGGCTTTGACCATAGCCAAAGTTTGCAAGTGCCACGGGTAGTGCTACGGGTATCTACACACATTCACCTACACCACTCAGTAGTAGCACCCCACACCACACAGTAGGTAGTGAGTAGGTAGTAGGTATCACTAGGTATCACTCTGATACCACCACAACACTCGTATCTGTTACCCCTGGTTCTATGCCACCCCCACACCCACCCAACTATCCAAGTAGTGAGTAGCACAGTGGTAGCACCACAGTAGCAAGGGGGTATCTCAGTGTGTGGTTCAGCAATACTTTCTTTACTACTAACACCACCACACCAATAGTCGTGCCACAATTGATGGAACATGGCACTCATAGAGAACCCTTCCAACAAGGTGCTTGACGACCAGATACGAACTGCTATCTCAGTGGTCGCCCAGCAACTGAATACCAAAGCACGACTAGGTGCTGTTGCTCAGTCCTTTGACCCCGACGCAGTAGACGGTGATGGTGACGGCTTAGTTCAGGACGGTTCACCCTTTGAGAGACCAGCAGTAATAAGTGCCGTCAGCAAGGCTTCACAACGAATAGGTCAGTTGCTTTCCAAAGCAGGTAGAAGCAAGGAGAGTAGGGCAAGGGCATATCAGCGTAGATACTCAGGCATGTCAGCACAGGACATAGCAAAGGACGCAGTGCCTGACAGTTTTGAAGGTTGGGTCGCACTCGCTTATGAGAAGTTGAGAGTGGACAATCCAGATCTTCCACCGTTGTCACCAGACATGACACCAGATGAAGTGAAGCAAACGGTTCGCGCCTTAGAGGACTTTGTAGAAAGCGACCTTGTCTGGTTGATGACAGACGAGAAAGCGAAAGAGTTTAAGGAACTCAAAAAGACAGACAGAGCAGCCGCCTTTCGTTTAGCAGTAGACGGTGCATTTGACTTCTCGCCAGAAGCAGTCGCAAAAAACAGAGAACTACTTGAACACGTTCTCACAACGAACCCACAATACAGAGCATTGGTGGATAAGTTCGGTCACCCATCCATATTCAGGTTTGGACCCGACCTAAATAAGTCGCATCTCGCAGAAGGTATGTTCTCAGACTCAGCCGGTATGGGACTGTCGAAGATCGGCAATGTTCGCAAAAAAAGCAGACTACAACCCTTCAACAGGGGACTTGGAAAGTGGTTCATGCAGGGAATCATGGAACCAGAGGTTGGTCACAGAAAGACGAAGCGTTGGCTCTCTGACAACACACCAGAAGGGCTACTCGTACATGAGTATGGTCACTATTTAGTAGACGCAATCAAAGCACAACTCAGCGACGTCGACAATTATGAAAGAACGAAGCGTTGGCAAGCATTTCGTTTCGGTGCAGGGGCCGACTGGAAGGAAACCCTCACAGAAATCGGACACCCTGAGTGGTATGACCAATACGCCATAGAGAAACTCAAAAAGACAGAACGAATAGAGATAACTCGCATTCGAAAGGATGTGCCAGACGAACTGCCGCACGTTCTCACGGCCTATGGTGAAACAGCACCAGCAGGGGCTTGGGCAGAAGCAATAGCGGCTCTGTTTGCCCACGAGGGTCGAAACAAAGACTTGGTTAGCCCCGGAATGGTCGAGTTGGTCAATGCCGCCCTTGAACTCCCAGAAGGAAGTGACCCCACAGAGGCTCTCTTGCCGGCCAGAAGTAAACGTGAGATTGTCCCAGACGGCTTCGCATCGCGCGGCTCGGTCATGGCGATCAACAACGAACGGGACTCACGATACGGCGAGATACAGGATCCATACGAACTCACAGCCGAGGTTCTCGGAGATTTGGGCAAAGACGACCCGGTTGGACAAATGGTTCGCAAGTTGGAAGCCCTCAAAGACGACCCAGAACGATGGGACAAAGTCGAACCGAAGCAAAAGGCATCAATAGAGCGCAGTCTCAACCTACGTAAAGCCAACGAAGAGGAAGCCGCTCTTCTGGCCGGCGTGTTGATCAATGACCCGGCGTTTGCCGACATGATTCGACGTCACGGTATTTCTAACTACTACTTCGCCCAAGAGGACATGCGATTCCCAATCGGGGACGGCACAGATGACGAAATTGACATACGTGGTTCTCTGTATGCAGGTTTCACGCCAGATGAAAGCGATGGTGGACGGTTCTGGCCACCACGCATCGTGATTGACATGCTGGGACCCTCGAGCTTGGAGGAAGATCAGACGCTCGACGTTCCCATCCAGCCCGTCAGCGATGAAGAGATACGTAAAGCCAGAAAGGCCATGAACATACCCGGCGGAGTAACCAGAACACATGTGTCGAAATCGCATCAACACGTAATTCGACATGAGGGTGGACACTCGGTTCATGATCTCCTCTGGGAACGTGTCCACCGCGGCGAAATAAAGGGTCGTCGAGCGCAACTCATCCGAGCTTACGGCACAAGCACGTGGGAAGAGTTCTACAAGGAACTTGGCCGTCCCGACTTACTTCTTGAATACCAACGCTCGACCAAAGCCGCCAACACCATGGGTTACCCAGGCAGTCTCAAACCAGGCGATGAGATCGCCTTTATCGACAGCGGCTACGCATGGTCTAACCCACGTGAGTTTTTTGCTGAAACTTTCGCTTCATACACATCGTCAAACCCGGCGTATCGAGAGTTGATGAATGATACGGCACTCGAACACATGCAGGCCATGCTCGGCGATGCTGATTCTGGTTCTCTCGAAGAGCCGCCGTCGGTAGATCTCGACATGCCCGGCGATACAGATGTTCCTGAGCCGCCAGCATGGGACGGGTTCGCATCATCCGGTGGAGAGAAGCCGAAGTCTTATGGCGATGTTCGACGTAACCGCATCAAGGAAGGCAAAGGAAAGTTCTCTCGATCAGATACTTTCAGAAACACCACGACGGAACAGAAAGTAGACCTCGCAGTCCCGACAAACGAGCAGGACTACATGCTTATGGCATGGGATCACATTTTCGAGCGCTTGGGCCTCGACTACGAGACCGTAAAAAAGATTGACCTCACCGACCCGGCAAATCCCAAGTTGCCGCGCCGCTGGAAGGGTGCGCTCGACGGTCTTGATTTCTACGTGGCCCAGATGCAACGGGACATGCCAGACTTCTCGCCAGACAAGGTCAAGGCCAATAGAGACGCTCTTCGAGCATCGCTTGATGCCTTTCCTCGAATGCGTGAGGCCGCCGAGCGTCTTGGTATGCCACCACTGACGTCAATGACCGAGGCCACCAAAGAGCGGCTTGCGATCGAGTATTTCCTTGCCGAGTCGAACGACATGTTCCGCAGCGGCAAAGTCCAGAACATCCGCAGCGAGTTCCTCGACATTCTCCCCGTTTATCGACAGTATGCAGCCGGAGAAATGACCTGGCAACAGATGCTTGATGATCCAGCGGCTGCCAACTTCTCAAAATACATCCAGAAACTCCAAGACGACGGGACTATTGAGAAATACGCAAAGGGAATAAACGGCGGCTTCAGCAGAATGTCCGAAACGATACTCATGCCAGGCGATGCTTCGAATGCTTTTGTCGAGGGCAAGCGCTACGACCCGAAGTTTGTTCCAGAGGCGGGCGACTGGGGCATCACGGGTAACTCATACGAGGAAGTATTGCTACACGAATACGCCCATTACGTTGATGCGCGGCTTAGTTCCAGATCAAAAGATGGTGACCCGGCGTCTATCAAAGACCAACTGATGAAGGGTGAACTCTTTGGCCAGGCGAACAACCACATAAAGACCAAATATGGGCAAACGAATATGAGCGAATTCGCCGCCGAGGCGATTAGTGCAATCATGTCTGGCAATCGAGATGCAGAGGAGATGCTCAGCCCAGAAGCCCGGCAATGGGCTCGACGTGTTGCCGGTTTCCCGGAGAAAGATCCGGTGTTTACTGGCCGGATACCAGGCAAAAAGCCTTCAGAGGCCGAAGTGTTGGCCGATAGGTTTGGTCAGTTATGGCGCCGCACAACAGATGGCTTGATGGAGGCGTTGGACAAGGAAAACGGTGTTCGCAGCCGCGATGGAGTTCCGGATGTTCTTGAAACATTTGGTGATGCTGTTCGCCGAACGGGACTAAAGCCGCTTCCTGACGTCAACTTCGAGCATGAGGGACGTAAGTTCACCATGCGCGACAACGGAACCGTTTTTGAGATCGACGTCAACGGCCGCACGGTGGCCACGGCAAGCGTGGTTGAGGGACAGGGTGGCCTACCAGAACTCAACACTGTCGATGTGTTGCCGGGTTATGAGGGTATTGCGCCGGATCAAGACCTGCACGACATGGTCGTCGATCATGCTCGAACAAAGTTCCCCTCTGCACGTGCGCCCAAACGCGCTCGAAAGACCGAAGTGGTAACAGAGGGCTTTGCATCCATGGGTCCAGAGCATCACGATGCACGTGGAATTGACGGGACTCCGGGAACACCAGAATACGCACAATCTGTGGCCACAGAGCTCGAAGCGGCACGGGCAAGCGGCAAGAAAGTGTTCTTCGACTACAACGGAGAAACCAGAGAAGTCGAAGTCACCGAAGTCTTTGAGAAGAACGGCATCCTCTACATGAAGGGAAATGATGCACTCCGTAACGGCGAGGAACGTATGTTCCGACTCGACAGGGTGTCGATGCCCAAGCGCGTTCAGAACCCGGAGACTGGGGCCAATGAAATAGCCAAGAGACCCGGCAAACCACCACGCAAGCCTGTCCCAGTATTTACGGGTAAAGCGGCCGAAATCTTCGAGGGGGCGAAATCTTGGGACGAAGTGGCCCAGCGATTGTCGAAAGGACGTTATGTGTTCTTTGACTTTGAGACAACGGGCATTGAAGAAGGTGAGTTTGGCGAGATGATGCATCCGGGTGCACCCACGCAGATCGGCCTCGTCGAGATTGTCGATGGCAAAGTAACCCGGCGATGGTCGACACACGTCAATCCGGGTAGGCCGCTGAGCGTTGATCCGAAAACTGGCCGCTCATGGTCAGCAGACAACCTCAAATACAAAGACCCGGTAACTGGGGAACTTGTAAACATTAGCGACGAGTGGTTGGCAACCCAGAAGCCACTCAAGGATGCACTCGAGGAGATGCTTGAGTTCATAGGCCCAGACACCATCTTGGGTGGCCAGAACCATCCTTACGATGACGACGTAATGAAGCGGGCCTTGGCCGATGCCGGAATTGACGAGTCCCGTTGGAGTCCGGCAGGGTTCATTGACAGCCAGGCGTTGGCTCAATCATTGCTCGACAAGAACAGCGACGATTACCCGGTAAACGAGAAGGGCTCAAAGACTGTATCGCTTGGTTACCTGGCTAAGTTCCTCGGCCACGACATGGGTGATGGCTGGCATTCGGCAGATGCAGACTCGGAGGCCTCATGGGAAGCATTCAGTCGCCTGGTCAAGCGCGCCGCAGATCAAGAGAACTCCGGCAAGCCCGTAAGACGGGACTTGTTTGCTCCCGGTGGTGCGATAAAGGAACATCAAGAGCGGCTCGACGATTACGAACGTCAGAAGCGTGGATGGGACTACAAGGTAAAGAAGTATCAAGAATCCCAGGCCGCCCAATTGCCTGGTGAAAACCAAGAAGGTTTTGCCTCGACCGGATCAACTCGACGCGCCAAAAACCCGGCAAGATGGGAAACGCTCACGCCGGAAGAACGCGAAGCCGCAACCCAGGCATCGGCCCAGGCGGCAGTCAATTACATCAACGCACTTCAGGATGCCGGCATTGATGTCGCCACATTACGGGACTTGGATAGAGCAGAACTTGATTCGATACTCAGAGACCTGGTTCCAGGCGGCGAAGCACGAGTTTCTGATTACGTCACGGGTGATGGCAAGGCCCTCATTGAGGTGTCGAATGCGACCATGGGCAAAGTATTCATGTCCCTTGGATTCCATGTCCAGGTGATTAGCGACGATCCAAACGAACACCACTTGCTCGAAAATGGCATCAACGACATGCAAAAAGCCCTGCAAGATTACGTGGCTTCGGTGGCAAAAGATCCGGATGCGTTGCTCAAAGACGTCATCTTCATGGATTGGGCCGACAAGAACGGCATCAACTTGGGTTCGCTTAAGGGAAAGAAATTGGAGAAGGCGGCTAAGAAATTTGCCGAAGAATTTGAAATTAACCTATGTCTTTATTACAAGTCTGGGTCGAACATGCTCTGCGGCGCAAACATCGGCATCGAACGTGAAGAGATGCCCCAACTCGGCGGCCGCATGAAGGGTGACGATACCTTGGCGGCAAAGGCAATCAAAGCCGGATTGATGGCAGCCAAAGAGATCAAACTCGACCCGGAAAAGATGGCCGAACTCGAAAAGCGTGACCCGGCAATGGCGGCTCGAATAAAGGAACTGGCCAACGCTAAGGGCGAAATTAAAAAGCAGGAGAACCTCGAAAAGATTAAAGAATTGGCCATGAGCAAGGATCCAATAGCCAAAGCAATCTTTGATTCAATGAATTGGAACGACTCAGAAGCCAATGTCGAACCAATAGCCGACAAAGCCGCTGCCGCTCTTGGCATCACCGTCGATAAACCACGTTTCGTTGACCCGGCAACCATGCTCGGGGCGCAAAACCAACTACAAGGATCGAAAGTCGAGAACATGGCAGACGGCGCAGTTGAGGCCGTACTCGAGGCGCTACCCATACTTGAAGCCCGATTCGGACGTAAGCCAACACAAGCCGAACTCATGGATTACCTGGCCAACGAGATCAAGCACGGCCTGTTCCAACCCACGCTGACTGCCGGATTACCAGGTGGACAGACATACATGCTTGATGGACACCATCGTTGGTCGGGACTGTTGATGGCAAACAAGAAGCTCGAGGCAATGGGGCTCGACATACGGGTGCAACTAAACATCAAGAACTACCAGACGGACATACGTTCTGGTTTGGAACTTGGTCGATCCATTCAGGTTGCTATGGGTGTCAAGGATGCCAAACTTTCCGGCGAGGATCCATTCGAATTCAACCCGGATGCGCCAGATTTAACCCCAGAGGAGTTTGATAACGTTGTTTCAGAGATACTTGACCCGGCGAATCTAGTCGAAAAGATACGGGAAGTTCGAGAAGGCGGCAAGTTTAGAGAAACAGAAGCAGCCGATGTTCCGGGTGGTCAAGAGGCCAGATTGGCGCCGCGAAAACGACCCATTCAAGATGTTGTCGACGAAATTACCGGACAAGACATCGCGCTTGACCCAGAGTCCCGTGTAAAGGGTGTAAAGCCGGCTAAAACGGGTTATCGAGCAGCCGGCAGCGGCTCCGGGTGGCAATCTGTCGAGGATCATATTGCCGTCGAGATGGAACGTGGAAACAAACTATTCGACACACACCAAGAGTATGTCGATAAGGGTTATGAGGTTGCTTGGGTTACGCACTCACCCGGCGAAGCAGGAAGATATGTTGTATCTGCCGGCGATGTGGCCGCTTGGCAATCCGGTGAAATAAAAGTTAAGCCGGAAGATATTGCTGAAGTCGACATGTCTGGGGCCATTCTGGTCGGGACTGATGGCGAAGGCGGCTTCCTCTACGCCAGGCGAAAGCAATCAAGAGCTGCCAAACAACGTGTTGAGATGCTCAAGGCCGAGGAAGATTACCTGGATCAAATGCTCAATTCAATACCAGGACAGGGCGAAGAAGCATTCGCATCAACTAGCCGAGACAGAATAAACAAGCGCGGCCTTGTGGATAGGTTCATGCTCTTGAGAAACCCGGTAGGTGAGGAAGCGCGAGATCTAAAACTTGACGCCGGGTCAATAAATAAACCAACGGCCATGGATCCAGATAAGTTCTATCAAATAGTCGGAGATGTGCCGGGCATATCTGAATCCGACGAACTCTTGGCCACAGAGAAACTCACGTCATCACGGGTGAGAAACCTAAAGATGTATCGAGCAACCTACGCCGGCAAGAAGGGTAAAAAGAATCGAGTCTTTGGCACATACAAAACACGGGACGGACAGAAATACTCAATAGCCCAAGATCAAGACGGGATTGAGGGTGCCTATTACGCATACAGGGGTGATAAGAGGCTTGATGAATCTAAAAGAGTTGCCAAATTAACACTGATACTAAACGACGGCGAAAAAAACGTTCACGACTTATTCAGCATCCACGTCAACGAAGAGGACAGAAAAGCAGGATTAGCTCAAGCATTGGTTGAGGTGGCGAAAGCAGACTTCCCAGACGCTACATTTACGGTTCAACGGGTAGTCACACAAGACGGCGCCAACTTCGCTCAGAATCTAGAAGAAGAAGGCTTTGCTTCTACGGGCACGATCAGCGTTCCTCTTGACCTTGTCAGTGGCGGCGGCAATACAGATTCGAGTATGCGTGGCGGCGCGGCACAACGTGATCGAGAAGTGGTTCCGGATGATTGGAATACCCGGCAACAGAAGCGCATTGCCGGCGTTCGAGTTCCGGATCATCTGCGCGACGAATACGGTGCGCCGATTCCTGGTGCGCCCATTTATCGAGAAACCATAAAGATTGGTCGAAAAAAATACACGTTTGAGGCCGATGTAAATGGCCTGGTGACCGTTTATACGGGACGAAACTACAAACAAGTAGCACAACTGAACCTTGATCGCGGCCACTCTATGGCTGGTGGCGCTCGAGCAGAGAATCCTAATCGACATTACATTGACTTTGTATCCGTCGACAAGAAGCATCGACGTAAGGGAATCGCAACCCAGATGGCCGTAATTGCTGAACATGCATATGGTGGCAGCGTCGAACACTCGACTGCATTGTCTGACGCCGGGCGAGCATGGCGAGATGCTGACGTAAAGAATCGCGGTGCGGCCGCATTGCCTCTTCGAGATGGGGCGCCCACTATCGACTCGGTATTCAATGAAGGCTTTGCGTCACGCGGCAACTTCCAGCCAATCCCAACCCAAAACGAAGATCTGATGGGAGATTCATCGCTCGACCAATTGGCCGACAAACTCAACCTAGATGAACTAGAAACCCCATCAAATGATTTCGACGAGATCGAACAAATGGCAGCACGTATTGCCGGGCGTATTGCCGGCGGCGAAGCCACATTGGCAGAGAAACTTGGGATAACCCCAGAGCAACTCAAGGTGAGATACAGAGAATTAGCCAAAGAAATCAATGACTTTGTCGACAGATTCGTACAGGATAAGGACGTTCGAAAAAATGTCAAGCTCGGGTACAAGATTCTTTCCAACGCCGCAATTTTGTTTGGTGCAAAAGGTATGAAAGATTTTCTCTCGACAATCAATCCATCGGCCCAGGGAACCGGGTCGGGTTCGGATGCTTCGAGCTTGCTCGACATAGTGGACATAGTGCTCTCAACGGGACTCCACGATGCTCTTGTTGCTTACGGCATGAATTTCGCCAACCTAATTGCGACGGAGTATGCCGCGATGCGCTTGGTTAGCAAGCAAAAGGCGAAGGACATGATCGAAGACATACGTGCTCGAATAGAAGGAACGGGTCAAAAGATTGGAGTTATGTCGACGGAAATGTGGAACAGACTCCGGGGCGCATGGGCAAAGACACGCGCAACTGCACCGATTCCTGCAACCACCGGCATAAAAGAGTGGATTATCGCCGGGTCATCGCCAATCTGGGCCGAAATGTCATGGTTTGATTACCAGGCAAAGAGTCGAATCACTCAACATCTTGAACCAACTAACCAGGCGATCTGGTCAAAGCTTGCCGTCAAAACTGGCCGAAGTCCCGAACTTATTGACATAGCCGCTTATCGGGCTGGGATTGGCTATGGCAAACGACGGGTGAAGTCAAAAGACGTCGTCAGGGTGTATCTCTAATAACCAAACATGGGTCGCTCTGGTGACCACTGAGCAAAGTGCTCGATCAAATAAGAGAGCGTCACCAACATCTCGTCACGGGTAGTGCTGAGAGTTTCGAGCGATTCATCCGACGTTAGTCGACCATGCTTTAGATCGTCGGCAATGCTTTCGAGAGCCGTTCGTGGCGTAGCACCGATACTTCCATACTGCTCGATAAGCACCATGTAGAGATCGGCGAGTTCCGGCTTGTCGGTAAAGATTGGGGACAGGGAAGCCATACTCATAGTCTACGGGTAGATCACGAACCCCACATGAGTATTGCGACAACTATGGCTACCAATGTTGACCATAGGTATTTGCGCTTCATACAAGCTGCCCAACGCTGATTGTAAAAATATCTTCGCCGTATCGAATGGTGGCATAATCCATTCCGACATACTCGATGAACTTGGCCTCGACGAAGCCGGCTGTGTATCGCTTATTGACCCCATTTTTGAAAATGCCGAATGAGACAGGGATGGTGACCACATCATCTTTGACGTATTTCCGTGTTGCAGTTTTCACTTATCGTCCTCCATGAACTTCTTGACTTCCTCCTCATTGTCGAGAATAGCCGATTCTTTGGTCGCAATCTCATCCTCGTATGTCTCGGTTACCAGAATAATGTGTGGATCAATCATTTTGTGAACCGAGAGCAAGGTCTCTATGTCTTGGTGTCGGTATGGGTATCCGTCATCCGTTGCTCGTATGTATTTGGCCACCCGGTCGGCTATCGCTTTGGACAACTCGAACATTTGCTGGACATTAAGGGTGATTGTGGCTGTGTGTGTTTCTCTGATACTCATAAGTACCTCCTGAGATAGTTACGAACGAAGTAGGGCGAAGTGTGACCTTATTTGGCACTATTTATCTTGGCGAAGTGTTCATCCACCTCGTCATGCCCTGCCCACAGTCTGCGACGGAAAGCGAGATCGCTTGGGTCGATTTTGGTCGCAACCCACGAACGAACCTCATGTTTGTCGTAACGGGTGAACTCTTGGTGAACCAACACGTAGCCATTGCCGTCAGAGTTATCAAAATCAGCGAACGACACGGGCTTAAAGTCCACACCAAACATGTCGCCGTAGTCGCCCAAATAAACCAATCGGTCGCCGTGCCACTTGCCATCGGTTGCCGTGAGTTCATTGACGAACTGAACAAGACTGCCAGCGAATGGGTTCTTTGGTGAACCAAACTCACCGAGCTTGTAACCACAACCAAGATCGTGTGGCGATACAAATTCTTTCTTGTCTAGGTTGGCGAGTACGAATCCTTGTCCCATGTTTCCTCCTACTCAAATACTAAGGTCGCATCATTCATGGGCGCACGGGGGCCAACCTCGTGGCGCGCCCGTAGATGACGTCTCCCTATGCTTGGTTTATGGAAAAGAACCCGAATAACCAATACCTCATCAAAGCAGCACTGCTCACGCTTGCGAACTTCATGCTCGTGATCGTGGGGGCAGTCGTAGTCCCAAGCACGGCAATGTTCGTTGCTTGGGCCTTGGGTGCAGTTGTCCTTCACACGGTAATTCTCGTGTGGGTGGCAGTCGCCGACCTCAACCGTGAGTTTGGGGGGATCTGAACTGACGCGCCCAAGGATGAGCAATCGTCATAATTGGAGTATGGAAACACCGACCTCAATGACCCTCGATTCCGTATGGGCAGGCACTGTTCACGCCTTTGCCGGCAATACCTACGGGCAGATCAACGCGAGTCTGTACGTCGGCACGGAAGCGATCAGGCTTGTCCTAGCATTTCCTGAACTCGGCTACCCAGACGAAGCGCACGACTTTGGCTCAGGCGAAGAAGTCGATGCCTATCTCGCCACTCGTTTCCCAAAGGGTTACAAGGCTGGTCTGTATGAGTTTGGACAGAAGATGATGGCAATCCATACTCCCGCTGCTCGGCAATTCGTGGCCGACAGCCACTTCCGTAGCTTGTGTGCGTAATCAAAATCAGTGCGCCGACGCATGACAATCCGTCATACTGTTTCTATGAACAACACCGCAGAACACACACACGAATGGGAATATTCCGATCAGTCCGAACCACACAAAGGTAGGGAATACTACGTTTGTCGCGAGTGTGGCACGACTCTGGTTACAGATCCAGAGACTGGCGACCTTCTAGAACTTCCTGCTTGAAATCTTTTGCCGGGCTATACCTGGCATAATGCAGTGTCTCTCCGGCATATTCTGGATTTAATGTCTTGTACCAGCCGCCGATTGACTTCATCAGAATGCCTGGCTTGCCGGTTGCTTCACAAGTTTGTCGAGACATGCTTTCATACTTGTGGACAATGTCCTTCATCTTTAGAAATGTGAGTTTGTCGCACCCTTCTGACGGGCTGAAGTAATAACGTAGGCCACCGAACTTCTCTTTGATCTGGGCCACTCGATAGCCTGGATCAAGAGCCGTCAATTCGGCATCGCAATCAATGGCGATCTGGTACCAACCTTCATCAATTTCAATCCAATTGGAATGCCCGGCGACAAACTTCTCCCGCAACTTTTCTATCTTGATCGACGTTTCATTCATATTCAAAATTTATCAAACAAGTGGGCCGAGCGGGGATTGAACCCGCGACCGTCACCTTATAAGAGTGATGCTCTAACCACTGAGCTACCGGCCCCAGAAGGGGCGGTCATATCAACGGGACTGGGCATTGATGTGTGGGCCCGGTGGGGTTCGAACCCACGGCCAAGGCATTATGAGTGCCCTGCTCTAACCACTGAGCTACAGGCCCGTGTATTGGCTGAATGCACATATCAGTCAGTCCAAATTATTTTTGCAACGCCGAGTCTTTTTAGGTAGCGCTGACACTTCGTGCATGGTCGAGATAAAGCCGGCTGTCCGTATCGATCTATTCGAGCGACGTATACATGCGCTCCAAATATCTTTGGCCCGGCAGCAATTGCGGCTGCGGCCTCTGCGTGAATGTAGGATTTTCGCCATCCCGTAGTCGGATCGCCAATCTTCTTGTTAGTCCCGACAGCTACAACCTTTCCGTTGTTTACTGCCACACAACCATGTTTGTAGCGACACTTGCTCTTATGCGCCACCTGGATGGCATGCTGCAAATACTTGTGGATGTTCTTCCTTTTGGTTGACACATTTCCTCCACAAATGGAGAATGCCGGGCGGGTTGATCTGAGAAGCCAACCGGTAATTGGGTCCCAATATCAATGCCACCCGGCACTCTAACCGTGTCAGAACGGTTCTGAATCCTCAGTTGCCCCCACTGACACTGCCCGACGTTGCTGGCGAGGGGTTGCCGCACCACCGGACTTCTGCTCGCCACCAGCTGCTTGTACCCGGCGACGCTCCAGACTTTCAATCGAACGTGTCAAAATTCCAATTTCCTCAGCGACAATCTCTGTGGTCGAGCGCTTCTGTCCCGTTTCTTTGTCATCCCAACTTCTCTGTTCGAGACGACCCTGAACGATCACGCCAATGCCCTTTTCGGCCACGCGCGCGAAGTTCTCAGCAAGATAACGCCAGGCGATGACATTGATGAACGATGTCTTTTCCTGCTTCTCTTTGTTCTCGTCATACCAGACGTGATTGACTGCCACGCTGAACGAGCATTTAGCCGCTCCACTTGGCAGGAACACAAGTTCCGGGTCTGAGGTGATATTTCCTACCACCGTTGTTGGTGCCAGATTCATTCTTTTTCCTTCCGTTTGGGGTTAGTGAGGGTTAGACTAGCAGCACATGGCGACAGAAGATGGCACCACCAATGAGCTCAAAATGAGGCTAATTGACCACATTGCCGCCATTCTCGACGACCTCGAAATGAGTGACGAGAATGAGGGTGAATACTCTGACCAGGCGATTGTCGAGATGCACGATCGCAACATTGGCCTTGCGGGCTTCCTAGTGGCCTCTCTGGGGCTCTCAGACGCGACGAAAGACACAGATGGGTATTTCGTAAGGGTGAACCCAGATGACCCCATTTCCTACGTGGATAGGCATTTGAGATAGTGCGTTTGTGAACGCGGTGGTGTGTTTGGGTGTCCTGACGCCCTACAATTGAGGATAACCATTCCACCGACATAGATCGACAAGTTACTGAAGTCGAGTCGCCAAACCACAGGAGTCGCAATTGAATACAACCATAGGCGGATTCATTTTATCCATTGGGTTATTTATTGGGGGTGCCTTCATCCCTTCCAGTCCGGGAAATCCCGAACTGAGGGGCTGGACCAAGCAAACACCTGCCGTCGTTGAACACACGCCGACCCCCCAACCCACCACGACGACTGTGGTCAAAATAGCCTTCCGCCATGGGGACATTTCTTGGCTTCCTGCTCTGGCCGCCGAAGCCGGCTGGCCTGAGGATACTTGGGAAAAACTAGGTCAAATTATCCTTAGAGAATCGGGTGGTTGTCCAAACCGTAAAGGTGGAGACGTGGTTGATGAGAACTGTAATATCACGGGTGTTTCTGAGTGGAACCACCGTTCGGATACGGGTCTGCTTCAGATCAACGGGGTGAACTACAACCCCAAGAGGAACAAGTGGGCCGCCGTCTGTCGAGACATGGGTGTCTGCACCCAAGAGCCACTACTCGACCCCCTGACCAACCTTAAGGCTGGCTATGTTCTCTACACATACTCTGGTTGGGGTCCGTGGGATCCGTGCACATGGGGTCCGGAATACGCTGACCGTTGCAAGGCTTCCAAGAGGCCATAACACGCGCCGGCGAATTGTGTTGCCGTAATCTTTCTATTAAGGCAGTCGGGGTGCACCCCTACGTCTGGAAGACCCCGATTGCTGATTGCCAAAGTCCATGCCCATGCCGGCTTGTCAACGGGACTAGTCTTGCTGAATGGCTAAACAAACAAGACGAAATAAACGAAATAAACGAAACCAGCAACCAGAGCTACTGGACAGATCGGACATTCTTGGCCTCGCCCACGAAGCTGTCACCGTTGCTCGTAATGAAAAGTATGGCGAACCACAAGATGACTTCTCTTGCACATCCGAGTTGTGGGATTCCTACATTGCTCGACTAATCCAGGTTCGTGGTTACCCAAACCTCAGACCGTCTGACGTTCCGGTAATGATGATCCTTCTAAAGATCTCTCGAATAGCTCAGTCGCCCGGCGATGCAGATCATTGGGTCGATATTGCCGGCTATGCCGCTATCGGCGCAGAGTGCGCTTCAGAAGAAGAGGATTGCTGTAACTAAAAAAGTGAAGTGTTTATCTCTTCATTCGGATCTGAGTGAGCGGCTTTAACAAGGTCGCTTATTGCCCTTGCGCCACCAAGCATAATCAACGTGTGGCAAGCATCAATCAAAGCTGACGGATAGTTTCCGTGTTTTGAGTAAAGGGAATCGGCCATATCTACTGCCGCTTCGCGCGTATTGCGCTCATACGCTTTCATCAAGGCAATCCGTTCCTCTTCCTGTCGAAGCAAGTGCTCTTCGGCGAGGCTGTTCTGATGATCCTCGTAGAGGTCTTGTATCTCTTGTTGTTCTTGTTCGGTCACTCTGCCACCCTAGCGTCAACAAAATCGAAGTGTCTTGCCACCTCAACCCCAAACTCATCCGAAAGATCGCCATAAGCAAGTTCTCTCGCATCGAGTTCATCGGTTGTCGTAGCCGCAAGCGTTATTGAGCGAATCGTGCTTATCGTGGCGAGGGTCTTGTTCGCCCGGAAGGTGACCAAATACGTCTGCTCAAAGTCCAAGTCGCTCATGAATCGAGACCACACTTCGGACAGTAGGAGTCATACTCGCTCGGCCCGTGATCACAGAAATCCAAATTCTCCTTCTCGAGCGCACGATTGAGAAAGTGAATAGTGCCGAGAATGACAAGGCCAAATAAATAGAAGGCGATCCATAAGTTCATAAATCCAGAATACACCTGCCGCATCTGTTGACGCACTTAGGCAATAACCAGAGTGCCGTCTGGCAATATCGTTTTTATGAAACAAGACTCTGGCTTACCTTGCTTGGCGAGTTCGGAATTGACTGCCCTCGCAAAGTCCGTCTCACCGATACCGAGAATAACTCGGCCAGCAAGTATTCGATCACGAACAGCCTCGCGATCTATCGTGTCACCGTCAAACGGAAATGCTGGGTTCGGGTCGGTTGTGTGGGCGAGACAGGCATTGCGAATTTCTGTCTTGGTTGCGAACGGATAGATAGCACCGAGACGATCTTTGTCGTAGAAGTCTTGGCAGTAGTCAATGAAGTCGTTGAGGTTTGTCATAGTTCTAGTATTCCTCGCCGTCATCTTCGGACGCGTTTTCGTCAAAGGCAAACATAGCCTCCCAGCACTTCGGGTGAGTGCCAGAAATAATCTGCTCTCGCAGTGCCTTATCCAGCTCAGGGAAAGCAACTTGGGCATACTCGCCACTGTTGTAGGCAACGAGACCAGATTGGGTGACGGTTACTTCGCCCTCGCAACCACAGTGAAAACAACGGCGAGTAGTGACGGTGATAAGTGTGTCGCTCATACGATAACCATAGGTCAAGCTAATCCACCAGCGCGTTTCCGGCGAACAAGTGTTCGGTCCGAGCGTGCGCCGAGGGATGGGGGTCGGATACGTTTGTCGTATGGAAACGATCAACCGACACTTTGACTACATTGACTACTACGAGCGTCAGATCGCACGTGAGGCCGCAAAACGCAAACCCAACCAAGCGATCATCTCCTCGGCCCAGTCATACATCGACCACTCACGAAACCGTATCGCCATACTTGGCGCGCTGGCGAATGAGGGCAGGTTGTAATAGTGGTATGAGAACAACTACCTACGCAGACAAGCAGAAATACATCACGCGCGACTACGGGTCGTTCGTGGGCAAGACCATCAAGGAAATTCGACCACTCACTAAAGCAGAGTGCGTGGACTGTGGTTGGGATTTTGAGCACGAGGACTATGCCGTGGTCGTTATCTTTACCGACGGTTCAGGCTTCATTCCTTTGGCAGACCCCGAAGGCAATGGTGCTGGGTTCTTGGAACAAGCAGTGCTCCAATGAGAGACCTTGTTGACGTAGTGCGCGAGCACATGGACATAACTATGTCTACGAAAATTGATGCCTGCCAACGCAATAATGGCCCAACCGATCTCATGCCGATGATGATCTGGATTTCTGCCGACGATACGACGAACCTCGCCATAGTCGATGGCAAAGTCCACGCGGCGGATTACATGCCGAAGGCACTCTCACTCATCTACAAGCAATCGCCGAAAGTGATTATCTTCATGTCGGAGTCACTTGGCAAGGCACTCACTTCCGAAACAGAACTTGACCAATTTGTGAACTCTCATCAGCCGGGAGATCTCGAAAAACTTCACACCAAATACGGACCACTCTCGGGCATTCAGGAACTAATCGCTTTCAATGCCATTGATATGACCAACGGTAGTCAGGTTCAGGGAATTCTGACGTTTGCTTACGACGATAAAGGTATTCCCGTATTCAATGAACCAGATATTCAGGAAATTCCCACGAGCTTGATTGAGCGCGCCAACATAAGTTCAATATTCAATGCGTTCTACAAGTTCACGCTGGAAGAGAAGTTGAATTTGAACTAAGTCTGTTCGCTATTCTCTGCCGAACTGCATCAACAACATCGCCGCCGTCGACTGCCCCGGCGACAACTTGCTCTTTTCGAGAGATGGATTGGTGAATATCCTCGTCGATACTGTTTGCCAGAAGTGCATACGTGACTCGAACCGATCCACGTTGGCCAATTCTGTGGAGTCGACTGTAGGTTTGCTGCACATCTGCCGGCGTCCACGGCATTTCAACGAAAACTATGTCCTGAGCCGCAGTCAACGTATGCCCGGTCTTCGCTGCCTCAATGGATAAAGCTATTACCGGGCTTTCCTCGACCGAATTCTCTTGGAATCGACGCTTTGCTTCCTCGACATCAGCTACTGACATGCCACCTTGGATCTTCAAGCCGCCGTATCGAGACGCAATTGCGTTTACCGTGTCCCTGTGGTGCGCAGCAACAACAACTTTTTGCCCGGCAACAACCATTTCGTCGATAAGTTCCATCACACCAGGCAATTTGGCCTCAGCGGCAAGCCGGCGCAGCACCGAAATACGTGCGAGCTGTTCCGGCGCATTGTTTGATCGACCATTTTGCTCAAGCCAGGCCCCAACATCTGCCTCAGCGACGTCGTAGTCCCGTCTACCTTTCTCTGAACCCTCAAAATACATCGTCGACTCAAAGACCGGGGGCAATTCTGAGAGAACTTGATCCTTTGTTCTCCGGATATAACACGTCGAGCGCAGTGTCGAGTTGAGTTCCTCAAGATTCGAGTGGCCGTCAATGCGAAGTTGGCCGAATTTGTCTCGATGCGCATTGCAGTAGCGACGCCAGAAGCCCATTCGACCACCGAAAGTGTCGAGCAACCCCAGAAGATCAATCTGAGACACGTATTCAGCTGGTCGAGAGGCCACGGGTGTCCCAGTAAGCAGCAGAATTGGTGCACTTTCAGATGCCCGGCGACATATTTTCATGGCCGCTTTGGTTCGTTGCGCCGTGTATGTCTTGAGGTAATGGCTTTCGTCGAATACATAGCCGCCCAGGCCATTCAATTGAGCTTGCCAGGCAACCAGATTGGGATAGCCAACAACCACCACGTCGTAAGTCCCGTGTTCTGGGAACGATTTACGTCCAGATACCACAGCAATGCGGCGCTCTGGCAACCATTTCGCATACTCTTTGGCCCAATTCAAGGTCAAATTTGCCGGGCACACGACGGCGATCGGGTACACGGGTGTTTCTCGATGCATTTCCTCAACGGCTGCTATGGCCTGCAGCGTCTTTCCCAGTCCCATCTCGTCAGCAATGAAGCATCGCCGGCGATTCCGGGCGTACATTACGCCGGCTTTCTGATACGACATGAGCTTTTCGAACCCGGCAATAGTTATTTCTGCGCCGGTCGAGCGCGATTCGGCCATTGCATCTTCCATTCGTCTCTGGATTTTGCCGGCTTCACCTCGAACATCATCCGGAACATGCATCCCAAAGCGTTCTGACCAGGCAATTGCTTGACTGATCGACGAAATTGGGGCCTTCCACGCCTTTGTTTTGGCATCCCAAGTGACTCCTGGTATCTGTTTGATGCTGCGGACTTTAACCGGGTCGTAACCAAAGCTCAGGAATACGTATTTGCCTTCCATCCGGACACCGAAGGGAATGTTCTTGTGTAACGGGACTGTGAGGCGAAGGACATCTGAATCAATTGTCAGGCCAATTTCGACTGCAAAGTCCCTTGCTTGAGCCAATGATGTGACCGGAACGCGCCATGCTCGAGCAATTCGATCCCACTTGGCACCCGGAATCAGCTTTATCCGGCTGACTTCGGCCTTGTCGTAGGGCCAATCCAGCACAAGATGATCATCATCCAGCACCATTCGACCCTTGTTCCCCTCATCTATCACGTGTTCAGACTACCATTTCCAATATGGCAAAGCGATTTGAGACCGAACCGGAAACACCCGGCGAAGATGTCATTGGTGAATCCCTTCTGGGCAAGCAATTGCAGCAGAAAGTCGCCCAACTTGAGTCCAAGATACGCGATCTGGAATCAAAAATCAGTGCGACACTCAATGACCCGGCATTCAAGAATCGAATTGATACTGACAGTGAGTCTTGGCGCAAAAACGAAAATGCTCTCGGCAATATTGCCGGCACTCTAAAGTCAGAAAATATTGGCCGGCTTCAGTTGTCGCAGGAATTGCGTAAGCGTCTTGAAGACGACGTTACCTGATTGCACGTCGAACTCTCTGGATTCATCTTCCAAGTAATCCGGGAGGTAAAACTCCTCGTAAGTGCGATCCACGTTTGGGTTACGCAATGCACGAAATACGATTCTGACACCTTCTGGCTGCTGTTTGTGCCACTCAAGGGCTTCAAGTCCGTTCGCAAAAGGACCATATATCTTGCTGTTGGTCATCAACTCTGCGATGACCGGAGTTTTTACATCGGCGAGTGACATGAGTTAGTCAATACTCACTTCATAGGCATCGTCAGTCCACGGAATAGTTCCAATGAAGTACCCGATTCGATTGACGAGATGATACCCGTTCGTAATCAATGGTCCGTTATCGCCATCAATGTACGTCCATACGAGGCGTTCATCTTCTAGAACTACGCTTCGCACGTACTCGAGTTCCGGACCGTATGTCTCAAACATGATGCCACCTTCGCCATCATCGAATGAAGCATTGTCGTCAAGATGATTGACTTTGGGTTTGAATGTCTCAGACCACTGATCGACCGTGAGTTTCTGTAGTTTCAGCACACCTACCTCCTACCTAGAACCTACTGGTACTTCATTCTTTGGCGCAACTGCCCACTTATAGCGAGTCTTCCAGTCGCGAGGCAGGCGAACTCCGTTCATTCTCGGCGTATAGAACTTGAAGCCGCCCTTATAGACGAGCTCTCGTTCAACTAAGCCGTTAGTGAACTCAATAGGAGTCTCAAAAAGCACTCGATCTCCTACTGCGAGCTTGGGCTTTGACTTCTTTGAGGCATGATGCTCTCGTACCTTGTCTCGCCATGCCAGTGCATACTCGCTGTCGGTAGGCGAGAGTCTGTCGAGCCAAGCGAGAGGGTAGTCGTAATAACACGGCCCCTCAGTCTCATCCATGATTTTCGTAAGCACTTCAGTGCCCCGGTAGCCAGCACTGCGTCTTTTGACGAGTGCGACTGCTGCGAAGACAATGCCAGTCTTGGCATTTTCTACCAGCCACCACTTCGCACCACGGTTAGCGAGCACTCGGTTATACCCACCTGACTCGATCTCGGCACGAACGAGTGACTCGGCACTCTCATTTGTGAACGTTCCGGTCCATCCCATGACTAAGCCTCCACCTCAATAGGTGAATTCATGAACTCGTAGTGATCCACCAGTGATGCCGTGAGTATCGCAGTCCACTCACGGATGGTAAAAGCATCATCTTCGAGTGTGCCGTCCTGCAGCAGGTTGATTACCAGTTCCTTACTGAACTTATCGGTTGATAATGACATTGCTTACCTCCTATTGGGTAACTTATCGGCTACTAATCCTTCGGCGCACCTCACAAGGCAAGGATCGTTTCGCCGTACTCGCCATCAAGATTCAGTCCTTTGGCAACGAAAATTTGCGTGTTCTTGCCACGTTCCTGCTTGGCCCACTCTTGGCAGACTGCAGTTGCCTCATCGAGGGTTGAGTAGATCTCTACCCACTCGTCGCAATACCCCGTGTCTTGTCCATCGCGAGGATAGTCACTCCATACTGCGGCAAATAGTTCGTGCTGTTTCAGCATTGTGTCTCCTTTGATCGGTTACTCAGACATTACGACATCAGCATTTGCCGACGCATTGCCCTTTGGGCAGTCCTCGTAGAGATAGTCCACCTCGGCGTAACTGCAGCGTATGCACTCTTGGCCAATGTCCTCCCATTCCCGATGCGATTCCGGTATGTCCCATGAACGAGTTTCTTCGAGTTCGCCATCTTTGCCCTCGTAGACGACTCCCCATCCCTGCTCCTCGGTGCAATGAAACTCAAACTCCAAGTCCGGGTGCTGTGCGACCATTGCCCTAAATGCTCCCTCTGCCGGCGACCATGCCGTTGAGAAACTGTAAGTGATCGCACCAGCGGCTTCATCAGCGAACAGGCCAACCATGCAAGTCACATCGCAAGCATCCCACTTCGTACCCCAGTTGCGAACATTCCAGTCATACCAGTGATCACCTTTGAACTGCAATGCCTCAACCATGCGTTCATCAAATGTCATTGTCTCATGGTTATCTGGCTTCTTCTCTGGGCCGAAGTAAGCATCGAGATCGGTTGGTGCGATGAAGTTCCAGAATGATAGATCGGACTTATGCTCCACGACATCAATGGCATCGGGGTCATACCCTTTGCCCTCAATGAAAACTCCCCTGTGCTTACTTGTGTAGGGCTTAGCAGCCTTTGCTCGGAACTTCTCAAGCGATGACTTCGAGCCAGAGACTGTTGCAGTTGTGTAGACCCAATTAGGCACTGTATTCCTCCTCGTACTTCTCTTGATTCATCACAATAAACAAGTGATCGTTATCGCTGTTACTGAGAATCCAGTCAGCGCAACCCTTTCGAGTGCCGACGAAAACTACCTCTGGGTCTGTATCAAACCCATTGAAGCCCCACCTAGTGGCAGTGTCTTCTATTACTACGTATGTGTAGCATCGCTCTGATAAGGACATCCGAACCTCCTTCGTTCGTTAGTACTTTTACCTTACGAATGTGTCATCCTTCAGCGCGTCTATCATCGGCAGGATTGCGAGCTTCCCATTTGCCGCGCTCGCGCGACTTGAAGTATCCAGTTGCCTTTGCCCATGTAGAGATCGTGTGGGCCGATAAGCCCGACTCATCCACCAGTTCCTTCATCGTGAACTCTTTGTAGGTGTTTGCCTTCGAGAAGGAAATGAGCTTCGCGTACTTGTCTTTTCTCTTCTCTGGGCGCGAGTCAGCCTTCTTCTCGCCGGCGAACTTCGTGACCATAGTCGGCCATACGTTGTAGAAGGCGAGTACCGATCTCAGTGAGTCTGTTGATCCATCCCAAGCGATGGCGAGACAATGAAGGGCTCGAATCTCTTCGCCGATCTCTGAGGCGACTTCTGCCGGGACCTTGAAGGCAGTCCCATACTCGGCTATGGCCGCATCCCACAGTTCTCGGTTGCGACGTTCTATCTGTGCTTCGGTTGGCTTTTTCAGTTCCATCCCAATCAAGATAGTGCATCCACCTCTTCTGGCGCGTCAGTATTCACGTATGTCGTGACGAAGTGCCCGGTGTTGAGTTCAAACTTCCTAACTGTCGTTGAGTATTCAGAGCGCTTCGAGTAAATGTCTTTTGCCGGTGGCTCTTCGATTTGGGCAATAACGGCAGCGACAAGCGCATCGCGCTCAGTTTGATCCAACATCTTGTCGGTCACGAACTCAACACTGATGATGTATTTGCTCATACTTTGACCGTTGTTTCTACTAGGTCAATGAGTGCGCCAACGAGTTGTTCGTTGTCCGTGACCTCGTGCGAATTGAGTGAACGAATGTGAGTGTTGAAGTATTGACCAGCACTGTCGGCGAACATCAGACCGACATAGGTCGAAGTCTTGACGACTGGGTAGAAGTAGGTTCGCCCCGAAGTGAAGCGAATGAAAAGGTCTCCCTGTTCGTGATCGGAGGACTCATGGACGCAGAATACTGCTGACTCGAGTGCCTCGCTCTCAAACTTGGTGAGTATGTATGGCTTTGTGGTGTAGTGGTGGTGTCTCATACCAATAACAATAAGTGGATCGAATCCTTCGGCGCGTCGTGGTGCGCTCAAAGATGGTGGGCCTCTATGGTGAAGGTATGAGAACATATGAACACATAACAGAAGAGACAGAAGGTTGTTGGGTATGCCGTTGTGGCAACACCCCGGAACATGACGGCTTCCATACGTCATCTAGCGAAGGACTCGCTCAATCGCCCTACATCGAGGGACCTTGGGACGATATCCACTGGCTCTGTGGTCGCTGCTTTCGAATTATTGACGGAAACACCCTTGAAGTAAAAGGTGTTGCAAGTGAGGCAAATGCCTTTGAGAGCGTCAAGCTTTGGCGCGAGAACCTCGACTGGTAATAGGGCCTAGAACAAGTTGCCCTGAGAATCGTCTACGGGTTTGTAGTCGACGCACACCTTATGGGCGAAGCGCCACGTGCGCTCAGTCTGTTTGACGAACTTGCTCTTTATCACCCAGCCGGTGACAAGTTCTGCCGTTGATTCACCCTTTGGATCGACGGCGTGATCGCAGAATACACATTTGTATTGCTCGTACATTCCTGTCATCTTAGCAACGCGCTGACGGATGGGTGTTCCATACACTGTTCTTATGACCAACACCATGAGAACCACTGCTGGGAACCTTCGCGCCGGCGACAAGGTAGTCATCAATAACCAAGTTATGACCGTAAAATTTGTTTCGTTCACACAGGCCCGTGTCGATAAGCGAGCCATGTCAATGATGATTAGTGGGCGAGACTTGCAGCCCGTAGTCAGTGTGGACTTTCTAAATGCTCAAGGGCGGCTTGTTTCGCACGAGTTTGATCAGATGGAATCAATCACCATTCAAGGTTGATGACCACCACCTTGTCGAAGAAGTCATTTACGCCTATCACAGTCCTACTGAGTTTACCCCGTACTCTGCTTGCGACTGAGTGAATCCCTCAAAGATGAGTTGAGAGATGAGTCCAGATCGAGAAAACGACATTGACTTCAGGTAACTCGTAGCGACTCTTGATGCTTGAGCATTCCAATCGGCATTTTGGGCATCAACACCGTACGTAGCATCTGCATTTGAGAATCCCTCAAACTCAAGTTGCTTGATTAGTCCAGAACGAGAGAACCCCATAAACCGTAAATAGTCAGATGCGGACTTGACTGCCTGCGATCTACTATTCGTGACATAAGTAGTAGTTGTAGTTGTTCGGGCAATGGTGGTTGTGGTCGTGGCAATAGTGGTTGTGGTTGCGCCAGGCTGCGATGAAACAACCGTGGTTGAGGTTGCCACACTGCTATTGGTCGTAGAAAATCCGTAAAGAATCCAACCGGACTCCGAGAACACCCCTATCCCATGAGCATTTGTGGCCGCAACCCTGAACCGAAACGAGTTATTGGCAGGGTTGGCATCGGTCACATTTAGCGAATACTGATTGGGTGGTACATCAGCTATAAAAGTCCACGGCGTATTAACCATCATGTACTCGACTCTGTATCCGGTGATGGGACTTGATCCAGCATCGTACGGGAAGCCCCAGTTCACCGAAATACCGATAGATGAACCTAGGTAAATTCCGGTAGTGGTTTTATACAGTGCACCCGGAGTTCTTTTGACTGGTGCGGCGACTTGAGATACCCAAATACGTTTACCCTTGACAGTCTTGCAAACAAGTGGCTTTCTTTGAGTGCCGCTTATTGCTCCAATCTTTGAGCATGACTTATTAATGCTTGCCTGAGCCGGCGCGCCCATCACCATGACAAGCACCAAGACAGCCAATCCAGCGGCAAGTTTTTTCACAATAGACATGATAACTAGTTTTTTGGTGCTTCTGAATTCACGATTCCACGTATGTCGAGCAGTATGTCCTGCATTTCTATTGCCGACACGAGCTCTCGCTTTGAGATCAACGACAGGGCATTGTCCACGAGTGTAAGTATCTGGAGTTTGTAGAACTCAACATCTACTTCTTCCTGAGAAGTTGCTGCGACTGCATCTTTGGTCATGTCCACCATTTTACTTGTAGAACTCATCTTTCAGTTCTCGTGCGAATGAGAGAGCGTCGTCAGCAGTGTTCTTGTATCCATCCAACTGCGACTTTGCGAACTTGAATGCAACCCAGCCACCGAGAATGACGAGGGCAAGGAAAATTCGACCCCAACCAATGAAGCCCAACACCTTGAACACAGCACCGAAAATAATGCTAGGTGCGAACATTACAACGATGACTGCCGTTGCTACAGGGTGAGACTTTGCCCACTGAATGATATTGCTCATGGTGTTTTTCATACTCCAAACTTAGAGGGACATCATTCGTCGGCGCATTTCACTTCTCGCAAGCCTCGTAAACGTATTCATTGCCATCTTCTGCGACGGTAAGAGAGAGATCGCACTTGTCTGACGAGGGCAGATAGATGAACTGTCCCGGCATGAGTGTCGGGCCATAGAACTTGACTACGTCGCTTGCGGCATTCTCGATATTGCCTTCACAATACTTCTCGAGATAGCCCCAATAGGTATCACCCGACTCCACCCTGATTGCTTCGCTTTGACACCTGTATGCCTCGCCATTGGCATAACCCCTGATCACAAGCGACAGCAATAAACCAACTGCCACTCCGATAAGTACGTAAATGAACTTCCTGTTTCTCATAACCCTCCTGCTTGGTAGTACGGTTGCGAACGGAGAAGTTTGAGGAGGCTGTTCGCCATACCCCAATTCATCTCATAACGGTAGTTTGAGTAGTCGCGAGCGATACTCAGCATTGCTGCCGAAACGCGTGAGCAGTCGCGCGAAGCCATGAGCCGGCCAACCTCTCGTCGCATTTCGTCTTGTGTCATACCTCTACCGTACAGAGACATAATCCTCTAACGCATCGGTCTCTTCCGGGATCGTCGAGCAGAAAATGTAGACATTTTCATCTGGGTCAAGAGAAGTAACTTCCAGATACGAGACGGTTCCGTCTCCGGCGACACCGTGTTTTTTTGAGAGCTGCACAGACCACGAAACGGCATCTTCGAGTTTGTGAAACTCGTTTTTCATTACCGTGACGAGCTTCTCGTTGCCATGATCGTACGTTCCGACCACCAGGTATTTGGGATCTGTCATTGGCTTACTTGACACCCATTCGCTGCTCAAAGCGTTTTGCCCAATCGCCGTTAGGCCCGAACTCTGCCATGATTTCTCGGTAGCCCATTGCCACGAGAGCGAATACATGGAAAGCGAGGATTCCAAGTGCCCACACCCATGCCAGCAAAAGGCTTTCGATAATTGACACCCCGACACCGATGGCGAGCGAACTCGCTATTGACGAAGTGATTGCGTATTTGATGTATTTGTTCATGTGTTCAGTATGCCCTTTCGTCATTTGTCGGCGCACTTAGGCATTGACCTTGTTGATAATCGGAACAATTGAGTCAGCAAATACGTAGTCCTTGCCGTCGGACTTACCTTTTGCGACAATCTTGTTTTTGCCACGAGAGCGAATACCAGCGAACACATACTCCTTGCCAGCAGAAGTGAACTTCGTGCCGAGTTTCGCTGTGAGTTCAACTCGATCGTCAAGGCTCTTGCCCAGCCAAGCCGTGTATCCGAATCGCTGATACATAATCGCTTCTGCTGAGTTTAGGTTTACACCATTCTCATCAAGCTGCTGGCTCACGGCAGTAATGCTCAACCCATATGAGTCGCCATACTTTGAGTTGAACTTTGTTGCCTTCAAGCCATGCTTTTCGAGGATCGGCAAAATGGCTTCCTGTATCTCTTTGGATACCTTCTGAGTGAGTTCTCTGCTTACTGCTTCCATGTCCCCTCCTTGTGGGTTCACTTCTAGATTATGGTTTCGGAATCCTTTGGCGCGTTATTCGACTTCGGAACAACACGCCTTACAGCAGAGTCCCCAAATCGTTTCGCCGGTGTCGTCTGTCCCTACTTCCATGTACGTGGTGAACGCTTCACAGCAGAGGGATAGGTCGGTGTCGTTAATCATTTGCTCCATAACCAAATAGTAGGGGGCAGTCATTCATGGACGCACCCGATCGTGCGCCGAAGGATGAAGGCCCGTCATAGTGAAGGTATGACAACAGCACTTGACCACAGTTCATACACAAAGGGCGCACTCGTCACATGGAGGCTTCTCGCTGACAGCGAGGGCACTCGTGGGGCAAAGGGTGGCCTCAAGCAATACATCGTCAGGGTCGAACTGACCACTGACGGCAAGTTCATCGTGACAAAGCATTGGGGTAAGGCTGACGGTCAACGCCTCAGCGAACTTGCTTCCTCGCGAGTAGCCACCTACTCCGACTTCCCAAATGCTCGTGCCCGAGCGAACATGGTCGCACGTGAAAAGACCGACGGCAAGTATTGGACCGACTACCACAACACGGTAGAGTTGGTACCAGCATGAGTATCACCCCCGATCAGTGGAAAGAGTTTTGGCTCGATCCGCTGCGGGCCGTAGCCGATGGCACAGAGCCACCGAGCGACGACATTGATTCCGGATTGGCAGGATTCACCCTGGACGGGATTGCAGCCACGATGGATATCGACGGCGAACTCGCCAACGATTGGGAGTGTGTGGAAATGATTTGGGAACTCATTGAAACGGCACGTCTCGCGTCGTTGAAACTTGAACGCGCCGAAGGATGACGGTCAGGCAAACTTTTCTTATGCGAAACACACTCAAACAAGTAACCGTTACATTCGCCATTCCCGGAGATTGGGACGCCGAAGACTTCATCATGGAGTTGGCAGGCGCATATGACGATGCCAATCGAGAAGCAGCAGAACAAGTGGAATACACCGTGGACAGCGTCTTGACCGTGGATGTCAAACAATGAACCTCAAGGACGCCACAAACATTCCAGAACTTACTCGTCGCTCGAAGCTCGTGTGGGCTGACGTATGCGAGTTCCACTACGACCATTCAGCAATGGATAGCGGCTCGTGCCGGGAGTGTGCAGACGATTTACACGAGGCAGAGATCTGGGCAAGGCCCTAGAATGAAAACCATCAACTCAAACCCGAGGAGGGCGAAATGAATACCATAAAGAGAGCCGTCTACCATTGTTTATGGGCATTGTCCGTGTGGGCAGATGCCAAGTCGATGGAGATACTTGTTGACCTGAGCGCCAACGATCCGATGTACATCGATGGCAGATACAAGAACGAAATGACGACGCGGCTTGTCGCAGGCCACTCGCGTGGATTTACCCAACAATGAAAGTCGAATGCATCGTTTCGCGTCTCGTAATTGTTGATGTCCCGGAAGGGTCGGGAGATGCAGTTATTGAGGCAACGGCCAAGAATGAATTCTTTGGCCAAGTCACCGATCTGAACCCAGAGAAGCTTGACGTCGAGATAATTGACTGGCTTGACGAGGTCTAAACTGCGCCCACGAATGATGCCTTGTTAAGGTTTCGGTATGGGAACAAACAGAGTTGACACCAACGGCTACTTCATCCCCGTCACGGGCGACATTCGCAAGCACGAGCAGGATCGCATGACAGAAGTCGGCGAACTTATCGGTGCTCGAACTGGCTTCTTTGACATCGTCTACGGCGAGATTGACGGCAAGGTTTTCCTCCTTTGGGTGGACGACACTGGCCTTATTGACGGACGACCAATCAACCCGTTGGCAAGCATGATCGCAGGACGCCCCCTGTTCGGCGATGTGTTTGTCACGGGCAACGAAGATGAGGATGGTTGGGTTCAGGATCTGGACTACGAGTCCTTTGATAAGTGGTTCGCAGATCGCCTTTACATGGCCCTAACCAGCGACTAGGAGTGCTAATCTCGTCTCGATGCAGCACCCACTAGTCGAGCAGAACTTTCGACCTTTCACTTCACTTCTGGATTCCGGATACACAGTCTTGGTAGAAATTGGAGATCTAGTCCAAGACAAGCAGGTGTGGCCAGAACAAGTACTACGAGTAACCGTTACGTTGCCCGATGGCGACATCAAGTGGAAAATCTTTCGGGGCGTCAAGTCTCGATCGCAAGCAAACCAGTGGTTGGGTGAAATTACGGCTGGCGCGATTCGAGCGATCTAATGCTCATACTTGACTTTTTTGCCGGCACCAAGTCATCAACCCAGGCCTTTCGTGACGCCGGGCATACCGTGATTACATTTGAACTCGACCCGTCGTTTGAGCCAGATCATGCAATTGACATCATGGACGTGACCCCAGAATGGATACTCAGCAAATACGGAACCCCAGACTTCATCTGGGCCTCTCCACCATGCACAGCCTTCAGTGTTGCCTCAATGGGTCATCATTGGGCGACGGGCGGTCTTGATCCGACTCCCAAGACGAAAGCTGCCTCATACAACCAAGAGCTTGTCTGGCAAACCCGGCGAATCATCGAGAGACTTAGTCCCACTTACGGATTTTTGATCGAGAACCCTCGTGGGATGTTGCGTAAGTTGCCCCCAGTGAAAGGACTTGAACGTCGAACTGTTACGTACTGCCAATACGGAGACAGTCGAATGAAGCCGACAGATCTCTGGGGCTGGGTCGCCGGGTGGACTCCCAAGCCGCCATGCAAGAATGGGGATACGTGTCATACGCCGGCTCCACGTGGATCAAGAACCGGCACTCAGGGCCTTGCTGGCGCGAAGGAACGATCGAGAGTCCCGTATGGCATTGGTGTCGAGCTTCTGGCTGCCATTGAGGCGCACATCAAGCTTTAGATGCCGGGCCCCGCAGGTTACTTGTCGAGCATGGTCTTGCGACCAAGAAGGAGGCCTCGAGAGCAAACTCGAAGCCCGGCACTAACAATCGTACAGTGCCAATAACCCGATGTGGGTGAACCTACTTGTTGGCGAGCCAGAAGAAGAACAGTGTCCCCACCACGACGAATGCGACCATCGTCTGGCCCGGACTTAGGCTCATTCTTTGCCCCAACTCACGGGAGTTTTTGATCGCCTTGACGGGTGGCTTTGAATGTACTTCTGCATTGATGGGTGATCCTTTGATGGCGCAATTCGACCTCTCAACACGGCAAGAAGTACTCGCCACTTATTGGGGCGCATCATTTGGTTGGGTGAAGTAATCACACCGAAACCTCGTACGGCACCACCAAGCCCAGCCAAGCATCGGCAATCTGTCGCGCTTGATCTTCGCTGATGCATGGTATTTCACGTCGAATGAAGTCGCTGCTGTCGCCGGTTGGGCTCTGAAACGTGAGCATGACTGCCCACTCGGTTGGTACGCCGTACTCAATCGTGGGTGAAAACACGACCTCAGCGTGGGCCAATGCCCCCTTGGGTCGCATTACTTCTTGACCTTGCTTGCCGACTTCATCACATCAACTGGCTTCACTCCGAGTGCGCCACAGATACGAAAGAAGGTGTCCATCGATGGCGAGAAGTGACCATTCTCGATACGGTTGATTGTCTTGCGATCAATCCCGGACTTGTTGGCCAACTTTTCCTGCGTGAGTTCTCGCTTTAAGCGAAGATTCATCAGGTTTGCTGAGACATCCTGAGCGAAACGCTTGGATGCTTTGCTGACTTTGCTTTTCATTGTTTCTCCTATTTGGTTGTTACTGGGATATCTGACTTGGTATCAACTATCACCACGTCATCGTATTCTTGCTCTTCGTAGAACCTGGATATGACTCTAGCGGTCTTTAATGTGACGAGCCAATCTGTGACCTCGACGCCGCCGACCCACACGGTGTATCGCGCGTCGTTTCGCAATCCGTTTTCGTCCATGACCCTCCTATGCCTCAAACTCGTTGAGCATACTAGCACCGATGCCGGCACTCCACACTTGGGCAGAGACAATCGTTCCCCAAGGCGTTTGCGTCCCCACAAAGGCATTTGCTTTGAGTTCTGCCTCGGCCTCAGTTGCTGCAAGCACTATTGAGTTGTTCTCCACACCATCCAAGTCAATGGTGGTGAGTCGAACCTCAAAGTCCATCATTCGGTTAAGCCGAAACCTTTGCGAACTCGTGGTTTGGCTTGACCAAAGTGGCAACAGCCGATCCGATTGAATCGCTGGCGAGCACTTTGCGAATAGTCGCAATGCTGACTGCCTTGTAGGCGTATGTGCCACCGTTGGTGAACGTGATGACGAGAGTTCCCGTCTTTTCGGCATCGTCATAGCGAGCCTCTACTGCTTCGTATCGAAGCGACTTGACTGCTGCTGAGTTGATTTCGGTGATGTTGATGTTCACTTTGCCTCCTTATGGCTTCGTGGTAATAACAGTATGACTTGTCTGAATCCGTCAGCGCATCCGAGTTGGGTGACGCTTTCGGGCCAAAGCTCGCTCGTGGTCATTGTTTGTCTCCCAGATGAGAAGCGAGAAGGTAGCGAGAAATGTGATCACGGCTATCGCAATAAGTGTTCCCATTATTCGTAGTCCTCGTCTTCGTAGTCATCGTCAAGGTCGCGATCTGTCTCAAACCAACGCATGACGGTCAGTAGGAGAAAGTCGTAGTCCTTCGATGTCGCTTCGGCATGGAATGCCTCCCAATCGGAATCTGGCAAGCCAGCTCGGCGCATAATGCGCTTGACCCGACCAAGTATCGAGAAGGCGTTGCCGTCTTCGCCGACAAGCGGCACGTTGATTTCTGGGTATTTGATGTCCATGTCTCTCATACTAGGCTGCCACCTTTTCTCGGCGCGTCTTTTTCGGCTTGTCCTTTTTCGGCTGGGTTGGCTGAACTTCGCAGATAACTCGCTTGCCATCGCAAGGGTTCATCAAACACTTTTTCGAGGTGTGAACTCCGAGGTAGTGAGTGCCACACTTGTCGCACTCGGTCCATTTGATCGGGCGACCAGTTTGCTTTTGGGTCATACGTATGCACCCATCGCAATAGGCGTCGTTGGCAGTCTGGCCACACACCTTGCAAATGAGGTGAGAGCCGGGGAACGCTTCCAGTAGTGCTGTGATCTCCATACCATCAGTGTGTCTGAGCTTCATCTGTCGGCGCGCCGAGGTTGCGCCGAAGGATGATGGGTTGCCATACTGGTTCTATGACAAACAAGACCAAGACCTATTTCGCCATGTTCACAGACGAAGGCAATGCCGAGGTTGCTCGACTTGCCGAACAAATGCTCGGAGAGTGGACTATTTGTGCCAGCGACATCAGCAGGGTCGTTCACACTTGGGAGCGATACGTTGAGAGCGAACACCCAGAGTTCTGCGCCAAGCATGGCGAATACTCCGACACGGCAGTCCGTGACGAACTGTATTCGTTCTTTGAGAATCGCTTGGGTCAGGCCAAGTTCACCAACCTCACCGAATCGACGCGCCGATAAATGATGAAAGGACATACTGAATCTATGACCACACTCACCGAAGCAATCAGCACCTCAAACCTTCAGACTTCACCGGAATATCGGTTGATCTGTCGTGGCCTCACGATCAACGTGAACGGTCACGATTTGCTCATCCATGATCTCGTCAAGCGCAGCGAGCGAGTAATCGGTGACTGCTTCGCCTCGTGGCTCGTGCTCGTCGAACGCGACAGCTCGCATCGCGATCCATGGGTCGTATGGTCCTTGATCGCCAGCCCCAACGGCTGGACGTTGGAGTCAGGCTCATACTGCATGACCGAGGAAGAAGGTCGTAAGGCTTTCGCACTTCGCGCATAACGCGCCGATAGATGACCGTCGGACATACTTAAACAACACCAATGCCAGAGGAGGCAAAACATGGGAGATAGATACTGCGTCGGTTTCACAGCCGAGAGCAACAACAAAGAGCGCCGAGTGTGGCTCTATTCGCACTGGGGAGGCTCTGACCGTCACACAGAGATTGCACAAGCCATTGAAAAAGCCCGCCCACGTTGGTCGGATGATAGTTATTCGACCCGTATTGCCATCTCCACCATCGTTGGTGACTACTGGAAGGAAGAGACGGGTTTCGGCATTGAGGCTGGACCTCGTTGCACCACTCACACGGAGTATGCACCTCTATTGGTGAACTGGTCAGATCAAACCGTCACGGAATTTAATGACTTGGGTTTTGATTTTGACAGCGAACCCCAAGTGGTTGCCGTCTATTCGTTCGACGACTTTCTATCGGGTCGCGTGTTTGAGGAGGTGAAGTAGTGGGCGCTGACCTCTTGTTTTCCATTAATGAACTCAAACTCTCGCGCGAGCAAGCCGAGGCAAATGCCAAGAAGATTGCCCAGGGGCCGCTTCGACAAGTTCTTGAAGATCTCGAGAACGGAGGCGGCGTAGGTCTTTTCAACGAGGTTGATGCAGAAAACGCAACCGACGAAGAGAGGGCAGAGATTGAAAAGTACCTCAACAGTTGCATTGAAACCGTGTACGCATACGCTCAGCGCCGTGACTGCTCATACTTCGTCATTGACGACAATCGACTGTTCGCCATTACTGCTGGTATGTCGTGGGGCGACCAGCCGACCGACGCATACGAGGCCTACAATGTCTGTGAAATTCTTTCTCTTACCGAGGAATTGCGATGATCGAATGGTCAGAGTTTTTTAAGCGACAGACACCGGAAGATCGCGAGATGAACCTTGCGCTTCATGTAGCACTTGATGCCCCCGGACTGTGGGACGAGCTCGTTCACATTACTGATCCCGAGATGGGATACAGCGACGAACTCAGGCTCGCTGCTGAATACATGATGTCCAGAACACCCAACGAGATAGAGCAAATCGGATGGCGAGTACTCGAGGACGACAACCTATGGATAGCAATTAATCGCGCTGTTCGCTCTACGATTATTGAGGTTGCTACGGAACTCCAGGGGACTCCAACCCCAATGCCCGTAGTGGTATCATCTGGTGATGGCAAAACGGAAGCCTGATACTGAAACGATAGAACTCACGTACGACGAGCTTGAGACGGCCCTGATTGCCCTCGCACTTCGACAAGAGGAACTCCGAGAAGTCCGATCACTCGAAAACAAAACAGAGCTCGAACATATCTGGAATATCACTGACCAGATGGATGTCGCTCAACGCAACCTTGAAAGACGAATGACCCGGCAGGTTGAAGGATGGCTCGAATCAATGACCCAAGTGGAGTCCGTCCACTCACCGTCACGCGATGGGCTGCTGAGCCGCCTATCCAGGCTACTCCGGCTGTAAGCCTTTACCTAATGACGGTGGTGGATGACCACCGAGTGAGTTAGAGAACTTCCTTCGCCTTGATGCTGTCGGCCTGCTTACGCATCTTGACGTATTTGCGATAGTTGGCCTTTGCTTTGTTCGCCTCTTGTTCGACCCTCTGCGCCTTCTGAGCTCGCTGTTTGGCATTGTGTGCCTTCTCTACTGCTCGCTCCATAACGGATTCGCGCTTGCTGGCCTGACGAGCCACGTGGGCTTTGCGCCACTCAACCATCTCTGAGATGCTGTAAACGAAGCTCAGTCCACCAACTCTGCCGCCGATAATGGCGACTGGTCGAGGTGGCTTGATCTTGCTTGTACGCATCGCATTGTTGAGACGCATAACTTTGGTCTTTGGGTTTCCGTGCATCAACGTGCCGGCCATTTCGCCAACAGTTGCTGTACCTTTCGGATGATCGCCGTATTGGTAAACCGGCCACATCTCGAAGTTGGTAGTTTTCTTTTTCATGTCATCCTCCTTTGGATAACTTAATCGTAGTGCCGGTGCTGGTGTTTCGCAACCCTTACCAGGACGAGTGGTACTCAAATTCCCACTCATCGGGCATGGCAAGGGCTTGATCCACGATTTCAATGGTCTCACTGATACCGTCGAAGTACCATTCGTCATACTCGGTACTGCCGAAAAAGAAACCTGCTTGGGTCGGGAGAAGGTCATCTGCCTTGCTTTTGTCGGCCAAAATCTCCTTGCAGATATCTCGCAAGTTCTCTAACTGTTCACGACCAACGTACGAGGTGCGGCAGTCATCCTCGCCGTTCTGGCAGTTGTCCACGAACCATTGGTGGATCGCGTTCTGCTTGCGCCAATAACCGACGCTGACTTCGAGGTAGATATGCGGTAGGTGTTGCTTGTCCAGAACTGCCGCAACGCCCGAAGCTTGCTTCAGTCGCTTAAATTCCTCTCTCGTCTCCTCTGGTCGCCATTCGGCGTCTGAGTGGAATTTCTTGGCTGACAAATACATGTCTAGACCCATTGTGTATCGCTCCTTTGTTGTTTGTTGTTGGTATTGAGATAGTAGGGAACCATCATTCTCGAACGCGTTATTCTGCGTCCTCGTCCTCGTCCTCGTCCTCGTCTTGCCATCCCGCACCTTGCGAGATCAGATCGGTGAAGCCAGCATTTGGATCTTCCTCGTTGTGCCAGACTGCCTGGACGAAGCGAAGCGAGCATGAGCCATCCCACCATTCGCATAACTCCTCGTAGAGTTCATGGGGAGTCAAATGCTCGAGAACTTTGCCGTTGTCCATTTCATCGACGGGCTGATAGTTCTTGCGAAAGAAGTCGGCCTCAGCCTCATCCATTGCGAGATAGATTTTGTGGCAACCGTCAAAGGCAATCAGAACAGCGTCCTTGATGTATTCTTGGACGGCATCCCAACCCGCATCGAGGTTGTCGGAATCGTGTGGTGCGTAATCGCTTTGTGTTTTGGTCATAGTCAAGTATTACTTCCCCTCATTTATCGGCGCGTCGCTTACAAGTGCCTTGAGTAGCTTTGCGATCTCTTCTGTGTTGAACTCTGACGTTGGCTGGTTGGCCAGTTTCCGGAGGTTGTCATTCCAGAACTGACTGCCGTCGATCAGGTCATCTGGTGCGCCAAAAAATGCTTCAGCTTCGCCACCAAACTCATCGGCGAGCAACAACTGTATGGCATCAAAAATGTCCTCAGCTTCATGCTCGCTGTTCTCGTTGATGTAGATGGTGATAGGGAATTGGTTAGTGGTCATGCCTTTAGTATTCCTCATCCTCATCTTCTGACGCGTCGTCTTCGGGTTCGGTCATGCCACTGAAGTCCACGAACAGGCCCTCAACCGTGCCATCGTCGCCGATGATCTGGAACACGGGATAGCAGCCGTCGCCGTAGGCAGTTCGAGAAGCTACGCCTTGAGTGCCTGATCCGATCTCAGCACCACCATTTTCTCCAAGTGTTGCATTACACGCACCCTCGTATGAGTAGTCAAGTTTTGTGCCCTGCACACTGAAGTCGTTGGCCTTCCAGTCGCTGAGGTAGCACGGGTCGGTGACGATCACTTGCCCGGAATCTACGCCGACGTGGCCGATCAATCGAAGTGTCTGTTCTGATATGTCAATAGTTATTTTTTTGGTCATATTCCCACTATTACAAGCCATCATTCGTCGGCGCACACAAGTTACTGCCTAGTAACCAAGCGACGCGCTCGCAGATGAGGGGTGGCAATACTGATAGGACTGACCCACAAGGAGGGCAAATGAATATCAACATCACAGACATCAACTCAGCCGCAGTTGCCTCATTGCGATATGAAGCACTTGACGCAAGGTACGACGATCTCGAAAAGGTCGGCACTCTGGTCGTCACGTTCAAGACGGGTGGCTCATACGCCTACCACGCAGTGTCGGTAGCCACCATCCGAGAAGTACTCGGAAGTTCGTCTATCGGCTCAGCAATCGCAAAGATCGTTCGTCCGGCCCACGCCTTCACCAAGCTCGCTGAAGCAAAGGTTGAGGCAAGTGCGCCGACAGATGAAGTCGTGGCAAAGTAATGGTTATGACCAAGCGATACACCACCGACAATTTCCGAGAGCCAACTCTCATTACTTGCGACTCAAACGTCGTATCGATCTCCTACGGCGATCTCACTGATACGAAGTGCGATGACCACTATCCATACGGCGCAATCAAAGTGTCGTATGAGTTCGAGTCAAAGCGTGGAAGCAAGTTGTTCATTGGCGAGACTGCCCATGACGATGCGCAACGCTGGCTGAATGACTCCATCGGCTACCCCAACCCATTCGCCTACGAAGTTCACAAGGTGCTGAGATGAACCGTTGGACCGTTCAGTTCGTCGGCGACTACTTCACGCTGCAGACAAGTGTTGAAGCTGATGATGACGAACAAGCAATCGAAGAGGCAGTGACCTTGTTGCGCGATTACTACGGCTGGGACTTCGGATCCTTCAATGCCGAAGCCGATGCTGAATACGACATGGACGAGCACGTATGAGCGAGACTCGATTCTGCGACCAGGGTTGCGGCTACAAGCTCTTGCCGGAATACGGACCAGATGAGACGACGTGTGGAGCCTGCCTAGATGATCTTGAGGGCGGGTTCGGCAATGAGTCTGCCTGCGACAACTGCGGCGACGAGTGGGCCAAACTTGATGCTCGAAAACTCTGTGACGAGTGCGCAGAAGTAACAGATCAGATCAACGCGACGGGAGAAACAGCATGAACCTGACCAAAACCGATGGGTCACTAGCACCCACGCATCTCAGGGTGACTCGAACTTGGACCTATGACGTGAACGAAGCTGCTGAGGCATTGGCTGAGTTCACCGATGGCCAGATCACTTATGACGACGTCTACGAGCTCATTGCGAGCTGGGTGGCCGAGGATGTCCGGGAGCCAGTGGGCGAGAACCTGCCGGCAATCGAGGAAATCTACGAAGTGACGGAAGTCACAACTTAGAAACTGACCGAGCCGATGTCACACCAGGCAACTAATAAGGAATACCGAAGTTAATGACGGTGGAGGATGACAACTCCCCCGTTACCATAAACGAAGAAACCAACGACCTTAGGAGGGTCACTATGAGCACCAAAAACCCTGAACAAATAACACTTCCATTCGAACGGATGGCCAAAGAACCCACTGCGGTTTTCGTGGACATAACTCCGAAAATCGCAGAGGCGATGCTGGAGTTCAATACGAACAACCGATCGTTGCGTCGTCACCGAGTATCCGTGCTGGCAACAGAGATGTCGCGCAAGCAATGGCTCACCACTGGTGAGGCAATCAAGTTTGATGTCAAGGGGCGACTGTTGGACGGTCAGCATCGACTTGAGGGATGTATTGCTGCGAAGCTGACGCTGAAGCAACAGCTCATAGTTACTGGCCTTCCAGAAAAGTCATTCGCAGTTCTTGATACAGGAATGAAGCGAACACCGAAAGACACTCTTGCTGTCGCTGGCATCGCAAATGGTTCCTCGATTGCTCCAGTTGCTCGCTTGCTACAACTCATTGAAGCTGGACTTGATCCATACGATACTTCCAGTGGGAAACTTGTAACTCGCCAAGACGTAGTGCGTTTCGCACAAGAGAACATCGTCGAGCTTGATTGGGCAACTCGTTTGTCTCGCACCGTCTACTCCGGAGCAGGAATCGGAAACATGACTGCATTGATTTCAGTGGCAATGTCAGCGATTGCCAAAGGCCACGATCGAAGCAGAGTGGAAGAGTTCTTTTCCTCACTCGCAAGTGGCGAACGACTCGCAGCAACTTCACCGATTCTCGCACTTCGCACTTGGATGATCAAGAGTGGTCGCGATGTTCAGCGCAACGCAGCACCAACTCACTACTGCAACTACGTCGTAGCATTCAACTCGTGGATCGCTGGGAAAGTGGTGCGTCGTCACTCGTTCATCACACGCGAGCAAGGAGTTCCCGAGCTCACTTCGGTGTAGATGCGCCGAAGGATTCTGGTCCGTAAGGATTGGTAACAACAACACACCTAACGCCTAAAGGAGGCACAATGGGTTACTACGTCAATACCGAAGACATCAACATAACTGTCCCCAAGGACTTGCTCGAGCCTGCCTATCAAGCAGTCATCGAGATGAACAAAAACGATGACCTCAAGCGCGGCGGTTCGTATGGACCTGGCGACAAGCGCGAGTTCTGGTTCTCGTGGATGCCACAGGACTTGTCCACACTCACCGATCTGCAGGACGTTCTAACGTCGCTTGGGTTTGAGGACACTGACTACAACGAAGCAGGCGACCTCGTGCTTGGGCACTACAACAACAAGTCCGGACAAGAGGATCTTTTCCTTGATGTCATCGCACCATTCGTTCAGAGTGGTTCGTATGCAATCTGGAAGGGCGAAGACGGCGAGTTCTACAAGTGGGATTTCAGTGATGGCAAGATGCTCGTCATTCCCGGCGAAGTAGAAATTACTTGGCACACTGAGAGTGGATACTCAGCACTCGATTCCTGGAAGCGATCGCAGGAAATGATGGCAGAGCTCACACGTGCCATGAGCGAAAAGAAGGCAGAGGATTCCAATGCCTAACTGGTGCAACAACAACATGAGTATTCATGGGCCAGAGGCTCAGGTTCGCGCGATAGTGGATTCAGTTCGACCGGGCGACGACAACAAAGAGCTCGGTCTCTCCACCTTTATGCCACAGCCAAAGGATGAGTCCGGTGAGCTGATCGGTGGAGTCTCATGGCAATACGACACATGGGGAACCAAGTGGGGCGACTGCGACACAGAGATAGCTTACGAAGATTACAACGGAGACAACTCAACAGCAGCACTCAACTACACGACTGCATGGGGACCAATGAGTGGACTCGTCAAAGAAATCTCTCGCCTGCACCCAGACGTATTGATTGACATTGAGTATGAGGAACCGGGAATGAACTTCTTCGGTGTTGAGCAATACAAGGCCGGCGAAGTTACGCACGATAAACACCATGAGTATGACTTCGGATCCGGAAAGATCACACTCGAGGACGGTTGGGAAATGAACTTTGATACCGACCTTGACGATCCCGATCAGGACCCGTTCGGCACCCTCAATGACGCAATCTATGCAGCCATGGAGCACCTATGGACGAACAAGGCCCTGACCGGAGCCGACGCGCCGAAGGATTCCAGCGAGTAATACTGATAAGGCAATACAACTACTACACCAACAAGGAGCGACATGACCACATCAACCACAACCGCACTCCCCGAGTGCTGGCAGACCGTCGAGGAGTGCCTCAACGCAGGCATTGACCGACTCATTCTGTTCGGGCCTCCGGGGCTCGGCAAGACCTACGCTGGACTCGCCTACGGCGATGTTCAGGCAGGAGCCTTCCGTCTTATTTGCACGGAAGACATGACAACCGCTGACGTTACTGGATGCTTCGTACCAAATGAAAAGGGTACGTTCACTTGGAACTACGGTTCGGCACTCAAAGCTTGGCAAGGCAATGGCAAAGTCGGTGGTCGTCTCGTAGTGGACGAAATCGACAAAGCTGGTGGCGATGTCGCTGCGACCTTGCTCGCCATGCTGGACACTCCAGAGTCAGCATCGTGGACTCACCCGACAACTGGTGAGGTAGTTCGTCCGCTCGCTGGGTTCAGCGCAGTGATGACGACCAACCTTGAGCAGATGGAAGAGTTGCCAACAGCACTCGCCGATCGATTCCCGGTTCGTGTGCGAATCAACGCACCACATCCCGATGCTCTCAAGCGACTCTCGCCTGACTTGCACAAGTATGCAGTGCGTATGGCCGATGCTGGTGAGCGACGCATTTCGTTGCGAGCGTTCTACGACTTCGATCGACTTCGTACTGAACTCGGCGACAAGAAAGCAGCGAGCATCATTTTCCGTGATCGCTCAAGCGACTTGCTTGATGCCATCGCAGTGGACGGAGTCTCGGTATGACCAAGACCAAAGAACGCACTCGCTCACCACAACCCGAGATGATCGGTCGTGGTGATCACGAACACGGTCGCTGGACAGTCGGCGACTCACCAGCGGCCCGAGGGATTCCTCACACTGACTTGCACAACCGAAAGATGGTCGCACCTCACGGTGAGGACGAACTTGATCGTGTTATTCGTGGACACGAAATGATGCATGCCAAAGTGTCGCCAACTCCCGGCGAAATGATGGCATGGGTTGGTCGTGAGATAGCAACGCAAGGTTCGCTTGTCGCAGTTGAGGAAGCTCGCGTCAACACTTTGTGCACCCAAGTCGGAATTCCGGTGGACAAGTATCTGACTGACGGAACCGAAAAGGCAGGTGGAAAGAAACTTGCTGAGCAGGGCGATCTTCGAGGACTAGTTCACGGAGCAGTCGCTTGTGCAGGAACCATTGGTGGCAACGAGTTCATCAAGGGCGTCAAGTCCGAGAACAAGGCTCTTGCCAAAGTGCTTGCCAGCATTCAAAAGCAAGTGATGAAGCACCTCAACGGTGTGTACAAGGGCCAGCTCGCCGAGACAGCAAAAGATGGCGAACTAAGCAATGGATTCAGCCACGTTGAACGCATCGCCGAATGGGTTGATCAACTCATCGGCGAAATGGAAGACGAGCAGAAGCGTCTTGAGGAAGAGGCCAAGAGCAAGAGCGATGACGATTCTCGCGGCGACACAACCGATGATGAGTCAAGCGATGATGAGTCAGAGGAAACTGAAGCACCCAAGAAGCCGACCTCGAAAAAGCCCGAGTCAAAACCAGAACCGAGCGATCCGACAAAGAAGCGACGTGGGCCAACCAGCCACAAGATTCCAGCATGGGGCAAACTTCGTGTTGAGCGACTGCCGATGCCCGATGCTACTCGCGGCAACCTCGGTCGCAAGCGAGTCGCAAGCGACACTGGCAAGAACCCTCGCCGAATGCACCGATACCTCACCGACCGAAAGGTGTTTGATCGCACCAGTCGCGGTATGGGTGGAGTGGTGTTGATCGACGCAAGCGGTTCTATGCAGTTTGGACACAACGACATTCGTGAGATCGTTGAGTCAGCACCGGGTTGCACCGTTGCGATGTACACGTGGACCAGTGAGAGCAAACCAAACTTGTGGATACTCGCTGAACGTGGTCGTATCTGCAAGGCCAGCGAGATGCCACAACATCGTTGCGGAAATGTCGTGGACCTACCAGCACTCAAATGGGCAGTCTCAAAGCGTCAGCGATCGACTGCACCAGTTATTTGGGTGAGCGATGGTGGGGTTACTGGCGAGAACGACAATGCTCACCCTGCACTCTCTCGCCAAGTGGTGCGATTCATTCAGCACCAGCGAGTGATAACAGTTCCCGATGTGAAGCGAGCGAAAGATTTGCTCGCCAAGCTCAGGAGCGGAGCGACTGCGACAGTGGAGATACCAGAGTATCTCCGATATCGCGCTTCGTGATCATGGGCCTGCCGGTGTTTGGGTCGCTCCTTCATCGGCAGGCTCGCCATGCGTCAACGAATGACGTAGGGATAGGTTCTACTATCAAAGTCTCGAAAGGACAAACATGACAACAGTACGACAGCTAATAGATTCATTAATGAAGTGTGAGGACTTGGACTCCCCAGTCATCTACGAGTACTACCTGAAGGATCACTTCGAGCACACTGGTGTTGATGACGAACAATGGGCCGCAGTCGTGGACCAGCTTGACAACATCCTCACCGACGACGATGCTTACTCAATGGTCGTCGAAGCGATCAAGGGCGCACAGCTGAAGCCGGCCATGGTGGTCTACGATCTCGTGGACGACACAAAGTCAAAGGAGACACAATGACATTCGGAGATCCAGGAAGAGCCGGTAAGCGACTTGGCACAGGCGTACAGAGAGTCGATACCAATACGACGGTATACCTCGCCAGCGATGACGTGGTCGAACTTATAGAGCGAGTGGATGGCTATCTAGGTGATACGACGTGGAGAATAGTCACGCTGGATCGAACTAACGACGGACAGTTCTACGCGTTCCTAACGCGGTTCTAGTCCCTGTTACGCAACCACATGCGCCAGGCAACAGCAATCAGGCCGAGACCGGCTGAGTCTCTCCATTCGAGAGTCCAAGTTATTGCCCCGGCGTTATTGAGTATGCGCGTAGCAGCCCAGATCATGAAAGCATGGGCAATTGCAGTAGTTGCAAAAGCAAAAAGTATTGCCACGTATCGTGAGCGCCGCTTCGAGTTTTCATTCAGTTCTGGCATAGAACAAACATGGCTCCTTGTGGTGCGTAAAAGAATATCAACCTGGTTCAGGGTATCATTTATTGACGGTGGAGGAAGACTTGTGGAATACGAAAACGATGTGTTCAAGAAGTTCGATGAGGCAGTAAACGACTCGAACCAGAACGATGACGATCCCACCATGCTGTTCATCGCCACCGACGGTCGCCGAGTCTATAAGGCTTTTACCGGGTCTGAATCAGCTGTCGGTCAGGAATCACCGGTGTTCTCCAGGGGATTTGACGACGATGTGTTTATCGGAATCTGGTCTCACCAGTGGTTAAAGAACATCATTGAAGGTCTCGAACGTAAGCCAGATCCAAACGACGGCTGGTCCGAATTAATGGAGCAGATGGTTGTGGCTATTGCAGAGTATGCCGATCAAGAGTCACCCCCCGCGGCCAGGAGCTGTTGAGCCGCGCCACCACACCGACCGACTTCGTGCTTCAACCGACCCACGGGGGGCACACAGATTGTCCCACAGCAAACCCAAACCCGGCGAAAGAAACTGGGTGTTTCCAGGCAAACGACGGTCTCAAAGTCATATTTTTAATGACGGTGGAGGATGACCCGGCAAAACGGTATTGTGACTCTGCGACACATGACTCTAAGTCATTGAAAAAAGATGCGTAATCGCAGCGTTAGGTGCTTGCATCCCATCAATGCGACCGCTAGGTTCTTCCTCGATAACGAAGTGGCGCCACAACCACTAGCTAAACTCGTCCCCACTTAGGGTGGGTTGGCCGGGCCCTTGCAAAAAACCGGTAATCGCCGGGTAAAGGTTCCCCCAAACCCCCTCCAAAGAGATTCCAGTATGATGGTTTTTCAGATTGGTTTCTCGTTGTTTGAAGGATGTGATTGACGGTGGTGGATGAAAATCAGGAGGATTCAATGAACACCTTGTTCCACGAGGTAAAACCGATCAAAGGTAAAAGATCGGCTAGATCGAATGCCAGGAAATCTGCCTCAAAACAAGTTGATTCACAAGATGTGGAGAAACTGTTTGAATTTTGGCGCGCCACACTCGGCAAGAAGGCCTTGCTTTCTGACGAACGCCGGGCTATTCTTGCGTGGGCAATACTGAACTACGGGATGGAGACGTGCGAAATGGCCGTAAAGGGCTGCTCTTTGAGCGATTGGCATATGGGTCGAAACCCCAACAATGTTCGCTATGACTCGATAGAACTGATCTTCCGGAACTCAGAAAAAGTCGAATGGTTTGTGGAGAAGTTCCAGTCGGTTTCGCCGGGCGAAAGCAATGGAGAGCCCTTTTGATTGACGGTGGCCGATGACGACGAGAGATACTCACGATGTACTCGAGGCAAAAAGACTTGATGTGTACGATCGGCACCTGGAAATAGCAAGGTGGCACGGTGCCCTTCAGGCCAAGTTTGAGATTGAAACCTTTGGACACACCCTGTATGTCCCCCTCAATAGTTTGACGGTGGCCGATGACCAAGGATGAACTAACGGAACTGGTTCGCCGGGTACATGCGGCGCATAACAAGCCACTTATGAAAGCCGATGAGAAGCACACCTTTCAAGCTTGGTGGGACATCTTGGGTCATTTGGACGAAGCAGTTGTCTGGAGTGCTTATGTGTCTGGTGCGGCCACGAGGAAGTGGTTGCCGGCACCTGGTGAAATATTGTCGACGGTGGTGGATGAGATGCTCGGTGGTTTCCCCACCCCTTTACAGGCATGGGCACAGTTCCAAGATCAAGTGCGCGCGGCGAACTCTGGGCTACAACCACGAAGCACACCCCACTCCACGGTCATAGAGACAGCCAAGAGGCTGGGAGACGAGGCTTACAGGCTCACAGAGAGGGACAGACAGGCCTTCATAGCCGAATGGGAAGCTGTACGTGACGAGATGATTAGGGGGCATGCCGAGAAACTCACCCCCAAAAAACCGACGGTGGTGGATGGGGATAACACCTAGCCGGCGGCGCGAAATAACCAAACACTGGACTAAGTCAAATCTTGTCGAAACACTCGTTCACCACAGGTGATACCAGAGTGATACCACGACACCATGGTGTCACCCCAATAGCAAGGTAGTCCCTCGTGGCCCAAGCACCACTGACGGTGGTGTATGACTGGTGTATGTAGAGATCCAGCTACGGATCCCTCTCACCCCCTGTTGTTGATACTTGTACTACCACGGTAATACTCGGGTCATACCCGGCAATACAGTAAAGATCGACGGTGGTGGAAGTTACCGGTAGGTAACGACAGTCGTGATTTGGACTCAGTCCAGAACACACAGGGTTATCCACAGGCTGTGTGTACCAGTTTGAACCAGTTCCTCACCGGTTCCGTACCGGTTACCCCAGATTTATACCCGGCAATAGCCAGACTTGCTTTTCATACCCGGCAAAACGGTATTGTAGCCCGACGACAAAATTTCGAGAAAATGAAAAGACCCGGCGAAAAAAAGGTTTCCTGAGTCCCTTCTCTGCTCGGCAGGTTCGGAGACAAAAGATATCTATGCTAGGTTCAAGTCATGAACGATATTCTTGTCAAACTGCGAGAGCGAGAGTGCTCTACGTGTGCTTGGTTTGACCGAGGCCTGTTTGAAGGCGATGATGCTGATGCTGGACCTGGCTACTGTCGCAGGTATCCACCCGTGCTGTACGTGGTAGAGGGTCGAGGAAACAACCCAGTGAAGCAAGCACAGCCAGTAGTAAGTCCTTGGGAGTGGTGTGGTGAGTGGACGAAAGCCTAGGGGTCGTAAGCCTAAGCGAGCATCCGGTAAGTGGTCTACCGTTACCCTTCGTCTGACTGCTGAGGAAAAGAACCTTCTCGTGGAACGATCCGAGAACTGGGGTGTCTCTATGACTGAGTACCTTATGCTCCTTATGAGGCGTGATGGGTCGTAGACCTGAGTTCCCTAAGTATCCAGACAGGGTGTACTCCCTTACTATGCGTTGTGTAGGGCGTTTGAAGCAAGACATCTTTAGAGCCGCCGCCGCCCAAGGCGTGAGTATGAACCAATGGGTACTTATGGCTATCCGTCGCATGTTGGATTCTGCTGAGGACATCCCACCGCCGTCACCTGGTCAGTATTCCTACCCCACCCCTGAGACAGAGCTTCAAGCCCTGATTAACCGTGACCCTGTACTTATGCCGTGTGGGAAAAAGAAAGGCAAGTGTAAGTCAAATGTGATCGACCACGACGGTATCGGTATCTGTCTGACCTGTAATCTGAGAGCGTATTAGTCCTCGTAGCTCAGATGGATAGAGCACCGGTTTCCTAAACCGTAGGCCGTAGGTTCAATTCCTACCGAGGACGCAAGGCTCCTGTAGCTCAGCCGGATAGAGCAACTGACTTCTAATCAGTAGGTCGCAGGTTCGATTCCTGCCGGGAGCGCGTGATGTACTCTTGGCTTGCTATGGCAAGTAGCTCAGTTGGCAGAGCAAGGGACTGTTAATCCCTGGGTCGTAGGTTCGAGCCCTACCTTGCCAGCGTTTGCCCCTTTAGCTCAGTGGTAGAGCTCCCGCCTTGTAAGCGGGTGGTCCTCGGTTCAATCCCGAGAGGGGGCTCTGTTCTTAGTCTCCCCAGAGTTGTGCGAGGGTCGGCTTCGTTGGCTTGATACCCAATTCTTTTTGCTTGGCCGCCAACTGTCTTGAGGTCAATCCTGCCCAAACGCCATGTATATCTGCTGTCGGATATTGAAGTGCATATGCCAGACATGGGGTCTTAACCGGACAACTTCGGCAAAGTGCTCTTGCTTCGGCGATATAAGTGATGTCCTTGTGTTCTTTGGGAAACATGAGGCTTGTCTTGCCTTTACAAGCTGCTCGTTTCATCCATAGGTTTCCTGTTTTTGATTGCATATCAGCAACCCGCGCATAGTCAATCTCATTGGTCTTATCAGATGATGACTTTTGCTTTTTGGATGCCATATGGTCAAATAACATACATGGTGTTTGACCACCATGTTGGCACCTACCTACGAGACTTGATTTGCTTCTTTGCTGGCTTGCGAGTCTTTCGTGGTTGCTTCTCTGGGGCTTCCTGAACGAACACTTGATATGGCGCCGCGGTTCCAGGGTCGTAACGCCCAGCTACGGCTATTGCCTTTAGTGCTGCTTGTTTGGCTGTTCTCAACCCCACCTTGCCACCTGTTGGTATCGCTGTGGCTAGTGACCCAAGCGCAAACTGAGCTCCAGAGCCAATGGCATATACACCGAACGAGTCATTAAGCCATGAGTAATCCCCGTCAATAACGTATATCGCTCCATTTATGGCCGCCATTACGACAGATCCGTGCTCGCATTGATGCTCTGAGTTCTCGGTTATAGGACTTGAGTATCCCTCTGTATCGAAACATTGCCTCATGGCAGGGACGAACTTAGTGGTTATGAAGTGGTCAAGCTTTCTGCCCTTCATTGTTAGTGGTGGGGCGGGCGGGTTGAAAGCGTGGGTCAGAATGTTTATTGCTCGGACATCGCCAGCAACACCCATTAGCCATCGTCCGTTTTGGGCAATCTTGAAGCCCATTTCCTTCAAGCTCATTGCTTGTGTAGCTTTACCCTCTGCATCGACTTCGGTGACGCGAGAGTCAGCACATATCACAGCAAATGAATCACCTTGTATCCCGATGATTGTCGTCACGGTTTAATTGCTCCAATTTCTGACGACTTTCTTACCCTCTTCTGTTGAGCCGTAAAGCCACTGACCTTGGTCATTTATCCCCACTATCTCAACGAAACCCATATCTATGAGTTCATTGAGGGCTTGGATTACCTCATCATTTTCAGGATTGCTTGACTCGTAGGTGCTCATGCCACGTACTCCTTGCCATTGCGCATTGCCCATCCCCCATAAATTGGTACACACTCGTAAGTAAACTTTGCTGTCCCAGCCTTTTCGTAGGTGACTATACCTAATCCCTGTTGCCAGTTTTCGTGTCGAGTAAGCGGTCGTCCATCGAGGTCTACACCCCCTCGCGTAGATGGAATCGCGCCATCAATTCGGGCAAGACAGCCAGGACTGGCGGCCATGATTGTTCGTGGGCCGTCATAGTCCTCACGAGTCTTGTAGGCAGTCTCAATTCTGTGAATGTGTCCGTATATCACCGAAGTCTTTTCTTGGTTGAGATATACGTGGGCAGTCGAGCCATTGGACTTGACCCGATCGCCGTGGATGACCCTGAGTTTCTCATTGAGCCAATAATCAGCGGCTGGATAACCAGGCTTGTAGACAATGTTGTACTCGTCCATCCTGACAAGAAAAGGTACCGACAACACCGGCCACGACTCTGGCTGGTTTGCTCGCTTCAAGCCGTATGCCGCCATTGCATTGGTGGCAATGTATTTGGGCATGCGCTCTTCGTGGTTTCCTGCCAACCATGTGATATCTGCATCTGGTGCTGCTTTGCGCAACTGAGCACAGAATAGCGAGGCGCGATCAATAGCGGCCTGTGTGGTCTGCTGATATGTCGGATAGGTCAAGTACTTGCCCATTTCCGGTAGGTCAAGGTTGTCGCCAACCAACACCAACTCATCTGGTTTCATGTCAGATATCATCTCTAGGGCTACAGCCATGGCTGCTTCATCATGGGTTGGCTCAAGGGTGCCCTCTGGACCACGGTAAAACCCGATCTGTATATCAGGCACAATTACGGCTGTTCTGAAGCCTGTGCCCTTTCGGACTTTTGTCGTCGGTTTTGGCGTCGCATAAACTGGACCAGGGGTGATGACAGGCCACTTCGGACCGTTATCCCACGAGGGAACGAACTGAACAGCGGTAAGGTCAACGATTTGTGGATCGCCCTCTTCGCTCTTTACTACTGTTTGGTAGAAAGATACTTTTTTGAGGTCGCCAACTTCTGCTGGGTCAATGCCGCGCTTCTCAAACATTTCGGCAATGGCCGCCACATTCTTGTTGCGAATGGCCTTATTCTCTGCCTCTTTGGTTTCGGCAGAAAGAAGTTCAGCGACCTTGCTGGTCTTGCTGGGTTTTACTTTGTCTTTGTTCGGCATTGGCACGACTCCGATTGGGTATAGCACTTACGCTTTTCGCTAAGGAAAATCCTGTTGATTTTGTGTCCTTCGGCGCTGAGAATTCTGGCTATCCGGCTGGTCGGAAGATTGCTGTTTAGCGCAACATCAAGCGCTTCGCGTTCTTCCTTACCAAGGGATTCCAGCAGGCTTAAAAACCTGCAGGTTTCCTGCTCATTTATTGCCCCAAGCAGGATTTCAGCCAGGGATTGTGCTTTTTCTTGTCTTGACATATACAAGCCCCTTGCGTGTGGTTATTCGTTGTTTCCGCTTGTGATAAACAATAACACAACAAATGACTAAACATGGTTACCCAACCTGTCCCTCTAGCCAAGAGCCAAAAACATCATCGTTTCTAGGTATTACCCAGATTTGCATAAGTTCAATATCTTCTGGATCTCCAGCATTGGTCCAACACAAAACAACAGGACTGGTAGCAACACAGGATCCGACGTTGCAGTCAAGGCCGTATCTGCCAATAAATTCTTTTACAATGCACCCAAGACGAGGATGCCTACATGGTTGGGTCGGATCAGATTCGTTTGGACAGTGGGTGCTTGTGACTCGAAGTTCGGCTCCTATTATTTGGAGCGTGATGTAATGACCGTCATCGTGCCAATCCATGCTCATCTGGGGAGAAAGACTCATGGGGCGATATTAGTCGGCCAGCTTCTCAACTTTCTTTGGCTTAACCATTAGGTCATGGGTTCTCAGGGGGTGCCCATAAGGAAGTCTGGTGCGCCTTTTGCCTGCTTTGGTTCCAGGGATAATCTCAACTTGTCCAGTGAGTGGGTTGAGACGCTCTCGTTGCTGTGCGCCACGGCTGACCTTTTTGTTTTTCTTGCCCATAATCAACTACTTTTGCGACGGCGCTTTATTGGGGCAGTTTCCCGCATGAATGCTGCTTCAGCATGGCTGGCCAAGTGACCGAATAGAACCTCATCGTGTTGCTCAATTTTGTTTTCTAAACGGATGATGTGCTCCCCAAGGTTTCCTTCAACTCTGTCCAAAGATCGACCAAGGCTTGTTCCTATTGACTCCATGCGATCAACAAGGGCACTGTGTTCTTTGGCATTTTGTTCCCACTTCTCATCGCTGTTACGAGTGCGCTTTTCTATGACTGCTACTGCCAATGCTGTGAGAGCCGTAATGATTGCAACTGCAATTTCCATCACAACCCAATGCCGAGAAGCTGAAGGACTTTTGCACCTGCCTTAGGACCTGCTGGAAGATTGTTTGCGGCCTTGAATGCAACAACAGCAGCCGATGTTTCATCGTCAAATTGACCATCAATCTTTCCCTTAAAGAATCCCCGCTCTGCAAGTTCTTCCTGCAACTTGGTTACTCGTGGACCACTGTCGCCTGGATCAAGGTCACCACCATCGTCCTTTGTTGCATTAACTGCATCTGCTGACTTTGTTCCCGGCGTTGCACCCATTGCAGGTTTTGCAATACTGTTTTTTGTCATCCAGTCGGAAACAGCTGCTGGTGGGTTGTCACCCTCTGTATACCTTAGATGCCATGGTTCTTCGGGAACAACTTCCCAGCTAAAACCAAACTTGCGAACATTTGAGATTAGCCACTTGAGTCGCTTCGGCTCGGCTGCGGTATGAACATCGACTGCCAAACCGGTGTTGTGCTGACTAGTCCCAGGTGCCGCAAGCGAGGCAAGTTTCGGGTCTTTCTTGTACCACTTTTTTCCTTCAAATGTGCGGGTTTGATTTGCATTTGGTTCTGTTGTGTAGCGTTGCTTAAACACAGTGAGTTGTGATTCATATGTTCGATATGTGTCGCCAGCTGATACTGGTTTGAGTTCTATACCATCTGCTTTTGCTGCCTCAACCATTGCTGCCCATGCGGCTGCAGTGAGCCAGTGGAGCTTTCCGCCACCGACTGCTGGACGCAAAAGGGAGTCGGGCAATTTGCCCGGAGTAACACCTTTGAGATCTGCTGGTTGCTTTACTGGAACGACGATATCCCATTCGACTTTAGACATTGGTTACTTCCTCTGTTGCTTCAGGTTTCTTTTTTTCCACCTTGCTAAACACTGCATCAATTTCATCAATGCTAAGTTTTCCATCGTCAAGGAAGGCGCGAGATAGACCCTCAACCACGGTGGCTACGCCACCAATGCCTGCCATAAAAATGGCTTTCCATAACGGAATTCCAGCAATTGCTCCTGCGCCAACTACGCCGAGACCACTAGCAGCGAAAGTGGCGACAATCCGCAAAATAATGTTTTTGATTTGTTCCATGTCATTCGGGCTCTTTCATGTGTAACCACATCGCAGCGCCAAAAGCCACCACGGTGCTAATTCCAGCTATTACTTGAATCGGTCCAGACAAGGTCAGGTAAACCACCAGCGAACCGGCGAGCGTAAAACCAAGATTCATAACCCCGTATACGAATTTCTTACCAAACGATTTCTTATCCAAGACGCGAACCCCTCCGACGTACTTAAATACACTAATATTGCGAATCCATTCTACCCCATCGCCTGCTATTTCTCCGTTTGCTTCTTCCTCCTCTTCCTTGCGAGCAGCATCATTGGTTCCTGACGGCCCACCCGAATTTGGGCCACCAGAGGGGCTTCCAGAGCCACCAGAAGGCCCACCAAGTGCCCCCGTGGCTGTCGCACCTGCCACAGCAGTGGTGAGAGCCGCTACGGCAACCACAGTTCGCCTCTCGCCAACCGTGATGGTTTGACCAAGCATTTTGTAGCCGTCAAAAGCACCCTGAAACAGGTCAACCACTTCCTCAAAGACTTCTCTAATTTCTGAGGGTGCTTCTTGTACAGCATCAACAATTGCTTCGGCAACATCTTCTGTTAATTGCTCGGCCTCAACCTGGTCAAACACTTGCTCTGCTTGATCGGTTGAAACCGACTCAAGGACGGCCGCATTAGATGCAAGTGTTTCTGCAACATCTTCGGTGATTCCACCGGCTATTACTGCCTCCACAACAGCGACAATCTGTTCTTTGGCTTCATCGGTTAGTTCGTCAACATTGGCTGTGTCGGCAATTTCATCGATAAGCTCATTGACAAATTCGGCTACCTCTTCTTCGGCCAATTCGTCAATCACTCCCGAAACAAAATCCTCTGTTTCTTCGCTGGACAAATCCTCAATTATGTCGAACACCACATCCGCTGCCTGATCGGCAGGAAGTTCCTCAATAATGTCTTGTACTGCATTTACCAATTCGTCGTTGGAGTAATTGTCTAAGTCTTCAATAATTTCATTTACTTGTTCAACCACTTCGGCTGGTAAAGTTTCTTGTGGCGATTCTTCTGATTGTTCTTGGTCTTGTGGCTGTTCTTGTTCTTGCTGGGTTGAGTCTTCTGTATCTGGCTCTACAGATTCATCGGGTTGAAGGTTCGGATCTGTTTGAGGATCAGAATCCTGTCCATCTTGGCCCTCCTCAGGCAGGTTTGGATCGACTTCGTCGGGATTAGAATCGTCTGGTGAAACTGGTTCTTGATTTTCTGGAATTGTTGTTTGCGATGATTCATCTTCTGGTTGTGTTTCTACTGGAGGCGTCGTGGTCGTGGATTCTTCTTCTGCTGGGGTCGTGGTCCCTGGTCCTGTGGTGTTATCGGGCTGCCCGCCATCGGTATCCTGGGGAACAGTCGTTGAAGTTTCTTGAGGAACAGTCGTTGAAGTAGTTGTTGTAGTTGAAGTGGTGGTTGTGGTTGTTGGCGGGGTTCCAATCACTATTGAAACATCATTTGTTCTGTCGGAATACAAACCCAGAGTGTCATTATCTGACCGGACAGAAAAGCGCCAAGTTGAACCAGCAGGAACATTAAATCCATTAAAATATGATTGAGCAAATGTATATTCAGTATTAAGTGCATTTGCATCGCCAACATTGCCAGTTGCAACACCCCAGCCAGCTAGGTTGCCAGTTGTAAAAAAGATTGCATAACGTTCTGGTTGTCGTGTCCCACAGTTTGGGGCATCCCAATCCAAAACGATGTTGTTGCCGGATTCGGCAACGACCAGATTCCGTGGTGAACATATTGTGGGTACTGTGATTGTGTCTCCAGTGGACACGTATCCAGAACCAGAATAATTAGTGGTATTTGATGATGTAGCGCCAAAGGTATTGTTTGTCGATGCTGACCAAGAGTTGGCACTTACACCGTTGTTCACGACTGCGCCGTTATTGAAACTATTGGCAAATTGAATTGCTACGTTATTGCCATTGAAACTGCTTCCCGAAACAGTTTGATTACCTGCACCTGGCGTCCAAGATGTTGGAATCCAAGACGAGAAATACACTGCCGCCCCAGTGTTATTGGTGAATGTTGAGTTTATAACTTGCTGACGATTGAGACCGTTAAGAACTGCACCGTAAGTATTGCCAGTAAATTGACTGTTCTGAATTTTGGTGAAGCGCTCAGTGCGAATGCCATAGGTATTAGATGTGAACACCGAATCATTGATATAAATACGGTTGCTGTAGTCTGTATCCACAAGGCTGAGCGATGACGGTGTATTGCCGTGGTCAGACGTAATTACATACCCATTATTTGCGAACTGAGAGTTATTGAATGTTGTGACTCCACCATTGCCTTGATAAAAAGCCCATGACGAATGATTGGAAATCTTTATGCGATTAAACGTCATCGTGCCGCTGGAGTTATAGATGAGACCGCCGTTCCATGAAACGTTCTTCCCCTGCTTGAATGTCATATCTGCAATGACGATTGTTCGGGAGCCACTGTTATAAATAGCGCGATAAAGATTATTGCCATCAATAATCGTGGTATTCATGCCCGTTCCAGCAATCGTTACGCCCTGGGTTATGGCTGGCAAGTCAGAAGTGAGAGTAATTGTTCCTTGTGTTGTTATTTCAATGGCATCATACATTTCCCCAGACTGAGCATTCGCTTGAGTAATTGCCCATCTGAGAGTTCCACTCGTGTTGGTATCGGCAAGCGATGTCACTATTAGGGCATTTGGTGCAGCTGTAACTGTCACCACGAACGAAACGGTAATGGTGGTTCCGTCGGCATCTGTCGCATTTAGCGTGATGGTCGACGAACCACCACTTCCGTAGGCAGGCGTTATTGAAACCTGACCCTGGGTGGCGCTACTCATAGCAACTGAAATAGCATTGTTTGGAACTACCGAAGTATCGCTAGATGATGTCGTGAAAGTCCATTGACTAGACGTAGTTGAGTCATCATTCAATACAAATGGAACAGTTCCCGTAGTGGTTGCTTGAATTGTTGTCGCCTGTGGAGCAGTGGGCATTGTGGGGGCAATATTTACCCTGTTCAGTGCCTCATAGGTAATATTCCTGACTTGCTGGAGGTTGTTTGCTCCACCGGTGGCGGCAGTGAAACCCCAGTAGGCATTTCCAGTAGTGAATAGTGAACCTAGATCAATGGTTACGGCATCGTAAACAAGTTCGCCAGAGTCGGATAAATCCCCATCTGCGTTCTTGTCAAGGAACACGCTGAGTTCTTCTGTTTCCGAATCCCAGAACAGTTTGAAATATCTCCACTGATTGTCTTCAATATTGGACAGTTCTACTGGTGCATACACACCAGACTGCGAACCATCTGCACCAGCAGGCCATTGAGTGCCCGCATAGTGATTGGTGTTGCCGTTGTACATCAGGCCGATATGGTCGGAAGTCGGATCGCTGTTTTGCCAAGTGTCAAACTCAAGAGCAAATGAAGGGGTTATTCCTGCATACCCCAACCCCCCACCCGTGCTTCCAGCAGCAACCGAGTTTGGTTGCATAACGAATGCAAGACCATCGGCTCCACCGTCGTTTGAACCAAGATAAACCTCAGCCAGAACGCAGAAATCGTCTGATGTGTCAAACCTGGCTTTATTCCATATTGCACCGAACTGATTCCCAGAAGCTTGGGTTAGGCGGAAAGTGTCAGGAGAGGAACTTGCCAAGACCCCCGACCCACCATAGGCATAGTTGCTTGCAGTTGTTGACGTCGCGCAAGCAGAGCCATCAAGTGGTGCGGGGGGAACGGTGGTCGTTGTGGTTGTGGTGGTCGTAGTGGAGCTCGTTGTGGTGGTTGTGGTAGTTGCAGAATTAATTTCAACAGCATTCAGACCAACACACGGAGATGCCCCAGCGCCAGCAGAGCAGGCTTGCCAGCCGAGCGATGAAGACCATCCGGTTGCGGCATTTCCAGTTTTTGAACTGAATTCTGTGTTTGAAAGCAATTCAACCCCATCAAGCTTTAGGGATGCTGACTCGACTTGGGTTCCGTAACTTCCTGCCCAAAACTCTCCGTCGCGTCCAATTACGGATAAACGAACACTTGCCACGCTTGACCAACCAGCCCCTACGCCAGCCGCTGTTACAGTTAGCGAGTAGTTGTTAAATGTCCCACCGTCTGTCAGGCTGAGGTATCCGGTGCTGTGTGAGTAGATTCCACCACCGCCCTGCCCGTAGAGGTTGATGGCTATGGCAAGTACATCCGAGGATGCTTTCCAGTCTTGAACCTCGGCAGCCGAAACAGTGGCTGTAAGTGTTGATGCGGTTGACCAATCGGTAGGGACACTCACCTCTTGGTATACGGAAGCCTCCGAATACGCAAAAATCAGTTTGTTTCCATCGGCTGCTTCTGCCACGGGGAGCACAAAGCGTGGAGAAGCAATGAACAAAGCCAGGAATGACAGTGCTGATACAATAGGAAATAGCCGACTTCGACGGAATTTCAAGACTTGCCCCTCTCTGAATTCCAGTGGAAAATTGTAACATCGCAGTCGTCTTTGGGGTGAAGGAAAATAATGTAAGGTCTTCTGCGGAGGAAACATGGCCGGTGCAGGTGTAAGAGTTTTTCAACCAGGTGAGGTGCTTACTGCCGCACTGGTAAACACGTATCTCCAAGATCAAGTCGTATGTCGTTTTGATGATGTCTCAGACAGAGATAGTTCATTTGGTGGCGCTGGACAACCGACACTTGAAGAGGGTCGTATTTGTTATTTAGATTCGACCAATGCCCTCCAATATTTTGATGGCACGTCTTGGGTAACCATTACCCCAGAAGCAATTACTGCAGAAATTGATGCAAAGGGCGACCTTGTTGTTGGTACTGCACCAAGCACAATCACAAGACTTCCCGTAGGCGCAAATGGACTGGTCCTTACTGCCGACTCCACGACTGCTACTGGACTTATATGGAGCACAGTCAGTGTTGCCGACAACACTATAACCACGGCAAAAATAGTCAACGGCGCGGTTACCTCTGACAAGCTTGCCGATTTGGTCATTGATCGAAAAACTGCAAACTACACACTGGTCATAGGGGATAAAAATAAGTTAATTGAAATGGATTTGGCTGGCTCAAACACTGTCACTGTCCCAACAAACTCTGGTGCTGGCTCGGTCGCATTTCCAATTGGGACCCAAATTGATATTGTTCAGTTGGGTGCCGGCAAGACTCAAGTTGTAGCGGCAACACCAGGCACAACAAGTATTCGATCCACACCAGGTTCATATCTTCGGGCTCAATATTCATCAGCGACGCTCGTGAAGAGAGCGGCTGAGGAGTGGTACTTGATTGGTGACTTGAGTGCAACATGATTCTTGGAAACTCCGCTAGTGGCGGAAAATACGCCGACGAACCAACTGGAGTAAGTGCTACTGCTGGAAACAGCCAAGCAACAGTCTCATTCTCTCTTCCTGTCTATGATGGCAAGGGCGAGGCAACGTATGTGGTTACGGCAAGTCCGGGTGGAGCAACAGCATCGGGATCTTCATCCCCAATTGTTGTCACTGGTCTATCCAATGGGACGGCATATACATTTACCGTCACAACAGTTACTGGATATGGTGTAAGCAAAACATCCGTTGCATCAAACAGTGTTACCCCTATTGTCCCACCAGTTACCCCACCAGTTACCCCACCAGTTACTCCTGCTCAATGTCCACCGCCTGGTTCACCAGCAAATGAAACAACGGCGACCACATATTGCACCAGGTCACCTGCTACACAATGTGTGTCGGGAAGCCTTTACGGTCCTGGTGGTGCGAATTACGACCCGATCGGTTTCACCTGCAACGGACAAACATCATTCATGTATTACTGCCAAGGATGCGGTCTTGGGGAGGGCGGTTATGAAGGCGGATATTTTGGCGCACTTCGAGACGGCTGTTGTGGCTATACGTCCCCAGTTACGGCTCCAGTCGGCCCAGTTGATCCAGTTGATCCATGCGCAGGGAACACTTGCATCCTTGTTATCAGCTCTGCAGAAAACTGCATTGACGAATGCGGAAACGCCGGCATTCGACTTTATGATGGTTACCTCCCATCAATTTTTGGTTGTCAAGATTTGTGTCCGACAGTTTACGGCCCATGCATTGCGTCGACCAATTGCGGTACACCAACCAATAACGGAGAAGGTGCATCTGGCGGAAATGGATGGAACTGGGTTACGAAAAATACCTATATTCCAACTCAGGGTGGCGTCTGCACGGATACAAGTCTTTACTCTGGTTCTGTCTGGTATGAATACTCCAAGTGCGGATGTTCAAACTACAATCTATTTATTTCATGTATCCCCGCACAAGGTCAGCCAGTTCAGCCACCGGTTGAGCCAGTTCAGCCACCGGTTGAGCCAGTTCAGCCACCGGTTGAGCCAGTTCAGCCACCGGTTGA